CTGCCCCAGTCGGTCCTGCGGGTCCTGTCGGACCTGTAGCCCCATCACTTCCATTCGCACCCGTCGGCCCCGTCGGTCCCGTTGGACCCGTGGCACCATCGTCTCCGTCCGCACCCGTCGCACCCGTGGCACCAGTTGGACCGGTTACCCCAGCCCCGGTGGGTCCAGTTGCTCCTGTCGGCCCAGTAGCTCCAGTGACACCCGCACCGGTCGGACCTGTTGCTCCAGTAGCCCCGGTCGCCCCAGTAACCCCGGCCCCGGTAGGCCCGGTCGCTCCTGTGGCTCCAGTTGCGCCCGTGACTCCCGCACCCGTTGGTCCAGCCGGACCAGTTGCACCAGTGGGACCGGTCACCCCTGTCACCCCCGCACCCGTTGGTCCGGTGGCTCCAGTCGCGCCTGTGGCTCCTGTAGCACCGGTAACCCCGGCGCCGGTCGGGCCTGTCGGGCCAGTGGGACCGGTGACACCAGCTCCCGTCGGCCCAGTAGCACCAGTTGGCCCCGTTGGACCTGTACCGCCGGTTGCACCGGTAACTCCTGCTCCAGTTGGCCCGGTTGGGCCGGTGGATCCGGTCGCTCCAGTAGCACCAGCTCCGGTAGATCCGGCAGGACCCGTTGGTCCTGTCGCGCCTGTAGCTCCAGTCGATCCCGTCACACCAGCTCCGGTCGGACCCGTAGGACCTGTAGGCCCCGTTGCGCCCGTAACCCCTGCTCCGGTCACCCCGGCTGGGCCGGTAGCTCCGGTTGCACCGGTCGCCCCCGTTGCTCCTGTTGTCCCTGATCCGGTTGGTCCAGTTGGGCCGGTCACACCTGTGGATCCTGTTGGCCCTGTAACTCCAGCTCCAGTCGGTCCTGTCGGGCCGGTTGGTCCTGTCGCTCCGGTCGCTCCAGTTGCCCCTGTCACACCTGCCCCAGTTGGACCGGTGGGTCCAGTTGATCCTGTCGGTCCGGTAGTTCCAGACCCTGTCGCTCCGGTTGGTCCTGTCGAACCAGTGGATCCTGTAGCACCAGTTGGTCCTGTTGCACCAGTCGCCCCGACCCCCGTCGCTCCGGTTACTCCAGTGGCGCCTGTCGCGCCCGTAACACCTGACCCAGTCGGCCCTGTTGGACCAGTTGGTCCAGTTGGCCCAGTAGCCCCTGTGACACCAGCTCCAGTAGGTCCTGTCGCCCCGGTCACTCCGGTAGCACCAGTCGGTCCTGTAGTTCCCGAACCGGTTGGGCCCGTGGGCCCAGTAGCGCCAGTAACTCCGGTTGCTCCGGTTGCTCCAGATCCAGATGGGCCTGTCGCACCAGTCGGACCTGTCGAACCTGTTGCACCGGTTGCTCCGGTTGCCCCCGTTACGCCCGCCCCAGTGGGCCCTGTTACACCTGCAGGTCCCGTCGCACCAGTGGCGCCGTCATCCCCTGTGGCTCCCTTTGCCCCTGTGGCTCCGGTTGCCCCGGTAGAACCTGTAGCACCGTCAGCTCCTGTCGGGCCAGCGGGGCCAGTGGCTCCAGTTGACCCATCAGATCCAGTTGCCCCAGCGGGTCCGGTAGGACCTGTACCACCCGTAGCTCCAGTGGCTCCATTGCTACCTGTGACTCCATCAGCCCCGGTCGGTCCCTGAGGACCCGTGACCCCTGTCGCACCAGTCGTTCCTTTTGCACCAGTCGCTCCAGTTGGCCCTGCCGGGCCTGTTGATCCGTCATCTCCGGTTGGACCCGTAACTCCAGCCCCCGTCGGACCGGTAGATCCGGTGGGGCCAGTCGGCCCAGTCGCTCCGGCAGATCCTGTTGGGCCTGTTACCCCTGTACCAGTCGGGCCAGTCGATCCCGTGGGACCTGTTGCGCCAACGGATCCAGTCGCGCCCGTGGCCCCAGTAGCACCGGTCACACCAGCGCCAGTTGGACCTGTCGGCCCTGTTGCTCCAGTTGCCCCAGCGGGTCCAGCCCCACCCGTCGCGCCCGTGGCTCCGGTGGCACCAACACCGGTCGGACCGGTGGACCCGGTGGGACCCGTCGGGCCAGTCGGCCCCTGTTGACCCCGGACTGCAAAACAAAGAATGCAATCGTCGTTGTTCTGAATTGCGTTCCCGCCGTCCAACCAGGTGATCGATGACAGCCTCACATATCCATTAACGCCGCCGACATTCGTCGCGTCGGATCCGATACTGAAAGACTGCCATCGCGTGCTATTCGTTCGATCCTGGATGTAGAGGTAGTTTCCTGCCTTCGCAACCGCAAGAAGGATCGTCCCGAGATCGTTCCCGTCGTTGTCATGCGTGTCGATGTACGCCTGCGTCGCCGACGTCTGCACCGCGTTGTTCAGCCGGAATTTCCCAGGACCAGGATCTCCCTCGGTCGGCGTATTGTCGTACAAGTACTCCCAGCAAAGCGCCCCAGCACCGCCAGTCGGTCCGGTCACACCCGTGGGGCCGGTTTCACCAGTCGCCCCCGTGGGACCCTGCGCCCCCGTTGGGCCGGTCGGACCTGTCGGCCCTGTGGCACCAGCCCCGGTCGGACCAGTCCCACCTGTCGGCCCAGTTGACCCCGTGGGACCGGAAGGACCCGTGACACCAGCCCCCGTGGGACCAGTCGGACCACTTGGACCTGTGGATCCAGTGGATCCCGTCGGCCCAGTTGGTCCTGTGGCGCCCGCTCCGGTCGGCCCAGTTGATCCCGTGGGACCCGTCGGCCCAGTGGGACCTTCCTCCCCCGTCAACCCGAAACAAACAAAGCAATTCCTGCCATTCCTGAGCGTTGAAGCACCACTGTCAATGTTCGATATCGACGGAAGTTTCACATAGCCAGTCCCGCCAGCAACGAGAACAGCATCCTGATCGATCTGAAAGTAGTGCCACCGCGTGACATCACCACGCTCCTGCAAGTACATGACTGCACCCGCCTTCGCGGCATTCAGGATAATCGCACTGACATCGTCCCCGTTGTCGTCCAGGACATCAAAATACGCCTGCGTCGCACTCGGCTGAGTCGAGTTGTTCAACCTGAAGTACCCGGGACCAGGATCGGTCTCCGTAATGAACGTGCTGAACTTGAAATCGAAACACAGAGCCGCCGACCCAATCGGGCCAGTAGGCCCCGTCGGCCCTGCTGAACCACTCGGCCCAGTTGATCCGGTCGGACCCGTAGCCCCTGTGGCACCCGTCACTCCCGCTCCGGTTGGACCCGCCGGACCAGTCGATCCCGTAGCACCGGTTGCACCAGTACCCCCTGTTGCACCCGTCACACCGGCCCCAGTAGGCCCTGTTGCCCCGCTTGGCCCAGTTGGCCCAGTCGGCCCCGTGGCTCCAGTAGGGCCTGTTACACCCGCTCCTGTGGCTCCTGTTGGACCGGTCGAGCCTGTTGGGCCGGTTGCACCAGTCGATCCGGTCGACCCAGTCGATCCAGTCGGACCCTGAGGCCCAGTTGATCCAGTTGCACCACTCGGACCAGTACTACCCGTCGGACCCTGGATTCCAGTCGGACCGATCGGACCAGTCGATCCAGTTTCGCCTTGTGGCCCGGTTGCTCCAGTCCCGCCGGTAGATCCGGTTGGACCCTGCGGACCAGTTGCCCCTGTTGAGCCCTGCGGACCGGTCGGCCCCACAGGCCCCGTCGGTCCAGTTGGGCCTGTCGATCCGGTGGCACCAACCCCGGTCGGCCCCGTCGACCCGCTCGGTCCGGTAGCTCCGGTTGCACCAGTTGCGCCGGTCCCTCCAGTCGCACCCGTTGCTCCCGTAAGCCCTTGTGGCCCCGTTGGTCCAGTTGCACCAGCACCGAGTATGATATTGGTCGACAAAGCCCTGTCTCCTATCAGCGGTCAAAAAGGGGGACTTTTCCTCCTTCCTTGATGACCACTTTTGAGCCTCCCGAGTTCAGGATCTGCTTCAGCTTGGGGATGTGATCATCGCAGACACCAATTGCTCCGCGCCCGCCAATATCCACCATCGCGTCTGCAGTCCTTCCACAGAGGAAGCAGTATTTCTCCTTCGGAGACCACGGGCCTTTGTACTTCGGAAATGCCATGCGCGAAGCGGGGCCTCCACAGCCCTTCACTCTGCATCCGGACATCCCGTCCATCTTCTCCGTCGTCTCCCAGAAACGCTCGCACCACGCACACGTCGCGGCGAGCCCACTCTCCACAGCTTTCGCAACTATCATCTTATCCGGCAGCATCTCAGACCTTTCTGTCTGGAGTGAATTGTGTGCGTTTCTTCAGCTCCAGCTTGTAACCAACGAAGTCCGGCGAATCCAAAATATACCCGCTTCGCCCGGCTTTCACAACATCCCACCACTCACCAAAGAGATAAATTACATCCCCTTCCTTGGGCTCTCGCCCTGCGCACGTCGTGTCTTCCCACGCGCACTCCCAGTGATTTCTCGAAATCGCAACGATCGCATCGTACTCATAGTGAAAACCCTCCGTTCTCACCATCGGAGTTCGATTGTCAGATTCTTGATACTCGATCGCCACCGGAAACGTGATCGGCTCTTCCCCAACCAAAATGTCAGGACAGAAGTTCCAGGACTCGTTGGAGTCAGAATCGCTCCCACGCGGAGAGGACCCCCCATAGAGCGGATCATTCGTCGGCTCGCCGTAGAGCGCGTCTACGTTCTTCCCGCGATTCAGCGTGTAGTATTCGCAATCGGGGCCGACAAGCTCTATCCGCTCCTCTTCGAGAGACCGAAGGTACTCAGCCTCCTCGTTGAAGTAGACGCGAGCCATGAATCATTGTTTCGCAGCGATGAGCTTGCGATCCTCTTCGATGCCGTCAAGCACCCGGATCATCATCTCCAGCTCCGCATCCTCGATCTGCTGCATCCCGTTCTTCTTCACGAGAATCGTGGATACAGCCTCCATCGCAGACCCGTCCCAGCAGCGGATGTTCTTGCCCTTCGTACGCGCGTTGCGCCCGCACGGTCGTTTCGTCGAGGCGAAGTTGACCACCTTGTCTCCGCTCTTGGCCTTCTTGTCCCCAGTGAACTTGAGCTTCGTCTTGCCCATCGAGAAGGACCCACCCTTGGACCCGGATATCGCATCCGCGCCCGCCAGGCGCCCGTCCTTGTCATGGAACGGGTTCCCTTTCGCACGCTTCTTCGGAGCACCGGAAACCTTGGTCCTTTCCATCAGGACTTCCTCGACATCCTGCACCAGGGACTCAAACGCTTCATCGTTTTCCTCGTCCCCGTACCGGCTCTCCTCATAGGCCATCAAGGCAACCTGGATCGCCTCTGGCTTCGACATCAGGACACCAGACTGGAAATGGACCGAAACCTGGTGCTCAGAGACGTGCAGTTTGATCTCGCCCGGCTCCACGAGCCCCAGATTGACCATGAAGTCGTAGAGGTTCTGGGCGTCCATCAGATCCTCGAACCGGAACATGATCTCGCCGTCAGACTCCTTGCCCTGAACAGGGAAGATGTCCTTGCGGTCCATCATCCGGACAAGAGGAGTCAAAATGGTCGACCCGATCCCGGCCTCCTCCAGGTTCTTGACGGTCTGCACCAGACGAGAGTCATCCACATGACTGTGCTCCAAGAGCCTGCGCTCGTCCTCATCCGCGATCCGATCAGAGATCTTGGCCATTTCCTTCAGCTCATTGAAATCCATTTTACCCTCTCCTCAAAACGAACTTGAGTTCGTCACTCTGCAAAGAATCCAACAGGAGCCTGGAGCTGGCGCATCTTCTCTTCCATGTCACCCTCCAGGGCCTCTCCATTTGCCCACATCGCGTCTCCATCCATGGAGAACTCTCCGGTCGCCGACGGCTTCCCAGAGTACTTCATCCGAATCACAGCGAGCGTCTTCATCGCTTGCGCAAGCGCGTAGTTCCGAAAGACCCTCATCTCATAATTCGTCAAGTAACTCATCTCCATGGTCGTCGAAATGTACGTGATCAGCACACGCGATCCGGCGTCCGGCTTCGGTGTAATGATAACAGATCGCTTCGCCCGATCCCAATCCCAATCTTTCTCCGATGACGTGATTTGTTTCGCAAGCTCCCGATACTGCATGTACTGGACAAGCGTGGAATACCCACCGGCCTCGCCACAGGAGTAGATCCACGTGTACGGGTTGATCTCAACGTCCGCCCAGGCAAACAGGTTCTGAAAACTCTCCGACTCGATCTCGAACACAACGTCCACGACGGAGTCGATGTCACTCGCAATCAGAGCCTCTGGGACTTCGGTGTTCCCCGTCAGGGTGTAGAGCACGCTCTTCGCCTGCCCCACCCACATCTGCCACCACTCCTTTGCGTCGTTGACGGCATCGTCAACCTGATCATCGGTCAGCTCGACTTTGATGACGCCCTTTCCGAGTCGCCTGCAAATCCACTCTTTGACCTGGGCTTCTGTGAACCTCAAGACCTACTCCTTCTTGGGCGGCTTTTTCCCAGTCAGCACTTCGTAAGACGCATCGTTGATCTTCTGAACAACGTCGTACAGCTCCGTCTCGGCGACAGACGTCCGCTTGAGGGCCTTCATGGCCGCGTCGGAAATGTCACTCAAGACACCATTTAGCTGCGACTCGTCCATATCCTGGGTCGTCACGATCGCCTGCTTGACATCGTCTGGCAGGTTCTTCATGTCGATCGATGACTCAGGATCCGCAACAGCTCCGTCCTTCTTCTCGGGCTTCTTTTCAGGCTTCTTCTCGGGCTCTTTCTTGCCCTTCTCGTCGTCGCCCTTCTGCTTGATATCGACATCCTTGCGCCCGTCCTTGTCCTTGTACTCGTCAGGCTTCGCGTTCGGATCGATCGGCTTCGCGCCAGTTTCGGAAGGAGTCGGATCACCGGCCTCCCCCATAGTTCTCAACTTCTCCTGAACACGGGCGTCGAGAGACATGTCATGCAGCTGGTTCGCCACAACAGTCGGCGGATCCTCCACCAGCGAGGCGAAAAGGTACAACCTCTCCGGGTAGAACTTCGTGTCGCCACTTTCCTCTCGGACAGTGAGGCCGAACGGAGTGACGGACATCACCTGCCCAGAAGTCACGACGGCCCCCATCTTGGTCCTCACCTCGACAGCCTCACCATCGCCAAACTTCCCAGCCGGAACCACATCATCCAAACGCTTCTCGTGCTCAAGCATTAGCCCCTCCTACCTCTCAATCTCGGCGAAGAGCTTCTGGAGAGCACCTTCGTCAATTCCGAGTTTGAGTTTTTTATTCGCCTTCATTGCCTTGCCAAGCATACCAACACCCGCAGACGGCTTCGCCTTCTTTGCCTTGCTGACGTACCTTGAGAGGAACCGAGAAGCACTAGACACAGCCTGGTCGATCGCCTTCTTCGCTCCATCAGGATTCTTGAACGACGGCTCTCCGTCATACCACCATGTCTTCTGCATCCTGCATGAATTGTACACCGCATTCGGAAACGCAACCCGGAAGATCTCCTTCTCCTTGTTCGTTCCCGGATCAAGCGACGTGATAACGATCGACTTCTGTTTTCCAGATACAGCCCCACCTCTTCCGCCAAGAATCGAGTACGAAACCCTTATTGCATCAACATTTGGAGCGTCGACGTCAGACTCGTATTCGTGAACATCATTCTTGCGCGGATTCAACCCAGCATTCCTGAGAACAGCCCCAAGAACATCCTCCGGATTAGTCATAACGTTCTTGGTCCTACCGTCAACCGTATGCTTTACCTCTGATAGCACAACATCATCGAGCGATCCGTCCTGGCTGACACCAGAAAGATACCGCATCCTCTCCATTAAATCCCTCATGACACCACCCCTCTACTGGTGCTTGCTCTCGATATGAGCCAGCATACCAGATTCGGTCTTCAGGATCTTCTCCTCATCCTGAGCCTTGCAGATGAGACACTGATAGCTGCCATCTTCGAGCAACTCGTACGCAGCTTCGTCTTCATCATCGTCGTCCACGTCGTCCACGTCGGTGTCGTCATCGGCATCCGCGCCATCGTCATCGGATTCGGCATCCGCATCGGTCTCACCGTCGGTCTCCGTGTCCGCATCAGCCTCCACATCCGTGTCGTCGCCCACTTCCGTTCCGGGATCCTCATCCTCTGGATCCTCTGGCTCCTTGTCGGGCTCCTCTTCCAGATCCTTGAGGCTCTCCGGGATCTCCTCTGGCTCTACAGCCTTCGGCGCCCTACTCTTGAAAATCCACCCACTCTCAACAGAAGCGCTCATGTCGATGTCATCGTCCACGTATGTGACCTGCATCGGCTTGAACGGGATGTCGATCCTCTCGATACCGTCCGGCACATTCCCAGGACGCTTCACGATACGGGTACCCTGGAAGGTCGTCGGCCTATTGAACCGCCTCGTCATGATGTATCCGGTTTTCATTTTGGTTTTCTCCTTGCAAAAAAAAGGGCCGAGCCGGTTAGCCACCGACCCGGCCCCTGGGTTCACAGCGTCAACAGACGCCCCCTACCTGCTTTACAGGTTGGAGGTGACCGTCGGCAGGCCGCTCACGTTGAGCACGCCGTAGTACTCCGGACGGAGCATGCGTGTCGCGTAGCGGGTCCGGACGCCCTTCCTGAACGTGAAGTCGTTCGGGTCGAGGAACGTCGGGGTGACCTGCAGCGGTACGTACGGAGCGTACACATAACCGGCATCCAGGAAGTTGTTCCCCTTCAGGCCGATCAGCACCTGGTCTCCGGTCATGTACGGATCCTGGTAGACCGCCCACTTGCGGAGCAGCGTACCGATGCGCGCGATGCCGAAGTTGCTGGTCAGCGGACCGTAGCTCGGGCTCTGGACGTTCTGCTCGATGCTGGCGAAGTCGCCGTGCGTCGAGAGCTGGTCCAGGAGTCCGCCGACTGCCGGGGACACGACCAGGAAGTTGGCCGGAGCACGACCGGAGGTGCGGTGAATCTCAGCGGAAATCGCGGAGATCTGCGTCACCATCTGGCGGATGCTCTCCACCTCGCCCGGCGTGGTCGAGCTGTAGGTGTAGTTGGCCGAGTGGGCCGCACCGTTGATGAGTTCGGTCACGATCTCGCGATCGATCTCCAGCATGACCTCGTTGGAGAACGTCGAAACCAGCTCGGCTTCGGCATCCAGACCGTGGAGGGCGCGCAGGTCATCGACAGCCTCGACCGTCCAGCGGGCCTTCAGCTTGCGGCTCTCGGCCTGCACGGTGTGCAGAGCGATGTCCAGGCTGATGCTCGGGATCTCGGCGCCATCGGTGTAGCCGACCAGCTCCCAGTTCACGAAGTACTGGAAGTAGATCACGGTGTTGTTGGTGAAGTTCGATGCCGAACCACCGGATCCCAGCGGCGTGATCGCCCAGTTTCCTGTGGTGACGTCGAAGGAACCGACGTTCTGCGTCCCGGACGGGTTCAGGTCGTCGATCAGGTTGCCCGAGTCGTCCATCGTGGCGATGACCTCGGTCGGGGTGTTCGCGTTGTCCGCGTCGTTGCAGCGGTAGTACGCCTTCACGTAGAAGGTCCGCTGGCCAGCCGTTCCGTTCGCACGGATCGGGCTCCACTCGGTCACGCGGCAGTTCGCGGAACCCTGGTTCAGGGTCGCAGTACTGGTTCCGGTGTCGGTGCAGGTGTCATCGTAATCGATGAACTCGCTGCTGTAGTACTTCGCGAAGTTCTGGTTGACGTTGTCGTCGGCATTCAGCTTGCCGTCGTAGTTCATGTCGGTCGGGTTGTTGCTGATGGACCCCTGCGGGATCTTCGTGCCCTTCCGATCGTCGTACTTCTTCTCGTAGTAGAAGATGCCCGAGACCGGGGACGTCATCGGCTGAACCGACACGAGCTGGTTCGCGATCAGGTTCGGGAAAACCCGGCGCAGGATCGGGAACACGTACTTGGTGAACGCGCCAGCGTTGGTCGACAGAGTGTCCTCAGTGAAGGACTTGATGTGCTCCATCTCGTTTTCGAGCAGAAGCGCGGTCACCTTCTTGGTGTACCCATTGTCGCCCTTGGTGGGAATCCCCTCCAGAAGCTCGCCCCACTTGGCCATGCATGCGCCAGCGTAGCTCTGATCGTGAACGGTTTTCGGACCTGCCTGCTCCAGAAGAGCACGCGCTTCGGTTGCCTGATTACTCATGAGTAATTCTCCTCAAAATTGATGTGACGATCGGCTACTCGCCGACGCCTGCCAACCGCTTCATGAAGGACATGTCATTCCCGAGATCGTCAGATGTCGGTCTCGTTGACACAGTTCCTTCGGCCAGCGGCCTCTCTTCCTCCTGCCTTTCACCGGCACCCCGAGCAAGGGTCTTCCTCGCCTCGGCCAGCTCCTGACTGGAGACCTCCCGATAGCCCCTCTTCGCCACCAACTCATCAACTTTGTCCTTGGAGGTGATGTCCTCCAGGAGACTACTCAGCTCTCTACCATTTGGCATCCCAGCAACCTTGTCGCGCTTGTACGCTTCGAGTTCCAACATCTTGTCGGCCTCTTCCAGTTGTCCCTTCATCGAGTCAACCTTCGAAGATGTCTCCTTGAGTTGTTCCTCCAGCTCATGCGCCCGAGCCTCAGCATCTACTCGCTGAGCATCCAGCTCGTCACCAACCTCTACAGCTCTCCGCAGTTTACTATCCAGCGAATTCACCCTCTCACTGAGGAGGGATACTTTCTCTTTCATCGCGGCATTTTCTTCGCGCAACTCAGCCTCCTCGCGGGAGACAAAGTTCTCGTCCGTCCTCTCCGGAAGATCGGAGAGAATTGCCGCGAGCTTCTCTTTTGCATCGTCGAGCCCGTCGAACTTGGCCTTCTTGACCAACCCCCGGATCGACTCCGCCATCGGATGACCGTTGATCTCACGCTCGATGTACGCCATGCACTCGGCCTGAACCGCACGATCCTCCGCCTGCACAGCCGCGTCCTTGGCCTCGGAAACCTCCAGCTCCCGTGCCTTCTCCGCGTCTGCCAATGCTACCTCATCATCCGTGGCCCTGAACGGCGCAACCATCTCCCAGATGGCAGACAGCGCAGCTTTCGCTCCGCCAATCTCCGGATCGGACTCGAACTCCTCGCGCAGCTCCTCGCTAAGCTGCTCCTTGGCGTCCACGATGGCCTCAGCAAGGCCCTTCTCGAACTTCTCGGACAACTCCGCCCGGACACGATCCTCGGCCTCTTTTACGGCCTCCTCGACGCCCTTGTTGACCTTCAGCTTCGCACGATCGAGAGCGTCCTCCTGGAGCTTCGATGCGATGTCAGGAAACTCGGCCAGGAACATCTCTGCGATGTCAGGCTGGTTCTCGTCCACGTCCTCGGTGAAAATCCCGGGAATGGCCGTCTTGACAGCCGGGTCGGCAACGAAGTCCCAGGTCTTCAAAACGAAGTCATCCTGGACCACATCACCTTCCATCTTCGGGTCCTCAGAGGGACGAGTGGATCCAAACCCCCTGGACGAAACGCCGATCTGAACCTTCGCCTCGATCAGAGCCTTGAGAGTCTGCCCTTCAGGTGTGTTGAGGATCTCGGCCTCGCCAATGATGATACCATCTTTGATCTTGAGACCGGTGATGACGTGGGAGACTCGCTTCAGGCTCGTCTTCCCATCCGTCGGATGATCCAGTTCCCCGAGTACGCGACGGCTCGAAAGATCGGCACTCAGCCTATTGATCTCCCGTTCCATCAGCTTCTCGGGGTAGATGCGCCCGTTCTGAGTCGCAACGCCAACACGACCATACTCGCCGCGAGCGATCACCTTACCACCGGCACTCTCATGGAGTGTCATGGTTACTGGATTCGATTCAATCAGCAGATTCGGCATCTCATCACCCTCTCTTGCCGGTTTTGCTTCGCCACCGCCTGAAACGTGTTCTTCCAAGCGGATTGCGGTCGAGTTTCCTCTTGGCCTCCGGGGAGACTCGTCTATCCGTTTTCTTGCCATCGGGCCTAGCAGCTTTTTTAAGCGACTCAAAACCAACCAGCTCCTGTCGTCCCGACGTAGTACCGGTGCGACGACGCCACACCGCCTCGCCGAGACGACTTATCAGTTTCCCGAGTCGGCCCCGATGCGCTCGATCGACTTGTGGATCAGCGTCACCAGTGGCTTGATTTCAGCGACAAACTCGTCCTCGTCCATGACGTCCTCGTCCAGACGCCCGGATTCCATGGAAGAAAGCACCGGCTCGTACGCCTCTTCGAAGACGCGCGTCACGGCCTCATCGTTGAACTCCTCGCAGAACATCTCCAGGATGTCGCCAATGCGCTCGATGATCTCGTCGCGCACGCTCTCCTGGATCTCTTCCTGCGTATCCTCTAGGAGTCCATGCAGTTCAGCAGCGAACGGCGACTGGATGTCCTCACGACGGGCAGCCCAACGAGACGACTTGCGAGCAGACTTCTTGCCCTTGCCGGACTTCGCCCAGCGACCCTTCTTGCGGGTCTCCTTGGCGAGCTTGCCTGATCCACCAGCGGCCTTCGCGGCGCGGATACACCGACGGCCAGCCTTGTCCTTTGGGTCCTTCCGGGTTCCGGGAGGGCACTGGAAGGAGGCTTTCTTCGCCATCGATCCAGCCTTCGCCCGACGGGTCTTCTTCGCCACAGCCTCGATCAGGAAGTCCACGACCTCCTCGGCACGCTCCTTCAGCCCGTCAGAAGCATCCTCCGGAAGGTCCTTCTCCTTGAGAGCCTCCAGAACCTCCTCCACGTCCTCGGCCTTCATGTCGTCAAACGGAAGGTCCATGATCGCAGTGAACAGGTCCTCGTTCACTTCAGGTGCGTCGAGGGGATGAACCTCATCGTCGCCCTCGGCCTCCTCGTTCGTGGAAGCAGCAACCTGCTTCCCAGGATCCTGGCGATACTCTGGCTTGACCTCGAATCCGCAGTCCGGGCACCTGTGCTTGGACATCTTGCCCTTTTTGCACTTCGGGCACGTCATGCCCTCCTTGTACCCTTCCTTCATCATCTCCTGAAGCTCGTCATCGGCCGGTCCCTCGTCCTTGTCTTCGCTCAGAGGGATGCCACCAAGACGCGCCTGCTCTGCCATGTTGACACCCGGGATGCCGAGAACCTGCATGTCCTCATTGAGGGTTGTCGTGACCTTCTTCTGTGCCATTTTTCTACTCCTCGTCTCCTGTTGGTTGTGACCTAGTCTTCATGTACTCGGTCACGACGGCCATTGTCTTCGCTCGCACAGCAAGCCTGTCATGTGCTTCTGCAACGCGACCGACATCGTCAGATCGCATCAACTTTTCGGCCTTGCCGAGCAAGCCACCAATGGCCTGCGCTTCAACTTTCAACGATTCACAGATAGCACTGAAAAAATCATCCTGATCCTGATCAAACACCATCCCTGAGCATTCGTCAACTACCTTGTTGACCAAACCGGACAAAACGCTCACCGCTTCACGGAGTTCACCCTCGAACTTCGAGAGCTTCGACGGTGCGATCTTCGAAAACTTTGTGGAAGTGAATGGAGACTCAATCTCACGGATTCGACCGTACATGGTCGTCCGAATCTGCTCTTGGTTCGCTTCGTACATCCCGAACCAGGTGCCGTTCTCGACAGCCTCGTCGATCCCCTCGATCACATCAGAGACCCAATACGCCTCGTCTTTGTCGATGAGCTGCGCGAGTTCACGAACTTGAGTTCGTTCCATCGGCTTTCCACTCATCACAGCCTCCGCCAAAGAGCGCAGCTGATCGGAGACAAACCGTGGGACATCCTTGTCCTCGATCACGGGAATCTCGTCGGTCTTCTTGGCTCGGGTGACCTTCACCTCTTTGCCCTCGACCTTGTAGGAGACCTTCAGAATGGATCCGGACCCATCCACAACAAACGCATGCTTCGCCTGAGTAGCGAGCACACTCACGGGAGAATCACCGAAATGCTCAGCAATCGCCTCGCCGATGAGCTGGGCCTGGTGCTCCAGACTCCCTTTGAATTTCTTGTCGATCGCAGAACCTTGGATGTACATCTCTCACCCCTATCCCGAGATAGCCGAAGTCTTGATGGTCTTTTCAACGCGACCCAATCTCGAATCCAGCCTCTCGAATCTTTTTATCACCTCTGAAGAGCTTTGACTAGTCTCTTCATAGATCTTCTTCAGCCCAGCAATCTCACTCTTGATACTTTCCTTCACCGGCTCGGACCCCTCCGGCACCGGCATATCCTGCAACTGTGGGTACAGCCTGATGATATCCGCCTGGGTCGCAGCCTCACGCTTCATGACCTCGTCAACCTCATCGGTCTTGTCCCGCGACATCGCTGTTGCGTCGTCCTCTGGGAACTTGAAGACGTGCTGCAGAATCCAAGTCTTGGTCGTCCACTCAGTCATCGAGTCAGCAAGGGCCGCCCGCGCATTCATGATTTCGATCTGCTGCATCTCGAACACCGGAGACGGGATGGTCATCTTCAGATGCCACTTCACCGAATCGGCATCGATGTTCAGTGCCGCCAGGTGGACCTTAATGACCTTTCTCATCCCGGTCATGAACTCACGCTGCACACGCATACACGCGCGCGCAAACCGTGCATTCCCCTCGCTGAACGGCTTGGATGCGTCTTCCGTCTCGTCCGGAACCCCAGAAGCCTTCCTTAGCTTCTCGCGGAAGTACTCGACGTCGTCCATCATCTGAACATCTGGGCCAGAAACTACCTCGATCCTCGTCGAGTCCTTCTGCCCACGGGTTGGAACCCAGAAATCCTCATGCGGAGAGAGCGGGTTGTATCTGAAATCCAGCTGACCCGTGCTCGGGTCCACCAACTTCTTCTTCTTGTAACCCCGCTTCACCTTCTTGACGAGAGCCATCGCCTCCTTGGGCGGCAGATCCCCCGTGTCCACATAGAAGGCATACCTTCCAGGTGATCGAGTGAGCTTCTGTACGAGCGCCGTGTCCTCCATCAGAATCAGACGCTTCCAAACCCACCGGGACGAATCCAGCACGCTGTACCCGTACTGAGCGCGCATCATCTTGCTGCGCAGCCTCCAATGGACAACCTCCCAGGGCCTGAAAAACGTCACCTTCTTGTGGTTGTCGGTGTCGTGAACCTCCGGGAGCTGGTGGGCCTTCAACGCATCGATCGATTCCTTGTAATCGAAGTTGAAAGTCCCCGTCATGTCCTGGACGAACCCAATCAGGGCACCTTTCTCGTCAACAATTCTCCGCATCGTGGCAACCGGCAGCCAGTTGATACCGACCACACCGGTCTCGTTCACAAGGACCTCACCGAAGAGGTTTCCATACTTGCAGAGCGTCCGAACCGCGACCCAGATGTCCTCCTCGATCTGCACGCGCCTGTGCATGCAGTCATCGATCAGATCTCTGAAAACCTTGTCTCTGGAGATGGACCAGATCGTCTTGTTGTGAATGGAGTCCGGAATCGTCGAATCGTCCGCATAGCGATCAAGAACCATGGACGTCTCGGGATAGTCGTCCATGTTCTCGTAGTCGGCATACCGACGCATCAGGTCCTGATCGACACCAAGCGAATCGCAAAGATTCCCGTAGCCCGGCTCGGACTCCAGGTTTCCGCTACCGACCTGCCCCGCCTGTCCGGGGGTCCCGACCGATACTCCGCGAGCCTCTTTTGCGACCTGTTGCTCCTTTTCCTTCGAAAAGAAGGTACCTATCCAGTCAAGCCACGCCATGCTTAATCTCCAAACAGGATGGGGACAAACTCGGAGTCGTCTCTTGCATCATCAGCAGCTTCTCTCACTTCTTCCAGGTCGACCTGAGATGCCGGAACCAGGGTACTCACCCAAGAATTCGCATGCATGCTCTTTTTAGAGGTATCAGACCCGAGACCAATTGGCAAGCGTGTCGAATGTTCCAACAAAGAATATACCACACCTGCCGCCGCATCAGAGACGTCCTTCGACCCCGCCTGAGGGTGGTCGATCTTCCCCTTCAGCCTGTCGTACTCCAGGAACTTCAGCTCCTCAATAAACGGATCGTACTTGTGGTACCGGATCCGATCCTCGTAAATGGCCCTCTTCAGCTCATCGTACGGATCGGTCTTCACATCCATCGAAACGATGTGAGGTGTGATTCCCCGCCTTCGTATCTGCTGATGCATCTCGACGTACTGGTAGGTATCCGTGGAAAGCCCCGCAAATGTGTACCCGTGCGCCTGCAACTCGTACACCAACCTCCGAAGGTCCGGCATGTAAATCTGCTCCCCTGGAGGCGGATTGATCCTCAATAAGACGTCGATGATGTAGAACGGTGCAAGCTCGGCGAAGTGCTCCCCCTTCTCGGAACGGCGCACGACCTCCACCCACTTGTCGATGTGCCCAACACAGAATCCAGTCGCGTCCCCGGACAACGACGTATCAATATGACACCACCGCATCTTCTTGGGGTTGATCTTCGGTGCCCACGCCGTCTCCTTGTACCCGCCAGGAATCGTCCTTTCAAACTCTTTGCACATCTGGCGCCACAGGAACGATCCCGGCCCACCAGCGGTCCATTCCCCCATCGAGAACGCATGAGGAAGCTCTTCAACCGCACACGCATCAACAGCCTCGGGCCGCTGGATGAACGACGAGATTGCCTGTGTTGAAATACCAGCAATATCCCTCAAAGCATTCTCGATATCCGTCTCGAAGTCCGTGAGGTATTCGATCGGGATGTCGATCAGCCAAGCGTCGTTCTCCTCCAGGTACTCATCCGTGATGTCGTCGTACTCTTCCTCTTCGAGAATCCGCGCTCTCAAGGAGGATGTAGAGCAGATGACCCAGAACTTCTCGCCGCAGAACTCTGTCTCTGGCTTCGCCGTCCAAGCCGTATGGTCCCGCACGAAGACCTGTGGATCATTCGCGCTCTCACGCATCTTCCGCTCGGTGAAGCTCTCCAGGGTCGCTGCCGAAGAAGCCAGGATGACCATCCCCGGGAAGTCCCCACCGGCCTTCTGGAACCTGGATTTGATACGACGCAAAAGGTTCCTGTAGACCTTCTCGACTGGATCGAAGTGAGCCGCCGTCTTCCGCTGCCCGATCGCCGTGGTGATCTGCTGGGACCGGCGGGTCGGCGGGAAGTTCGTCTCGTCCAGCCCGCATGCAAAAACGTTCGATCCCAGGATACGCTCCGAGCCGTACGAACCGATGACCACACGGATGTTATTCGGAAACACCGTCGCATCCTTTGAGATCTTCGGCGTGAACTTCTCCATGAAGTACGGGCTCTCTTTGAGCTTGTCATCGACAGCCGTCTTCATGACCTCCCGGGCCAGGATCAGGTTCTTCGAGATCAGTGGGATCACCATCTCGGTACCAGAGGACAGGCCAAACGTCTTCTGCGGGTTCACCAGACAGGACAGCTCATAGATCACCCGACACAGGGCAATCGAAAGGCTATACGTCTTTCCGACTCCGATACCACCTGTGAGAACCACCTCCCGGTAGGGATGCTCAAACAGGTTGATCAGGTCCTCTTTCAGCTGCGGGTAAATCGTCGTGCACGACTCACCAAGGTAGTACGGATCCTCGATAAATTGCTCCATCGACACCGGCCTCGTGTGATACCGGTGCTGAATCATCGTCTCCTCGACCTTGGCCTGCTCCTCCACATCGTCATCCAAGAGCCCGAAGAAAAGCTCCTGCTCTTGCGGAGTCAAATTCGAGACGATGTCCCCTGCCCGCTCTTCTATTTCATCTGGTGTCAGGACGGACTTCTTCCGTCCTTGCTTGGTTACGATGATCATCTACTCGTCCTTTTTGCGTCTCTGAGTAGATGTCGTTCTCTGTTTGATGTTCCCACGAACACTGGGCTTCGCTGGCCCTGGTGGCATGTTGGGCCTCGTCGGCCTACGGACCGGCTCCATCTCCGTCTTGTCCGAATCCGGGTGTCGAACCTTCGGTTCCGACTTCGGCTTCGGCTTCGTTTTCTTGGGGGGCTCCTCTGGCTCCTCCTCTGGCTCCTCTTCATCATCCATCGCAGGATCGAGGGCCACGACCGTCTCATCAGTCATGTCCTCCATCGGCTCAGAGAAATCTTCCCCTTGTGGCATGAAATCGCCCCCAGGTTCCCCGTCTTCCCCGTCATCCGACCCGTCGTACAGATCTTCATCTTCGGCGCCAGAACCGACAGTCTCTTCGAACTCAGCGTCGATGATGTTCCCCCTCTCCTCGTCCGAGAGATTCATCTTGTTCTCAATGTCCAGCGGGTTCCCATCCTTGTCACGCAGCCGCCCAGCCTTCCGCATCGCGTTGAGAGCAGCCAGGACGCGTCCACGAGAAACCGGATCCTCGAAGGCCCGCGCGGCCCCAGACCCATACTTCTCCTTGATGCGCTCAACATTCTCCGCCGAAACCGTAATCGTCCCAAGGTCCCGGGAGCCGATCAGCCCCAGATCCATCTTGATGGCGTGCATCTTGTCGATGATTCCGAGGATGGACTTCGCAACCTTGTCCACATTGGGGTTGATCTCCCCGCTCAGACGCTCCTCCCCGTGCGCGACATCCAGCCGGAACTGCATCATCTGATACTGATCCTCCAGACGCTCCAACTCCTGCATCTTGTTGGAAAACTTCTGCTCCGCCTTCGAGAACACCCGAGGAAGCGTCCCCTTGATCATCTCCCCCGTGTTCATCTCGCTCCGGAAGCGACTCAGCAGCACAATCATCGACTGGTGCGTGATGTCAGTGCTCTCTTTCATCCTCTTTTGGATGAAATTCGCCACCGTAGAGAGGGGGTATCCCGCGTATAGGAGATCAACGACCTGATCGTAGCACCGGAGTGCCTTGACACGCTTGAATTTTATCTGAGATTTCTTCTTTGACGCCAGATCAGCCATCACCCAACTTCCCACCAAAAGCACAGATCAACTTGCCGCGAGCACCCTTCGGGCGACCCTTGGCCAACGGTTGCTCTACTATCCTATCCTCTTTCGGTGGGCTTGGCAATTCCCTGCTTTCGCTCTTCAGCTTGTTGGCGAGTCTTTTTATCCGAAGCGTGGCACGCTTCTCTGCCTCTCGTTGCTCTTCGTACGACTCGGGCTCATCCCCCATGATACCGACAAACTGGCCTGTCTTCACGCCAAGGACATCCATCATGATCTCGTCGTGACCAACGCTCGAAACACAGTAGTAGCTCGGCACATCCTCCAGCGTCTTGTCGACACCAATTCGTGCAATCCGCGTCTCGCACTGGGAATTCCCAGTGATGCAAACCTTCCCATTTCTCCTCACCACGAGCGTGCCAAGCTCATTGTTCAAACACCATACCCTCTCACCCTCGCAATCCAAATCCTCCTTAAACGAATTCAGCCTCTTTGGGTTGTCCTGCAGATACGCATCCTGCCTGTCACTGATGTAGATATCGTACACAACATTCCCAGCAGATGTTCTCGATTTCCTAGTCGATATATTCGCGCAGAACCCCCTACGGACACAAAGCGACTGAAGCCTCTCAAGCATAACAATATTCGTATTCGTTATCCTCCTGACAGAAGAGTTCCACTTTTTCTTCGCCCCGTCACCAAGCCAAAGTCCATGAATGAAACACTCAAGCTGATCCCTCGTGCAATCATCAAGGAGAGGACTCATGTCTTTGTCCAGATAAGGAGCCAAGTCACGCCACCCCTTCAGTGGCTTATCGTGGTCCAATCTGCTCTTTCTTGCCCCGGTCGGGATCCCATACCAAAGCATTCCACGAACGCGGTTGACCCACCACTGAACCCCTGCACCGTTCAAGATCTCGACGATGTCCTTGTTCCAGGGCTGATCCTCTGACTGGTAAATAGTAACCTGCCTACCGTTAAAGCTCCCATCGCTCACAAAGAGACCGATCAGTCTCAACTCGTCATCTGACAAGCTCACCCCTGTGGCATCTTGCACTCCACAGACAGGAACGTATCTCCTCTTCACACCTGACAAGTTCTCAGCCGTATCAACTCTCCATTCAGACCTAACGGTCCCCTTATTCGTCCTCCGGTTGCTACGATAAACCATCCTGTGATCTCCGGTAACACAAAGATCAAGAGTGACGGTCTTCGTCCTGTACAACTTCTCATCATCATCAAGCATCCGGTCCACTTTCCCAAGAGCCGGAACCCATCTTATCTCTCCGCTCCCTACATCAAATCCAGCAACGACATCTCCAACCGAAACATCGTCCACCCCCTTGAACCCATCCCGTGTCAAAACCTCCGTCTTTTCATCAAAGCAATGTATAGCAGGTGACCAGTCCAACTCCCCGAACACGCACATCGATGCGTGATGCTGGAGCCCATCCAAACCAGCAGCAGACCGAAGGCTCAGGAGGGCCATCGGCATCTCGCCCTCAGAGTATTTCTCCAGGAAGTACTCCTTCTGCTTCGGCGTCTCTTTTCCTGTGAAGACGGCTGGATTGTACTTCCCCAGCCGCTCCTTGTAGATGTCATGCACCTGGTGATGCCACGCGTACACAAGCGGCCTCTCCCCGGCCTCAATCAGGCTCTCCACGAACTCCGCAACGTAGGCCGCCTTCGAAACGCCAGTCGCCTTCCGCCCCTGCGTGTCCATCATCCGAGCCAAGCGTCCCTTGGTCGTAAAACCCGCTCCATCATACCGTTTCGCGCATTCCCGCGCCGATCCAATGAGCTTGTCGTACAGGATCTCGTCGTGGTTCAGGTCCTCGACCTTCCGCACCACCTGCGGCAGATCAATCGCAACATCCGGATCGTCGGCACGCCTTCGAAGAAGCAACCCCTCGCGCGACAGATGGCCATTCAGGGCCTGTGGATCCGAGACAATCTTCTCCCCGTACCCAGTGCACCACTCGCGCGTGAAAGCCTCGTGCGACCCCAGACAGTGGAAGTCGATCGCGTTCATCACTGACCAAATCTCCGCACCATACCCGTACACCGGGGTCCCCGAGAGCCCCCACACGTCCTCGGCAACCGTCGATAGGTTCGATGCAGCAGAGTACTTCGCAGTGCCCGTGTGGCGAAGCTCCTGAACCTCATCGAAGATCACCGTCTTGAACCCACGCTTCCTCAGCGCCCGCTCCCAATACGCAATCAACCCATAGTGGATGATCGCGAACGGTGTGTCCGGGATCTTGTACGGCGTCTGCGACTTCAGAATCGGTGCCATCTTCTTCCCGCGCTCCTTCGCCACCCTGAATGGGTTCATCCCCTCGGTGACTGTCGCACCGGCCAGATCGAACAGCGTTCCGATCATGCGCTGCCACTGATTCTGCACATGCGTCTGGCAAACCACCAACACCGGATAGTCCCCCGCAGCAGCCGCAGCCGCCAGGGCAGTCCACGTCTTTCCAAGCCCCATCCCATCACCGAGCACACACCGCTGGTTGGTCTTCAGGAACGTGGTCCCAACCTCCTGGTACGGGTACAACTTCCCAAGGAAGCTCTCCGGGGGCTTCGTCCTCGCCTTGTCCATCCCAGACATCCGGCTTTTGATCTGGAACACCGCATCATCCCGTGCGCGATCCAGGATCGGCTTGCACTGGTCGATGTTCAGCGGGAACCGCATCAGAAGCCAGTTCAGGTCTGCCACCTCGCGCCGCGTCCGATGGAACATCATCTTCCCACCGCCACCTCGCGTCACACGCGCGCCCGGAAAGATCCTCTTAGCGTACTGCAGCACAAGAGGCTCTCCGGTCAGCACGAAGACATCATCCTCGTCGTCATACTCAAGCTTTCCGAAGATGTGGCCACCCAGCGTCGGCTCTTTGAGGTAGTCAGGAATCATCATATAGTCAGCCCCCAATTTCGCGCGAGAGAAACGTAGTGGACACGCTTACCATTCGACTCCTCGATATGCCAGACAAGTCCACGCTCCGACACTAGGATAATCTCCGAAACATTCACGCTCGCCGCGTACTTCTTCAGCTGCGCAGCCACCGTCTTCGAGTTTGGCTTCCCGCGCTTGACCTCGATCACCACCCCATCTTCGAGCATGAAATCCACCCTGGAACGCTTCGCGACCCAAACCTCACGCTCGAATGAGATGCCCGCACCTGTGAGCCTCTTGGAGATCTCCTCCACCACGAAGTTCTCACTCGGCGCGGGGGGGATGCGGATGTCCTTGAGAATGTCGAGAAGCCCGTCGATCATCAGTTCAACACTCTGTTAGCCTTCTCTCGGTCCAGGCTATCGTCAACCTTCTCCAGGAACTCCTTCATCGCATCCCCGAATCGAGACATGTGAAAGCCCCGCTCCTTCGCAGCGAAGGCCAACGCGTACATCAGCGTCGGGATCACAGCGCCCTCAGCAATGGCACCCCCGCTCGGATCAATCACCCCAAGAATCACCCCGGTCCCGACGTGCTGAACATCGATCGTCATCGACTGCATGTCCTTGAGGCTGATCTCCATCTGCTGTGTCGCGGCGACCTTCTTCTCAGCCATCTTCCCCTCCTGGAGCGAACTCAAGTTCGTCCTACCTCTTGACCTCTACGAATTTCATCAATCTCCCAATCCTCAGCGGCATCCCGCAGGACGGACACTTGCTCCCGGCAACAAGCCCCTTCACGTCCTTCTCATCCAGGGTGCAATTCGCACACACGAGTTCGTACACCGCCGCAATCCTACCTTGCCCAGACGGCAAGATCCCAAAGATGCCATTCAGCATCCCCAGGAACCCGACCTGGTATCGCTTGCCGCCCCCAACCGTGATCAGCTCACCGCCCTGGTACGCATCGTGGACAATCGCAGGATCGTTTGTCGACGAGACCTGAATCGTTGGATCGAGCGCCAGGGCATCATTGCATGGGACCTTGGCGTCACGAAGCGCCATCACAGCGCCCCTGTCGGCCTCCAGGGCGCGGTTTAGGACATCGACGGCATCCTGGGCCGTGATCTTCTTCTTGGCCATCCTCACCTCTCCGTGACGCGCTCAAATTGCCTTTTCTGGACAAGGTACAAACCATTCTTCACCCTCGCATCACAAAGCCAGTCGTGTGCCCAGCAAGCGCCAGAGTCATCTATCCCGACAAACCTCCTCAGATCGACGATCGATTCTGATATGGCGCTGTCTGCACAATAGTCCAAGACACGAATAGGGTAAGGCCCAAATGACTGAGCCGCATAGCACTCGAATCCGCCTGGCGGAGCAGGAGACTCGATCCTCTCTCCGTCGAACTCGATCACAATCTGGTTGAAGTACTCGTGAAGCTTCTCCTTCTTGATCCTCGGCCCCTCTTCGCGCTGCTGACGACTGGACAAGAGCAGATCTCCATTCCAGCCATCCGGAGACGCAAAAGGACTCTCCGATATCTGCAGCGGAATATACGGAGCATACACAGGCTTGGGCGGGTCCATGAACATTCCAAGGCAGGATTGCTCGCGCAGAAACTTCGTCACTGCACGTTTGGCCGCCTCATGCGTCTTGGCCGACCGCATCCCCTCCATCACTGTCCCGTCTCTGTGGATCCTCAGATCCTTCTCCGGTGGAGGCACGAGCTGCTCCGCCATTTCCATTGCAGGAGTACTAAATCGCTCGATCATCTCATCACTGAAAGACACAGGGATCCCGTCAAATCCCTTCCTCGCCTCATCCACATCCTTCACATTGGCGACCTTTTGAACAGTGACTTTGCAGTGCGATCTGTCCTCACCCAATTCCTCAATTTTGTTTACGGCATAGTACCCATCGTACCCAACAGCAGAAAGGTTCACCACACCTCCAACACGAAGGTCCACACTCCATGGCACATAGATATCCCTCTCCTCGAACTCGTTGAACTCGTTCTCCGGAATATTGAACACACCATCCTTGTAGTCAAAAGGCATTTTCATCCCTCCTGCGAACTTGAGTTCGCCTTTTGAATTGGGTCTTCGTACCCCTCGTCCATCCCGATCTCCGGCACAGTGTTGCGCATGATGCCCACGAGTTGAGAGGGGATCTTGAACCGATCCTGGTTAATCTCCAGGCTCTCTTGAATGCTCCCGTCAGCGTGCCGCTTTGTAGCCGCCATCCAGTCGCAGAGCATCTCCACCACATCGAACAGGCTCATCCCATCGACGCTGCTACTCGGATCGGTGCCAAAGTGCTCAGGGTGATGAGAGTTCTTGCTGTAGTGGTGCGTCAGCGCCTCCCCCAGCTCCTCCAGCGCAGCCTTGTACTCGTCCGAGCCATAGGTCAGCTCGCGCAACCTCGGAGTCATCCGGATGAAGATCTCGCGCTCCGGCGACACCAACTTCGAAGCATCATGCACCGTGGCCCTCCGGAGGATCTCCATCGCAAAAGAGACCATGTTCTTTGAGACCTCCTGCTGATGCTTCCTCGTCTCCGCCTCGAAGAACAACTCTTCCTTTTCAGCGTTCACATCAACCATCCTCTCCATCCTTCCCGGGAACCACGCTGAGCACAACCATGTCGGAGAAGTTGTGACGGCTGATCCTCTTGTAGTACTCCTGGTTCGCCGCCAGGACCGCCTCCAGGTCCTCTTTCACAGGAAGGACGATGCACACGTATGGCTTCCCAGTCTCCGGCTCGTACTCGATCTCCTCCACGGGATCACCTGTGGCCAACCCATCAAAGCATACCCGGGCAGCATCCAGATGAGCATCGACTGTCGCTCGCCACCTCCCCACTGACTTCAGGAGCTTCCTGTTCCGGCTCAGGCTCTTCCGAAGCTCATCGACATGACCCTCCAGGGCCTCTTTCATCATCTCAACTGTCACCATTTTCATTCTCCTTTGCCGGAGCACTTGCATGCCCTTGCTGTTCTCTGCCAGTCCCGCGTCAGTTGCCCACTCTCATCATCGACGGATCGACACGAGATCGAATCCTGGAACGGAGGCGATCGCACCACTCACAACCCCCACTCGCACACATCTGATCCACGTCCGCAAAAACCACATTCAGCCCCAGCACCCGTTCAGATCCGTGCGAGACCTCCAGAAACGCGCCTTCCCTCTCAATGGTGCTGTACGTGGCAATGGGAATCACCTTTTTATTCATCGCAAATGACGCATTTTCACCCCGCATTCCCTGCCCCTTTGGCCTGACACTCGGTCGCTGAATCTTTGGCTTCTCTTCACTACTCATCTGGCATCTCCTCTTCATTCGTCACCAGGACCTGGCCGGTCCCATCATCCACGATCCGGTGCAGGTATTCCCCCCACAGCCGATCCTTCTTCAGACTCCTCATCGCCTGCTTCGCGCTCTTCAAAGTCTCGTACTTCCCGTGGCAGCTCCACTCCTTGTGCCAAGAGAACCAGCACTTCTGCTCCGGCCTACGCTTCATCTCGACCGTGTACCGCTTCCTCTTCGGCTTGCGCCTCTTGTGGCGCGGAACCTCTGACTCCGCAGGAGCCTGCCGTTGCTCACGACGCTTCTTCGCCATGATCTTCCAAAAACTATCAGCCATTACTCTCTCCTGAATCCCAGGATCCACCATCTTGCTACCCCGACACGCGTTACATTGACACTTCCCACTCCATAGGAATATCTCCAGGCGGGACGAACTCTGTATGCGGAGGATTCGTGGCCTGATGATCAAGGAGCTTCCTCGTTGCCCTTTCAAGATCGACAACACCTGTAATGCCCCTCAGGCGATACGCCCTCATTCTTCTCATCTCTCTAACCCTCGCCTTCGGCAAGGTCGGCTTCTCAAACTCACTTATCAGATCTGGGATCGTGTGATCGATCAATGCATACGGATTCGCTGCCTCACAATACCGATATGCAAAGTCGCCCGGCGCACCACGATGATATCCGCACTGCGTTTCCCATCCAAACCACCTTCTGCGCTGCACAAAATACGCACCAGGACCACATTTTACTATCCTAAATCGCAGTCCCTTCATCTTCTTGATTCGCCTCTGCGCATCCCGATCTACATCATCCATGATCCCTTCTTCCTCCAGGAAGGAATCAAACGACGTCCCAATGTTTGACTTCTTCACATCACCCATCTTCAAAACCTCTCCTCGACCAGCTCAACAGCCCTTTTCCTGGGATCAACATCCCCACCAGAGAACACAAAGCAGTCATATACACCATCGCATTCGATCACAACCTCACCTTTCGGAACCACAGCCTCTGGATACGGGCGCGGTGGCATCGACGCAACCCCATTCTCGACAGTAACATGGTAGCAACCCGTCTCGACCCTGATCATTGTCACTCCGGCCTCTTGCTGCTTTTGAACCGCCAGTCCAACTTCGCCATCTTGATCTCATCGCACTTCGCACACGACCCACACGGCTTTCCATTCTTCGTATACTCGCACGAGAACCAACACCTCTGCGGAATCTTTGCCCCCTTCAGCCTCCTCAAGACGTCCCCCTTCCTTTCCCACTCCAGGCGATAGTTCAACTTCGCCTTGACCCCCTTCAGGGCGCACAGGGCGCCAAACGCGGCCTCGAACTGCTCCCGGTAGTGCCAGAAGCAGTCCCCCTTGATGTAGCCGAAATGGACCTTGTCTCCTTCGCCCACAACGTTCATCACGGCAGAGAGCCACATCACCGACTGCGCTGAAGGAGCCCCATCATCACGGCAGTTCTTCTTCACCCCCCAATCGTAGTTCCCGGAGAACAGGATCTTTTCGTGCCTGATATGGTACCCGCGCTTCTTCGCCAGCTTCAGGTACTCCGCCTGCGCCTTCCCCTGGGCCTTCAGGAACTCAGAACCCAGAAAACGGTGCCCCGCAACCGAAAGAGCCACCACCGGGTAATCCTCAGATGAAACGCCTGCGTAGTCGTTCAACACGAGCGTCGAGTCCGCCCCTCCCGACCAAACAACAATGTTCCTTCCAGTCATCAACCTTCTCCATTCATCAGAACAGGAACCAAGTCTTTTCTCAGGTACAGCGGATGCTTCGGATGACCTGCCTTTGTCAACCCGAGGCAATGAACTCGAATCCCGTTTTCTCTCATCATTTCAAGAACAGCTCTCCCGCGCCCGAGATGACCACCATGCGCCCCCCAGCACCCAACTACCAACCCAGAACCCTTGGACGCCTCTACCAAGAACGAATCATTCATTGCCCCAACAGGATCCTCTGACAACTTCATCTCCCGTGGATCTGTCGCCCTAAAAGCAAAGATGTTGAGCATGAAAATCGACCCGTACCCCCAATCCTTCGCATATCCAATGCACCGTCTCACCGTTGGATCATCGACATTCTCATCAGCCGTGGAAGGGTTGAGACCAACGAACACCACAGAGTCCTTCGCCGGATCCCACATCCTCCAGAGCTTGTATCTGTAGATCCTGTCCTCGCTAAAACGAGCACCCGAAACACCACCATCAAACATGATGCATCTCTGACAGCCTTCCATCTAGATCCTTCCCATCTTGAGTTCTTCCTGCGTTTCCGGATGAAGCTGATCAATCATATCCCTTGACGTAACCGACTTCTCCCGGAACTCATCTCTCACAGCCTTCTGCAGCTCAGGAGAAAGCGCCGACAACAAAACAAAATTGCGTGCATCAACTTCTCCATCTCCATCTTTCGCAACCACAAACATCACCCTCGGCAAAGGTTCATCCCTCTCAACACGAAGAACACCATGCAACGTCGCAACACTTCTGCTCTCAACTCCACTACTCATCCTGCATTCTCCTTTTTTCACGATCCATCTTATCCCGGTAGTGATCGTAGCAATCCACGACCACATCCAGGTTGTACGAAACCAACTCCTGCCCGTCGCCGTCCGTCCCGTAGTACTTCTTCCCGGTCCCTTTCTGCGGGTCATAGATCTCCATCACGTCCCGCATGTCAACGACGATCGCATGCATTCCACCAACGTTGTTCAGCGATGGGACCGACAGGATGTAGACGCGCCCGAAGTTCATCGTGCGATCCTCGGTCAAGAGCGCCCGGTTCTTCATGCCCTTCCTGCGCAGAAACGAGGACGCCGTCTCTCTATCATCGAAGTAGTCGCCCTGGAATCTGACAAGCTGCTGACCCGTGGCCGGGACCCCCAACAGCATAGCCACGCATGTGGACACGCAGGACTTCTGATCCGGTTGCATCTGATGTTCTATTTTGTACTGGATTTCACTCAACCTTCGATCCCCTTCAGCTTCTTTTCCGCGCGACGGATCCTAGCCTTGATGCGCCTCTCTTCCGCAGACAGATCCTGGGTCTTCTTCCGAGCATCCTCGTAGGCTTGGCGCGTATAACTCATGCGCCTCTCTCGCTTCGCGAACTCAACAAGCACCTGAACAGGATCCAGCTTTGCCCCACACAGAGAGCACTCAACCACCCGGAGCACAGGATCAACGCTCAGCCGCATGTGGTTGCATCCGCCGACCGGCTTGTCCTTCAGATCAATCGCCTGCTTGTTCTTGAAGTCAACGACAGAAACAACACCGTCACCCACCAACAGCCTCATATGTCCGGTGGAAGATATCCGGCTTGCACGGATAGATCTCGCCATCCACCCCCTGGATGATGAAATCACCAAGCGTTATCTTGTTTTGCCCCTCCAGTGTTCCACAGTACCACGTCGAACCCATTAACCACAGACCGCCAGGAGCACCATACCCATAATCAAACCACGCCATCTTGAGCCACTCCGGCCAATTGTCCCGATCATGCGACGCATCCTCGGTGAACTGAAACGCCTCAATCACCACCGGCTTCTTTCTATACTTCGGCATCAATCTCCACCTTCCCCTATGTGCTTCCTGTTGAACATGAGATTGATCTTCACCGTCTTTATTGGCCCGGGCCTCCTTTGAATATACATCCCAACCACACCCGAGTGCTCATCTGGGACCTCAACTGACACGTACGACTCAGAAAGTATGGCCCCTTCCCTCCCTTTCAGGATGGACCCAACTCCCGTGATCAGATCAATCAGATCACTCGTCCTCAGCTCACGAGCACTCTCGACCATTTCGACAACTCTATCAATTGCAGCCGCCATCTCTCAACCTCCCGCGAACTCAAGTTCGCTCAAAAAACTCAGCCTTCACATCTTCCCAGCGCCGCACCGGCACATCCGGATTGCCGATCGACTCCCTGAACGTATGGAACAACGCCAAGAGGTCCGGATTGTTCGCCTTGATCCGGAAGTTCCTTTCACCCAGGCTCGGATCGCGGTACGCCTCGACCACGAACCCGTCCTCGTTCACCAGGTTCATCACGGCATCGCACACCATGACCATCGCATCCTCGGGAGTGAACCCCTGGCTCTGCACTCCCAGGGCCGGGATCTCCACAAACCAATGCGTCTTGTCGAAAACGTACTCACCACAAAAATACATCTCTTCCTCCTGGGCCTCAACGGCCCGCGCACTTCGGACAATTCATCTTGTGAAACTTGGACGCGATCCTTCCGGTGAAGTTGTACCACCACCCGACAAGGCTCCTGATCCGGAGGAATTCGAACCACTTCTGCCCATCCCACTCACACCCCCAGTCTGGCCGAACACATAGCTTCCTCCAAAAAAGCCATTCCATCCACCCCGCCAACCCAGGATACGAGCCCTTCTCGTCCGAATATCCCCTTCCCATTTCACCCTCCTATTTCACCTGGCAGATCTTCTCAAAAAACTGAAGGTCGCACTGGAACCCAGCAGCGCCAGCATGTCCACCACCGGACTTGCTCCCAGCCTTCTCCCCGAGTGATTTCGCAATCCTTCCAAGGCGAAGATCCTCGGTCTTCTCCGTGTACATCGAAACGGTCACATTGAGCCCGGTCATATGGAATGCGACCATGACGGTGTGCTTCTCCGGATCGTAGAACCCGTCGAACATGGTGGAGTTCCCCTTCTCGTTCACAACGATCGCATTCATCCCGGCAAACGTTGCCTCGAAGGATCTCTCCCCCATCATCTTGCGCCATTCCCGCTTCTGGTACTCCATCACTTTGATCCCTGGCTCACAACAAGATCGAACAATGTCAGTTTTCGTCAACTCCATCATCCCGAGCCACATGCCAAGAGCATGATCATCCTTGGGGTCCGCACCAGACGCCTTCAAGTAATACTGCAGCCCCTGCACATACTTCTGCGTCAACTCATCCTTTTCCTTCCACCTCCAGACATCCCAGTCCCCAATCATCCTGATTACGAACGGAGGATTGTCCAACATGAAAAAGTGAGCCCACGCCAATTCGCACCCAGAAATCGGATCCGGCACAGACTCCGACCAGACTACACGTCGCATCCCAGGAACCCTCCCCAGCTCATGGTGCTCCTCTTCTGCATCCAAGCTCGTCTGATGATGATCGATCCAAACCAATCGACCACCAAAATCTTCAGCCAATTCCACCATCAATCCCTCCGGCTGAAAACTGAAGTCGAGTATGTAGACAAGATCTCTCATTCTGTCGATCTCGCCAGGGAACCGCATACCATAGGTGAACGGATGAAAGACAACGTCATCCTCGGGAACCCTGTTATCCTTCTCCATTGTCAGGAAACGATACGCAATCGCAGCCGAAGCGTACCCATCCGCGTCGTTGTGATAAATGATGTGATGCTTGCTCATTGTCCACCCAATCTTGGCTCTGGTCTCCAGCCCATCTTCGACCACGGACGGTCGTACAACTGCTCCTCGATCCTCGCGAGACGCTCCTCAACCGAGAGCTTCTTTAGCGCCTCAAGGTGCTCCCTCTTCTTCTCTTCTTCGGCTTCCCGCCTGCAAGATGGGCACGTCGACCCAAAGTCCTCCCAGGTGCCCCTCTCCCGACAAACGATGCACGTCTTGTTTCTGTAGAGCATCTCACTCTCCATCATCCAGCTTCGCGACACTCAGACGCCCATCATGCTGAGTCACCTGAATACTCCCGAGCCCATTGTCACCATCCAGAACGACAAGACGATCTGCATACCAACCCACAACCGTTGCAGTCATATCTTCCGACATGACCCTGCACCCCCACGGAAACTCCTCCTTCAACGCATCCAAAACCGCCTGCCTCATCTTACGATCGGACTCGTCCTTCTGTGCAATCGCATCAGCAGCGCCAACAATAGCCCGTGCCATATTTCAACTCGCTTTCTTTTTCTTCTTCGACCCATCGGGGTTCGTTCCCCACATTCTCCTTCGCATCTGATTCATGCCACCCATTCCAATCGTATCATGCCCGGACACCTCCTCGTGGTAGCTCAAAGAGGATGTCATCCCAAGCGCTTCATCCCTCTTCTTCTCGCACTCAGCGCAAAGACGAGCCCCTCCTGAGGCCGCCTTTCCACACTCCACGCATGACGGGAGCCTGCAGTAGTGTTCGAGGCACAGGCGCCCCTCTGGCGTCTCTGAAACGATCTCCACATTACAAGACTGCTCCCGGCACTTACCCATCCTCACCTTGTATCGCGCCCACTCCCGCACCCGCTCCGACCTCTTCTCGCTCAATTCTCCACCTCATCCTGCTTCAGATCTCCGCATGATCGCTTTCGCCCACGAAACCAACTCTGCACGTCCTATCCTTTTCTCAAAGGGCCGGATCTCCTTCCGCACCCCATACGCTGAATCCAACAACCCACCCTCGTTCTCCAGCGAAGAGAACGTTGCAGTGAGTGCCCGGGTTGTCTCGCTCATATCCTGGCAAGACATGCACCGGATCGGTTCCATTGATCCGCATGCAGGACCACCGCACTCCTCACAGGCCGGAAGCCCAATGTAGTGATCCAGGCACATGTCACCCTCAGCTGTTTCTGCAACCTCATCATTTTCACAGCCCAAGAACCTGCATTTGCCGCTCTTAACCTTGTAGCTTGCCCATTTCCAAATCCTCTGAGAGCGGACATCTGTCACGGCACCACCGCCCTTCTGGATCAATCAACAGGAACAGGTTCACCCTTCACACGCCCGATGCCGCTGCACTCCTGGCACCGAATACCGAACGTGAAACCACGCATGTTGCACTTCGGACACGGCTGCCAATTCTCATCAACCCAACTCCGGATCGATGCATTCACGGCATGCTTGTTCAGCTCCTCGATGACCGCATCTTTTCTCAGGTTCTCGTCAATCAGATCGTAGAGAGCATTCTCGGCAGGGGCCTTCAATTGCTTGGTCATCTTCTCCGCATTGAACGTTCCGAGTTGTCGATCAATCTCCGCCAGCAACTCATACCGCTCCTCGCGGAGCTTCTCGTTCAGAACCAAGGTCTCCTTCCTGCGCGCGCGTAGCTGCTCAACCTCATGAATAAGATCGTGCGTCTCCTCGACCTCTCTAGCCGTGGCCGGGATATGCTCCAGGGCACCCTTCTCGTCGTTCACCATGATGTCCCGATCCACGCAGAAGCACTTCCCGCACTTCATGTAACGGTACTTGTCGTCCATACAGGGTCCGTGCCAATCGTGATCGCACTCCAGCTGCTGCTCAATCTGCTCCCTCGTTCCACCGTAGATGATCATTCCCTTAGTCCTCCATCACTTCCGTTTGACGAACTTGAGTTCGCCCTATTGATCTCCACCTCAAGATCCTCGCAAACCTGATCGACGGTATCAGCCCAGATGTTAACCCTACATTCACCAATCTCTTCAGCCGTCACGGCCCTCTGAGCCCTGTAAATCTTCCCGTCCCTCTGAACGCCAACATGAAGGACGATCGCCTTGAAGCTATCACTCGGGACATCGATCCAAATTCTCGCCCCCGGGTGCCTCGCCGCCACATTCAGGATCAAGTCCGCGAACACGGACTCAATAGCGGCCCCTTTCAGCTTCTCGTTCTCTTCCTTCAGCCTACGCAGTTCTTCTTCCATCTTCATCACTCAGCTCCCAAACTCCACCTACATCGCATATTACGTAACCGATCGGGATCCCTCGTTTCCTCGCGAACTCGATCTCCCCCTGGACACCTTTGGAATCTTTCCATCCATCTATCGTCAGGACCCACAGCTCCTCGCACCTGGAGAGAACGGCGTAGTTGTACGCCCTCCAGAACTCAAAGTCGCCTGGCATGTTCCCACGCTCAAACATCGGATAGCAGTGTGCAATCGGAGACATGACATGGAAGCCGTCCTCGAACATTCGCGCGCACGCGTCAACGACATCCTGGTACCGCGCACGCTCGACTTCCTTGCTCGGACTGGTGAACGGAGAAGCCACATAAATCAGGCCCCCAACCGGCTCTTTCCTGTCCCTGAACATCCCCCAAAATGCCCAAATCACCCCCAATCCCAACATTCCAACCATGATAACGCTCACGATATCGCTCAAAACCATCCTCCTTTGGGATCTCCCCATCGATCAAACAGGGCTGAGAATTTACATCAAAAAAGAGATTTTTTCAACAGGAAAATCAGGAGGACTTCTTCTTGGATACCGTGTAACCGGCTCTCTCCAAAGCTTCCTTGTGCCTGTTGATTTCGTACTTCGCCGTACGCCGTCTGGTCTCCTCCCAGTACCAAACTCCAAAAGAGTCAGCCTCCTCCTCGCTCCAGAAGCCAAGAAGGGCCAGCAAACGGCCAACAACCGGCGCGCTTATGTTGTACCCACCTATCGCTCCAAACGGGCTGTACCCGCCGATGTCGCGCCCGACAGGAAGCACCGTCCATTCACCTCCACCGATGTCCGCAACAGCAAGCTGATCCTCCCTGCTGAATGCAACGTTCTCCACGGTCCCGATCCATCCGTTCTCCAAAGCAAAAATCTCCACAAACCCATCAGGGAGATCCTTCACAACCTTATTGGTTTTCTTCTTCATGACTTGTCCTTCTCGAAAAACCGAACACACGTCATCGCATTACTCAGGATCACATTCCGCTCCTTGCGCGCCTCCTCCATCCTCTGAATCAGAGGGTTCTCCGGGGGAAGCCCGAGCAGGTTGTCTGTCGTCTCGCTGTGATCGATGTACGCCTCCAGGATTCGGAGTGGGAGTTCCTCATCAGGCGTAGCGTCCACGAGTAGCCGGTCGCGGAGATGCATCTGATACGCCTCGATCTGCTTCTCGAAGTGTACAGCAATCCCTCCACACAGGACAGGATCATCGCTACGCTTGCACCTGTAGTGCGTAACCGAGCAATACCCGTCCCAACACGGACACTCGTCAAAGGAACACCAAAAGGTCCCGTCGTCCTTTTTCGGCCTCGGTGCATCACCCATCCTTCTCCTCCATTCCCATCGATCTCCTGAGGATCCAAAGCTGAGAATTGATCGACCGATTGAGTAAGTTCATCCCATGCACCGTCGACCTCGACTCCATGGAGAAGTTCGCCAGGATCAGCAGGAGAAACCAAAACATCGGAGTGCTGATCTCCTTCGAAAAGAAGTACATGTACCCCAACACCATCATAGCCGCGAACCAGAACGTGATCGACAACACCACGTACAACGCCCTCCGATCGTTCATCTTCGAAGCGCTCATATTCTTCTTGTCACCCAACTTTCGCCTCCCTCCAATGCAGGTACTCACGGACGATCTGAACGTGAACCTTCTCCTCCTCGCCGAAAAGGCGCTCGAACTCGTCGTCATCAGCATGCCAGCTCTTCACCCAGCACGCAGAATGCGAAGCATTGCACGCGTACATCGACTGCGGCCCTGCCTCGACATTCCAGGCGTACATCGCCCAGATCACCGCCCACATGCAGCTATGAATGATCTCTTTTCGAATATCATCACCGCCACCTTCGGCGATCTCGCCCTGGAGATCATCCGCCCTCTTCTCCAGCGCCCGAGTTTCTTTGTCCAGCACCCCGATGACGATGTCGCCCTCCAGGTATTCACGTGCCGTGCGCAGACACTTCCTCAATGTGTCATCGCCCATGGGAGACTCGAACTCCGGGAGGACCCTCTCTGCGAACCTGAAGGATATTTCCTGAACCTCCCTGTCCGTCAACTCGCCGATTCCAAGCGTGATATGCAGCTTGTCCTGGTCCGAAATGTCCAGATCCAGGATCTCACAAGCAGTCAGGTCCCGGCCGCCAAACGCCACGGCAATCTTCCCCCGGTTTACATAGTCGTCTCCCCCAAAGACATCATCCACATCACTGATTGAATACTTCTTCATTTCATCCCATTTTTCCGGCCATCCTCGGCCAGTATCTGCCGGAGCTATATCGCATCAAACTTCAGGTTTATCAACACTCCGTATCGGAGACGTGCGACACAAACTCCTCCAGCTCCATAACCCGGTCTTGCTCCTCGTTCAGCCCCCTCCGGTAGTTGTCGAAATCAGATCTCGCCCCACCGGCATGCATACGAAGAGTCCTCAACCCTTCAGACGGCTTCGATGTCTTCTTCATGAGCCACTCAAAGAACATCTCCAAGTACATGGAGTGTGTCATGGTATCTCCATCCCACTCGTTCTCTCTTACAAACGCATTGTACATGTCTTCCATCATTTCACCTCTACCGTTTTGCTCTTTCCACACTTCAGACACCCGAAGATAGCACCACCCCCAGCTTCCCCGATGAACTCCATAGTTGAATCGCAGCACTTCAGACCAAGGTCACCTGCCACCTCTCCGAGATGAATATGGGCCAGCTGCGCACTGTGAACTACGAATACGCCTCGCACGAAAACCTCGTAATCCTGCCCCTCCTCACCGCCCTTCACCTTGCTAATGGCAGCAGATCCCTCCTTCATGTTCCCCATGAACCCACCGACCTCACCACGCCCCTCCCTGATCTTAAACTCCAACAGCTTACCGTCATCAGGGTCTTCCTTCACCAGACGGGACAGGAATGTCTGCCCCTTGTCCTTGGCGTAGTACGCGCTCGTGACACACCTCGACTCGAACCCCAGCTCCCTCCTGTCGTTCGCAATTCCATCCTTCTTCGCGAACTCAAAGATCAAGTTCCTGTCCATGTGCACATTGATGAACTTGAGTTCTTCGAGGTACAAAGACCCAATTGAACCATTCATATCCTTCATCGATCAGTCCTCCTTCCTGTACTTCACAGCCCCACCAGGATGCTTCTCCGGCCACACGCCCGCAGGAGTGCCCGTGTTTCGGCATTCTTCCCTCAACAGGGACTCGTGCCCGTATCGCTGACTCTTCGGGCTCACACGCCGATACTGTCGGTACCAGACCTTCTCACGGCCAAAGCATCCAACCAGCTCCTCATGAACCGCATCTATCCGCTTCGGGATCGCATCCAAGTATGGATCGAACTGCTCCTCCCAGCCATCCCCGTCCGGTCCGTGCTTCTCGACCGCCCTACCCGTCTCGGAGTCGATGTATACCACCGAGGTATGATACTCATACATCCCGAACAGCCTGGCCATCTTCCTCAGATCATCACCGGTGGAATTATCAACCGAGAAACTGATCTCCATATGATCCACCGGATGCACCTTCTCAATCCTGTCAACCGGCCCAATCGTCGCATGAGCCAAATCGCCTGTCATCTCCCCAGCGCTAATGCTGACATGGCACATGAGCTTGCCAGGATCATCCGGATCCTTCTCCACATGCACATTCGGCTCGAAGCACTTCTCGCGCCACGGCATCGGGTCACCTGTCTTCCATAGCATCCCGTCAATCCCAACTCCCCCCTGAATCATCTGCATGAATGGATTGTGATCAATCCGCATACCATCTTCGCCCCTCGTCAACACGACCCCCAAACAAGAGCTACGCTCCTTCCACATCTCCCTGTTTTCTGACCTAAACGGATCCCCGAATATGTCCACCCAGTCCTCGTTCCGAATGGAAACCTGGACACAAGCAAAATACTCTCGCCCAGGGACTGGCTCCATTCCACATTTCTTGGCGAACCCAATGGCATCATCTGTGCCCAGAACCGGAATGACACACACCGCTCCATCCTCGCCGAACCCATCTCTCCTGACAAGCCGATCTCCGTACGCCTGCAGGAGATCCTCGTGCCGAAAACCTCTCCTCTCGCACTCGGAGAGCGACGTCCAACCATTCCGCTCCAACCAACCAAGCAACTCTGCCTCTTTACTCATCACGGCACCCCTTTCCAAGCGAACTCAAGTTCGCGCATAATCCTCTTCACACCGCCGGTTCCACCTTCGAACCCAACTGATCTGCTCCCGCGTCATCCCTCCCTTGTGTACAGGACGAATGTTTCCGCATCGAAGGCACGAATCAACCAGGAGAGACCAATTTTTTCTCCTACCGGTCGGGCCTCCCCTCTGCCTACCACGCCCCGGATGATCGCAGTCCACCTTCAGGACACATCCGTGACAAGCAGCAAACCCGCCAGCACAATCCCTCTCTCCGACAACGTTCGTCCAGCACCTGAACTTCTCCTGCGGCTCACTGTGCCGAGCATCCCGGTTCATCAGAGAACACCCTGGGTTCTGTATCGCGAAGTCCAAAGCGAACATCTCGCAAGAATGACAGAGATACAGACGCGTGTGCCTCCTGTTCAGAGCACCTCCGCACGCCCCCTTCCCGAAGCCATTACGGAAGCACCTGGGCCTATGCCTTCTCTTCTTCATCGATCACCCTTTTGATCTCTTCCATCGCGTACACCGTGTGACTTCTCCAGTCGTCCCGCTGATGCTCCGCCAACTCCTGATCCGAAATGTCCCACTCGACACCCGGAATTCTCCACACCGGGAAGCAATCCTCGCCACCGTGCATGTCCAGCATCACCGCCTCGTAGCAACTCTTCGAGATCCTCTCAACCACATCCTTGTCGTCAGTATCAAGTGCAGCGAAGACATTCTTTATGTAATCGTCGCTCCCCTCGCGCTCTCGGCCCTCCCGGGCCAAGACACTCTCGATCTCTATCGCAGCAAATTCAGGCTTCTCTCTCCGCAGGTCGTTCAAAACGGATCTGAACCAGCTGTAGAGCCGAGCCTCTGAAAGCTCCAGTCTCCGGATCTGGTCCACCAGGATACCAAACTTCCCAGCGTCCCACCGCGAGAGATTGAACGGCCTCAGCGACGTCTTCGCCACATCGAAAAAGTACGCCTCCCCATCACGCACATACCCATTCCAAGCACCCAACTGGATCTCCAGGTTCTCGATCTTCTTGTCGCGCTCTGCAATCCTGCGGTCAGCCCTCTCCTGGATCTCGTGCGTACGCGCGCGCAAGCGATCCACCTCGCCCTCCACCCCCTTATACGCAATCGCCTGCGCATCTATCAACCGAAGCGCAATCTCTCGGGCGTCAGCGGCTCTCGTGGCCGGATTATTCTTCAGGTCATCCCCGTCCAGCCACTTGTCCACGGAATGCATCACGGCATCAAGCTCCGCCTGCACAAGGTTCTTCTCCTTGCGAAGATCCCCGTACTGCTCGTTCATCTCCTGGGCTCCAGTCACGGCCTCCTGGGGCAACATCTCATTGGCCGCACCATCGGTCCCCTCCAGCTCAATCCGATCAAGAAGGCTCCGGAGGTACCCCGTTTCGATATACATCCCAGTGCGCCCGGTCCCATCAAACATGTCGACCGTGAACGGGTGATCGATGTTCACCTCGTTTTTGACCTTCGCAAGAAGCTCATCGTCGAACGCGTTCTGACGATCGATCACCTCACGGAGCTTCTTCACCTCCGCTTCGAGTCTCTCGATCTCCGCTTTCTTGCTCTTTTCGTCGTCGCACATCCCGCTTTATCCTTCCCTCACGAAGAAACATCGTCCACTCTTTCCGAACCTCGTCTCGGGCCATCCTCATCCCAACAGGATCACCAAAGAAAACGCCAATAAGCTCCATGGACATCTGTACCCTGGCGACATCCTCCATGAGATGCTTCCGTGAACTCTTCAGCGCCCCGTCTGGTACCTCGCCCTTGTCCTCGATCTCCCGGATTCTTCTGTAAATCTCGTACCCGTCCCCACCAGAGTTCAACATGGCCTCAAACTTCCCCAACAAGCCACCTTCAGTGCGCTCGATCTCTTCAATGACACCCTCGAACAACACCATGTCTTCATCTTTCATCTCGGAGACGTTCTTGATCCTGACCACGAACGCACCTTCCCTGAAAGCAGAATAGACAGCATCTCGAAGCCCAGACCAGTACGGTGTCTTGATGCCTATCTCTTCTGCCCTCCCCGCGTAGTCCTGAAAGCTCGTGAAGGTCATCCCCTCCGGACCACCGTTCGGGTAGATGTAGAGCACAACCTCATTCCCATCAATGTCCACGTCTCCAGTAAAAGCAGATTGCTGGCTCCTTCGAATCCTCATACACCACCCCCGTGATCCACTCCGACAATCTGATCAACGGCACCATCTCTAGTGACAAGGAGCATCTTTGCAAGCTTGATGTCCAGCCACTCTTTCCAGGCCGCTACGAACATCTCGCACGGGACACTCTTGGCAGTGTCACCAGGCACCTCGACACAATCAAGCCTCCCGAAAGTTCCATGAATCCTATATCTTGGGTGCTCCACCATTTCTGCGATATCACCCGCGCTCTTCTCGACCGCCTGAACACAATCCAGATCCAAGACGGTAACCCCAACCTCAAAGTACCTCTTCACACCCATCTTCATCCTCCAATGGAGCACCGCGCCCCAGATCATTTCGAAGAGTTGTTTTACCTTCCGAACCCCGTTTTGTCAACCTCTGCGAACTTGAGTTCGTCACTCACCAAACATCGCACAGCTCATCCCGGACATATCCATATGTTCCAACACCCTGACTGCAGCGTCTGCTATCTCTTTGCAACACAAATCAGAACCACAAACCCACTGACATGACATAGCCTGAACGGGACAACTGCTGCATTTTGGCTTCTGCAACAGCCGGACGAGCCTCTTAAGCGACATCTCCGAAAACGAGCGAGCACAATCACTGCTCTCCGGATTTGGTTTTATTTTCCTCCCGAGCACCCTGTGAGCCATCTCCTGGGTCAAAAAAGATGCAATTGAACGACGACGCCTGTCATACACCGCAACAGGCTCGAACTCTCCCACCTTCACAGAAAAAAAGCTGATCCTATTCGTTCGCTTTCCAAGGAACTCAGCCTCACCTGAAACAATTTGATCCTTGCAATCCACATATTGATCCAGGGAGATGTCGACACCAAACCTATGCTTGAACTGTCGACAAGCATGGATCCTTTGTCCATCTATCTTCTCGAAGACCATGCTACGTTCACCCTCTCATGTGATGTCTCAGCATAATCAGCAAGAAATTGAAACTTATTTTGACACGTAGAAACAGCCGCACCCACCACGGAGGGAGCTTGTGGCAATTCCTACTCATCGTGCTTCTCGACTGCACATCGTATCGCATCACAACACCGATTTCTTCTGCGCCTCCGCAAGCGCCACCATGGCGGATCCCTGTGCATAGTGATCCAATCTCAAAGCCCGCTCTCCCTCGACCACGCTCAGGTTCCATGCACGCTTCTTCTTCTTCTCCTTGAACTCCTGATGGAGCATTTGTTCGTAGTACTGAAACCCATCCCCGGAGAAGTAGTAGACCAGGTAGAGCCTCCATTGGTGAAGCCTCGTCACGCCGACGGAGTTCGGTGGCAAAGGCACCACCCGAACGATCACCAACTGATGCTCCGGATCGTTTGTTGCCGCCATGACCGTATCCGTATGCTCGAACTCATGAAACATCATCGGCTTCCACCGCAGGTGAACCAGTTCCCTTGGCTGTCCATCATCACCTCCTGCCCACACACTGAGCACCTTCCGTGAAGACTCACCCCATCAGAATACGTCCTACCGCCGTCGCCGTTGTGCCACTTGAACACCCTGCATCCAAACACACAGGCCCACTGAACCCCAAGCCCCATCAAGAGGCTGATTGCGAGAGTAAAGACTACCAGCGCAACCAAGACACCAAGAACACACATCCAGACAACGCTCATTCTTCCCTCCTGTACCCATGGACCTCTACGGACCTGTCAATGCACTCCAGCACGAAAGCAAGACGCGCGACCGACCAGAGCGACACCGAGAACCGCTTCATCCCAGGCCGGTACACTCTGAACACCTCCTCTGGCAGTCCGAGTTCACCTATGCCCTCGCAATACACATGATGCACGGTCGAGGCACGGTAGATCCTTCCGTCCAACCGGATAATCTCCCCCGAAGACCAGCCCTTGTACCATTCGTCCCCCTCGGGACGCGGCCTCTTCTTGTACCCAGTGTAAGACTCGATCTCCTTCTCGATCCACTCCTCGTCCACCTCCCTGTGGGCGAACCCCATCGGGATCTCGATCGGGATCTCGGACATCACGCAGCACTTCACGTCGTAGAAGTTGTCCCGGACGAACGCATAGGCACTGGCTCCGGTCCTCGGGACGAAAGCCCGTTCCCCCTTGTCCGTCGACTTCATTGCCTGGTAGAAGTGCTCCGGCGTGACGTACACCTCTCCGTCGTACTTGTACGGCTCATCCAACGGAAGGAAGTTCGAAAACCAATTTCTGATCCACTTTCCCATTCATCAACCCCTGTCAGGGAAACTGAATATTCCCCTTCTTCGACTTCTCGTAGGCGTCCTCGATCCCGGCAACACGCTCTTCCACCTCGCGTCTCACCTCCGCAGACCTCTTCTCCCAGAGGCGCCGCTCGTGGATCTCGACCGCCATCTCGCAGATCATCTCGCCAATATGCGCGGAAGACACCTCTTCGAGACCGAAGACCTTCTCCTCGTCGTACCACACCGTGACGGTGTAGGTCCCATCGCTCTCCGCGTAGACCTGCGCGGCATAGAGCAAGTACTTACCCTCACGGAATTCGTTGTACTCACCCTGCCAATCGATCACATTCCTGACCAGACTCTCATCCATCTTTCACCTCAATAGGTTCGTCCATGACGTACTCGACGCCATCAACAACCACCTTCTCGAACCACTTCTCCAGGAGGAAAGACGCCGCAGCGAACTTGTGTTCGTGCCTCGGCTGGAAGCTCCTCATGATGGCAGCGATATACCGCGTGCCGTCACCCGGATCAACCCCCTCCCGGGGATGGAACTCCGTGCCATTGGGCAGCCCCTCATAGAACACTTTACCAATCAAACGCTCGGACGCCCTCGTGCCGTTCCAGTACTTGCTCGACAAGCTCTCCCAGGCAGGAATCTTCCCCCGGATGTCCCTGAAAGAAAACGACACCTCCGCATCCGTGACCTTCTTCGGCTTGTCCCACTTCGACATTTGAAAATTCCTTCTCCCAGCATCTAGCTGAACATCTTTCGCGAGGCAAGTTACTCTAGAAAATCTGTTTTGTCAACAGTTCATCAGCTCAATCGCGATGCAAATCCCACGAATCCCCATGAGCGCTGTTGCCCATATTCCAACCAAGAATGTGACGATGCCAACTGTGACACGGACCGGATCTGGACGACCAATCCTGCTATCAAATATCGGAAGCATCACATGAACACCGACCCCCACCACCGTGATCCCAAAGAACGTAAACACACTTCCGATGATCAATGGCGCACCCCAGGCTTGCAACCACTCCATCAGACCTGATCCTTTCCGGATTCGACTCCATCCTCATACGCACGAGACTGAAGCTCTATGCCAGCCAAAACAGAGTCGAACACCGTCTTCGACATGCTGCTGGTTCTTTTCACCTGTCGGCCGATCTCTTCACTGACAGCATCCCGGACCTTCTTGACCCCGGCGTCGAGGTCCTCGATGATCATCCAGATCCTCTCAGACAGAGAATCCATGCCGACACCCTCCAGGCTGGCAGCAATGTACCTCAGCCGGTTGGCGGCATCCACGATCCCCTCACAGCTCGTGTCCGTGACAAACGTGTCTTTGGCCACCACGTTCTCTTCGATTTCCCTCTGTTCTTCTGGACTCATCTCTCTCCCTCCCCTTTCAGGTACTCACAACGCCCGTTGTAGAAGCACGAATTACACGCATGCTCTCCGAGCTTGTGATAATCGAGGCACTTCTTGCCCTTCACTCCAGGCAAATACATCTCCTCCATCGTCTCCTCATTGGACACAACCGGATCAAGTATATGGCAACCGCACCCACAACCGCACTCAGGGCTCCCCTGGGCCGCCTTCTCCCGCTTGGCCCCGCACTTCGCACAGAAGCTGGAACCTGGGAAGAACGGGGCACCACAGTCCGCACAGGCGCTCTGCAGCCGAAGTCCCGCATCTTCAGCTGTCGCCTGCCACCTCTCGAAAGCCTCGAAGCAACTGTCACTACCACAATACTTCGACGCCGGGCAACTCATCAGAGCCCCACAATGAGACGAAACCCACGTATCAAACTCTCTCCGCATCTCCTCGATTTTCATCCCTACCCCTCCATCATGAAACCACGGAACTTCCGCAGCATAAACTTGAGAAACCCATCGCGCTGAATCTCCATCTCCAGCCGATCCCCCTTGCGCTTGCACCCATGGCACGCAACGAAACCACCCAGGCAATCGTGCTCGATCGCCGTATCCGACCAGCACCAGAAGTGCTTCCTGGGCTCACTGTCCTCAACGAAATGTCCAAGCTTCGCAAGCCCCCTGTCGCGACGCTGGGCCAGAGAGTACATTGCACAAAGCCGACAATCTGAAAGAATCATCGACCTCCTGTTCAACACCCCACGGCACAAAAATCGCTTCGATCGGACCATCGTGTGGTCGCGCAGGCACTTCGGCTCAATCCTCATCGGCGGTCGTCTCATTTTCCACCCCTGCACTCTCTCTCCATCTCGTACCACTCCGGATCGAAGGCTTCCTGGCGTTTCCTATCGCAAACCATAAGAGCAGAATCGCTCATGGCCCGTGTCGTGCCGCAACAGCTCCAGCAGGTACCGTCCTCATCATACTTGTAACCAGGCAACTTGAACCCCAGCAGGTTCTCCCCCGCGACACACCTCTGAGCATCATACTCAGAGCTGAACTCATGCCCCACCCAGCCGAGGACACCGAAGAATATCAACGAGAGAACAATCCAGAACTCCATGTTCCCCCGCAACCCCTTGAAAGTAGGTACCGTCATCGCTCGTCCTCCGAGATCCCAAAGTGAGCCTCCGCATCAGGATCCAGACGGAGGCGCCACGCACACTCCTTTTTGTCCTCACCGTCGATCCAGAAGAAGACAGAACCATCCTCCTCGACGATCTCACCCGTAAATCCAGGCTCCACACGCTCACCCTCATCCCACTTCAGCTCGATCTTCGAGAACACTCGCTTGCCAACGAGATCGATATTCTTCACATCAGAATCGGTGCTCCAGTCCTCGTGAAACTCACGGAAATCGCAGTCCTTGTACTTGCTCTTCCCCTTGATCTCCGCCATCTCTCCCGGGGAATCCACCTCAATGCCGTAGTGGACAGGGCAGTACCAGACACCGTCCTTCTCCATCTTGGCCTCGTTGGCACACTGGGATCCCCTCCACGGCCAGCTCTTCGTGACACCCTGACATCTTCTCTTCAGCATCAACCATCTCCTAGCGAACTCAAGTTCGCTTTTCAGCAACCATCACCGTGACTCGCCGTGCCTATTCTTGGACACCATCCCCCAGTCACGAGGCTCCCTTGGCTCATCTCCCGCCAGCTCAAGCGCATCCTCCAGCAAGACCGGCTCGTAGTTCCAGACGTCAACCCCAACATTCACCACATTCTCGATCTTTCGAAACAGCCTGTGGACGTGCCCACACAGCACCGGCCTGTCGTGCGGCCAGACCGTCGCGTCCACCGGGTCGTGGGTCACCAGAACCCCACCAGGAAGGACCAACGACGTCGCCGCCAGGACGAACCCACGGTTGAGGTACCACCTCGGCTTGAACCGATCGTGGTTCCCGTAGACGAGGATCTTCGTTCCAGGCATCTGCTCGATCATCCGCTCAACAAACCGCTGCTTGTTCTCCCCGAACAGCGTGAGATCTCCGGCAACGATGAGCACATCCTTCTCCCCGACCTTCTCTCGCATGTTCCGAAGCAACAGGGCGTCCATCTTGTCGACGTTCTTACCGGGCCGATCACACCCCTCCCAAACCGTCTCATGCCCGAAGTGGAGATCCGAAGTCAACCAGACCTTCTTCCCGATGCTCTCGATGTCAAGTGTTGTTGGCAGCATCTAACCCTCCGCTTCCATGTACCCTCTCTCCCGGATTCTTCTTCTCGCGTTCCGACTCGAATCCACCTATGACTCGAAAATGTCCGCGAGCTTACCCCAGAGCCAAATCACCACAGTCCCCACCACTGCGATTGCCAACGAAGAACCCAATATCCATAAAATATATTCAATCATCGTCATCCCCTGTCACAGTACCCGTTCAGCTTCAACAGGAACTCGCTCGCATGATATCGACTCCTGAACCCCTCCACCGGGCACAGCTTGCTCGGCTTCTTCCATGAGACAGCAGTCCAATTCCCACGTCCTGCCCTGAAAACCTGCCCAACCAAAACATCACCAATGTAGAAGTTGTAGGAAAACTCCAGCGACTTCCTGTACACGAAGTCAAGAACCTTCCCATCCACAATCACCGAACACGCCATGCTTCACCCGTTCCCGCTTTGCGTCATCCGAGGGAGAGCAGGCGTACCGCACATGGCGAGCCTGTCAAGAGAAATGCTCTCACCTTCTACCTCCCTGAGATCCTCGGCGCCGACGAAGTCCTCGGTGTCAGCAATCACGAACCCACGGTCACAATCCACAAACATGGTGTACCCATCCTTCTTCGCCTTCAGAATCAGATCCTCCAGCTTCTTCAGGTACGTCCTCTTCTTTATTCTTCGTCCCATCTTACTCCTCCTCACTGCCGGTGATGCGTCGGATTATTTCTCGTTGTTTTTCGTAGTAGTCACGGTTGATAAGATTTCTGCCGACAAGATCTTGGAAATCCGACTCAATTCCGAGCATCTCAGAGTATAGATTTAGATCTAGTTCGCCCAACGCCTCCACCACCGCCCGCGCCTCGGCGATTCTCTCGGCTCGCTCGCGGTCGCCGGGGCGCGTTGCGCTCGCTTCTAGTATGTCTAGGGCTTCTAGTATGATTTTTTCGATTTGTTTTTTCATTCTGTACCTCCGTAGGTTTGTGTCTATCTGTTGATACGCCTCATATTTTTCGCGTTAGTCATTGGGGGATTCCTCTGCGCCCTCTGCGCCCTAAAGAATATCCCGTGGCGGCGCAGGTGCTGTTCTCGTGCTATCCATGAGAAGACTCCAGTATCACTTCTCTGATCAAGAAAATCGCAACCACAATCGAGGCCACGACTTTCCACCATGCAGCGTTGTACGTGGAACTCGTCCCGATCAAATGCACGACATTGCTTGACATCACGGCCCCAGCAAAAAAAATACCCACTGCGTAGATATACTTAGTCATCCTACCTCCCCATCAAACTGCTTCGTCCACGCCACACACGCAGAGCAGCGAAGGTATGTTCGTGAATACGTATCCCACTCCCGGCTGTTGTCCTTCCTGAAGATCCGACACGAAATCGGAACCTTCTGCAACGGGTGCGCCTTCCTTGTGTGGCCTTCACATCGATCGTCGCAGTAGTCTCCGTCCGGAATGATCCATTCAACGGGAGCCGGGTATTTTGTAATCACCTTCCCTGTAAATCGACACACAACCCGCCTCGGCTCCGGGTGCGTTTTCGTGCCAGTCATCGCAGGACTCATCATGTCACCTATCCGCGCAGGACGCGTATTTTTTCGAGATGTTCTTGAGCCTTGTCAAAATGATCCGTGCCAATCAGCGCATCCCTGTGCCCGATAGCCCACGCTTCAATCTGCTCCCAGTCCAATTCCTTGACCGCCTTAAGCTGCTTCTCGGCGGACTCGGCGCGACCATGTTCTGCAGAGTATCGGATGGTCAGAGACTCAAGGTTTCTCTCCGCCGACTCCTGCCGCTCCGCCATCGCATCAAGCTTCGTTTCGCTCTCCACGATCTCGGTCTCAGCAGCTTCAACTCTTTTTGTCATCGCGACAAGTTCAGATTCGAGCTTCCGTATCTCCTCGACGACCCCTGGAGATGCCTCTGAAATATGAACCCTTTCACTCAGCTTTTTCATCATTTCACCTCTTCCTATTTCGCGCTCCCGACGTGCCACCTGTTGCAGTACGGGCAGCGGTACGTGTTCATCCTCGTTCCGAACTTGATCTCGGACCTGGCCCTGGCGATGTCAGCCCTCCACTTGCTGTAGTGACCAACCTTCCCCGCGCATTGCTTGATGTAGTGCTCTGTCGTTGTGTAACCCATGTCACCCTCACTCGGCGAATCTCGCCATCGTCTCGTTCTTCTCAGCCTCCTCGGCGGTCTTGTTCCACACGCCCGAGAACGCTCGCGCACGCTCTTCAGATGCGCAATCATCTACCACTCCCAGGAAGTACCTCTCGTCGATCGTCCTGGTACGTCCAACATAGTCGCGATACTCCTCCCAGGAAAGGATCCTGAAAACGTCCCCCTTCAGAGCAAGTGCCTGCATGATCCTCTGGGCAACACCTTCAGGCTCATACTTACCCTCCACAGACATGCAGGGGAAGACATGGGCCAACGTCGACGGTCTCACGCAAGACTCCTGAGCGATCGGGGCCTCGATCGACCCAGTCTCATCGCCAAGCAACTCCTCGACCGCCTTCCGCGACGTACGGCCAGCCTTGAAATCATCCAGCCCCTTTTGCAGATCTCCCTCCAAAAACGAAAGCCCACAGTTGCAATCGTACCCACAGCCAGACGCACACCACTCCGCGTGCTTCCCGTTCGACCATGCAGCCAAAGCAACCTTCATGCCTTGGATCTGCTTCCTTGCCTCCTCCAGCTCGCACAGCGGGCACTCCACGAATGACTTGATTCCACCTCCGTCGATCTGGTCGATGAAACCATGCTTTTCACACAGGTGTGGATGCTTCGACACTTCTACTCCTCCTTGACGAACTTGAGTTCGTCTTCTTCCAGATTGTGCTTCTTCATATCGAGCGTCCCGTCGCCGTCGCATATGGGGCACACCCTGATCTCCCCCAATTCAACACGATCGCTCCCCATGGTTCCGTTCCCCCCACAATTCAGGCAGACAACAACAACATCAGCATGCGCATCCGGGCGTGTAATTCGATTGTGCAGGTCGTCCACGACACCCCGGGTCTCACCCCCCGAAATACAAATCTCTGTGCTACCTGACGTCGCTATTACCTGAATGTCATCATCGATCCTGGCGAACTCAAGGTACCAGCCCTTCTCTATCAGCTCGCAAACCTTCTCGTAGAACCTCTCACTCATCTAGGTACTCCTTGCCGAACAGGATGAAGTCCCCAGACGTTGCCACAATACGACACCCAAGTTTCTCCTCCTGTTCTCTCAGAAGATCATGGAGCGACTTATCTTCAACACTGGAACTCTTGTCCTTCTGCACACGACAAGGTCCACCACCACAATGCTTCCCATCACATGGGCCGAAGATATCCTCGTAAGCCTCCCGATCCAACAAAGACTCCTCGCACTCTCGAAACCTTTTCATCTGAACTATCATCGAAACCCTCCTCCCAGCATCGCGCCAGGCATCTTTCACAGCATAATGTGGCAGAAAAGAGCGTTTGTCAACCAATTTTGTCAGCGAAATTTCGGATCTCTTTCACCGCTTCATCCTTGCTCTCACATCCACCAAGCTGATTCATCTTCCAGGCCATCTGTCGCGCGTGAGGAAACTTGTCGTACGTATCCTCAAGCCGAACCTGGAAGCACCTGTCGCACCACCGGCAGTGCAGATCCGCGTACTCTCCTCCACCGTATCCCCACTCGGTCTCCGAAAGCTCATGGCCGACGAACACGTCGCAGACATCCTGCACCTGTCTCCACATGAAGTGCGGACGAACGAGCCAGAATTGAGGGTACAAGATCCTGTACGCGAACTGGTTCCATGGAAGCTTAAACGTCGCCAACTTCACCAATGAATGCATCCACGACGCCAGAACCATGAACAGGATCAGCGGAGGACCGAAGACCTTCTGCAGCAAAGTCAACTCTTTCTTCTCCCAAACATCAGTCATCCAGATCACCTCTTTCCACGAAAGCATCCTTCAACATCCTCCGGATCCTCAGCCTTCTCTCCAGGTATGGCTCCTTGTTGCGGCGCTCCCATTTCTCATCCCGCTTCCTCCGAAGCTCCTCTGGGTCCGGGCCAACATCTGGAGGAGGAAACAAAAGATCAAACACCCTCGTCAACCACACACTACTTCTCCTCGTCATCCTCCACAGAGACGTCTCCAACTCGAACATCGTGCCCCACAAAGCCCATGTCGACGGGCTTCTCTCCACGTCCAGACAGGAACGCCAGGTGCGCATCCCCACCAGCATCCGACATGCTGAGCCACTTCTTGAGGGCCTCCGCGAGCTTCCTCGCGTGATACGAATCCTTCATCTTCACAACGACTTTACTCTTCATCGTTCTTCTCCACTTCTTCAATCTCCTGCTCTGTCACCTCATGACCAAGGTAGCTGAACAGACATTTGCGGGCATACTTCGCCTGCTTGCTGTCGTACCCCCAATGATACCCGTTCTCGAAGGCGAGGCCAAACCCTAGCTCCCAGGCCAATCCCTCGCAGGACAGCTGAGACAGGGACGAACCGCGCCTCATCACCATCTTGTTCGCCTTGAGATGCGCCAGCTCGTGAAAGAATGCCGCGAGTTCTATCCCGGGATCATCGAACTCACCAAGCCAGATCTCGTGCGCATACGCAGCCTGGTTCCTGTCGCACATCTCAGTGTCCCGGGAAACCTTGACATCGTACTTCTCCGCCATCTCAAGTATCCGCTTCGGAATCGGTGTATCCACCTGCAACCTCCTTCAAAAACGAACTCAAGTTCGCATTCACCTCCAAAGAATCCGCCCGACCTCAGGGTGCCTCCTGACAACCAAAGCCTTCAAGAGCGCTCCAACTACGGTGTGAGAGCCAGGAGACAGGCTTTTCTCGGCGACTTCCTTCGTTGCGCACATTCTGACGCACACGAGATCCCCGTCCGGCCCAGACCAGTGTCCTGCGTGCCAGCGGCCATCCGAGAAGAAGCTGTACTTCCCGGGATGCGCGTACCAGATCGCATCGAACCCGGCCACGTGCATCAAGAATTCTGCGATCACAGGAGAGCCTCGTGCAGTTTCTTCAGGTGCTCCTGCTTGCACCCGTCCTGCTCGATCTCTAGAATCGCCTCCTTGACACTTCGGAGCGAAGCATTCGCCCCCTGCAGAGACTTCCTCAACTCATCCCTTTGACGCTCAGCCTTCCGAAGAGACTGAATCATGTTCGTTGCGTACGAATGCTTGATCACCATCGGAGTTCCACACTCAACACAGCAAAGCCCAGGACCCACATCTTCCATGTCCTCGCAATGCGGACACCACATCAACAGCTCTTCTTCCATCTCTTCCTCCTTGTAGAGCGAACTTGAGTTCGCGTTAATCATCATCAATAGGCCCGTATACACCATTTGCGATCATCTGCTTCTGCTCCAGATCGTCAACACGCTCATTGATCCTCGACAGTTCCGAACGCGCAGCATCCCTCTGCCTCTCCAGCCCCTTCACAATGTCGCATGAATCATCATGAGGGCCTGTCGCCCAAGAGCACTGCTGCTGCTTCGCACGTTCCAATTCCTTCTCCATCTCGGCGGACTGTTCCTTGATCGCCGTCAGGTATTCGATCGCATCTCCCGGCCGATTCGCCATCAAGACCTTCAGCACGCAGTCCACTTTGTCAGATATAGTCTTGTCGATCACCTCTTCCTCCTTGGCTTCCTGCCGCCACCGCGCCGAGAGGCACCCCTGTTGGTCCATTCCCAGTACAGACTGCCACACTTCGGACAGGGACCCCCTCCCGGGCCTCGTACGCCCTTCCAGCGCCATCCACAGGAGCAGCACTTGTACCTGGCGTCACGAATCGGAGGATTCATCCTGATCCCCCGAGAAATCAACAAACCACCCAGGACCATCCGGATCGGTGATGTCGACTCCTGTGTACCTATCCAACTCTTCGTCGTACGAATACCAAGGATTCTCCACCACCGACGTCCCGTAGAAACCGACCCCAACGACATCCGTGCTGCCCGACTCCGAAAGTTCCACCAGATCGTCTGCGATCCCCTCCAGATGACAGACGCGATCCATCGCCGGATACTTCCGCAAGAACGCCCACAATGCATCCGCAGCATTCTGGAGATCCTCAAACCTGACAGCAGCATAGTCGAGGGTCATCTTCAACACCTGGCGCTCGTAGTCCTTGAGCCGATCGTCATCATGAAGATCCCACAGACGCGTGTCACCTGTCGCACCGGCACTGAGCCAGTTGTCATACTCGTGCTTCTTCTCGATGTACTTGTCCCAGAGCTTGTCCCAGACAAACGCGAAGAACCCCCACGAGTTCTTGTACTTTTTCAGATCGGAAACATCGCCCTTCTTCAAAACCATCGTTGCACAATAACTCATTCCCACCTCCTCCTCATCTTGCTCTCCTTCAAGATCCTGTCCTCCACGCAAAGAGCCAACACCAACGGCCAGCACAACAGGAACCAATCCAAAACATCCAGGGCGTCCCATACAACATCAATCACGGCCAAAAGCAATTTCATTCAGCTCTCCACACTTCAGAACCTACCCCTCTTAGGCTTTGGCCTCAAAGCGTTGTAAGCCTTCCAGCCCTCCTCCATGGCGTCCTTGATGTCCTGCTCGCTCAACACAGGCCCATCCCCGCCAGGTGCAAACGGATCGCTCGACGGATCATGCTCCTCGCCGACAAGCTCATCCTTCTTGCAGAAGTGCGGCGCCGGATCCTCCAGAGGCGAACTTGAGTTCGTTTCCAATGGAATCCTCTTCACTTTCCCCGTCTCCTCATCACAGTGAAGAAGATACATCTCGCTGTGATCGTGGAAACAAACCCAGGTATCCTGGTCCAGAGTCATCCTCTCGCCACACACATCACAGTAGCGATACCCATCAGACCTTTCACCCACCAACTTCCTCAGATCCCGAGCGCAGATCAGGACCTTCATGTCCTCACCCATGGATTCGAGATTGTTCTCCCCGCCCGGATCCCAGAACCAAACCTCCCCATCGATGTCCTCGCGCGTCAGATGGACCACCTGTGGCGTGTTCCTGATCCTCTCCTTCAGCTTGATGACCTCGTCGTACAACTCCTGGACGACACGCTTGCTTTTCGTCAGGTTGATGAAATTCTTCCGGCCCTCCTCAAGAAGAGCCAACGCGCACATGCCATGCTCCCTGCTGTACGGGAAACAGATCGGCTTCAAGTCACAATCGCACTCAGATGGGTTGCACCGGGGCATACCGTCTTTCCATACCGGATTTGGATCGCTCATTGCGGGTACTCCTTCAGCTCCGCCAGGAAGTCAGTCACCGCGTCCGAGAGGGAAACCTCCCGATCGTACGGCGCCCCCCCTTCCTCACCTCTGACACGAACCTTCATCGGCCCATTTATGCCATCCAGCCACAGAGCAAACGCACGAAGAGCACGCTCCTCTGTCCGCCGAGCACTTCCATCAGATGGACAGGACGAACTTGAGTTCGCGTTCTCCAGATCTTTCACCCGAGCCTCCAACCTCTCGATCTCCTCGGCCATCCTCTCGTTCTTGCGACGAAGATCTACATACCGAACACAAGCTTCACCAAGGATATCCGATCCCTCTCTGATCATCCGGCGAGCATCCGCAAGCTCCTCCACGCTTTTGTCAAATATCGACTCACTCATCGCCGCCCTCCTCTTTGTACAAGAACGACCAAAGATCCTTCATCGCCTCTCTCTTGGTCTTCCCGCGCCCAATGAAGCCACCACCGCACCTGTCGTCATAGTAGTTGGTCTCAACGATCCAGCTATCCTCGGAGACCTCCTTGGGGTAGATGACGATGGCAGGCTCGGGCATAGGCCATTTGCCGAACATCTCGCGCCGATCATCACACACCGTCCTCTTTTCAGCAGCATACTGCTTGGCGACCTTGTTCACCTTGTAAGCCTGGATCGTCGTCCATCCCATGAACAAAGAAAGAACAAGGATCACATAATTCCAGCTCTCCATGTCCTTATCCAAAAGCACCGGATGCCCACCCAGGACAATCATCACCCAAGTTGCCACAACACCAAACGCAACCATAATCATTCTGTATCCTCCTTATTTTCCGGCAGAGCCCGGACGTGCACTCCGGATCCGCCACACTTGAAGAAAGCGAAGATCTGGGCCAGGATTGGCACTCCGCGCTTCGCACCTGCTCCCCTCCCTACAACCACCGGTTCCTCTTCAGCCTCGGCCTCACCTTTTCGACGAAACTTCTCACAGAACCTCTTGTCAGCACCGCTGTGCTCCATCCGTTTCCTCACGATGCTGCAGTACTCGTACTTGCCAACCGCATCCACGAACTCCCTGCACAGAAGCGGGACATCGAAGGAGTTCTCGCAATCGACGCATCGCTCAGCATCTGGATCGCCCGCAGCAATGAGACCGTCCCTCCGGCCAAAGCTCTTCACGTACCGTGTCTTCATCATATCTATCTCTTTTTCCACCTGTGACGATCATCCCGGACCATCTGCTTCTTGCAGCTATGACGGTCCCCTCGACAACTCGTCAGAACATGCTTGGGAGCAAGGATCTTCTCACACCATTCCCCATCAAAGTACGGACAGGTCCACTCCCCACCCGGGCACCTGTTCTGCCTCTTCTCTGGATCATGGCGCGAGGATCCTCTTGACATCACCCTTTTCCCCTTTTGCAATTCTCTTTCCTCCAATCGATGAACGCAGAGGCAACTCCGATCACGACGATCCCAATCGCAGCTCCCAGCCCCACCCAGGTGAACCAGTCGGGATCATCAATAGCCCAAATGAAGAAAGAACTCGTCGCCGTGCAGGCCAACCCGAGACCGATCCATTTTGCATTCCTCTTCTGCTCTTCCGAGACACTCATCGCCCACCTCTTTGTGGTAGACCCAGCAGATCCCTGCCTGCCTGAGCCAAAAATGCCTTCACCGGCTGAGGGATATCCCCATCCGGGTACACCAGGTGATTCTGGATCACACAAACCCTCACCCCCTCGCGATGATCCTTCGGGATCCTCGCCGCCATCATCCATGTCTCTGCCGCGTACCAGATCTGCGCCCAGGGGTTCTCCGTCCTCGTGGCATCATACAGCACGTCCCTCTCCACGTTGGGCCACGCAGCCACTGCCCTGACAACCAAGGAATCCGTCAGCAGGTTCACCATACCGATATCCCCTGGATGCTCCGACTTCAGCTTCGCCACGCACTCCTTGAAGTGCTGCTCGGCCTCCGCCTTCTGCTCGGGCGTAAATTCTGGGAGAAGAAAATCATCCGTTTCGCAGAGGTTTTCTGAGTTTTCTGAGTCCTCAGGGGTATCCTGGGCCAGTTCGATAGATAGATCGTCAGGCGTGTTATTCTTTTTATTGTCGTTTTCTTCCATTTGTCAACTCTTTTTGTTTGTTTGTTCGTTATGTCAACAGCAGGTTTGGATCTACCCAAGCTCTCTGATCACGTAGAGTACAGCCATGGCGACTATCATCCAGAATGCTGCTTGGAGGATCAACCCGATCACCCCTGCAAAGATCCCTGCGAATAGCTTTGCGTCAGATGTCTCTACATGGGGTGAGTTCTCTATGTAGTCACCGTTTCTGTTGAAGTAATTGTACCCCTGCATGTTGCATTCTTCTTCGTACTCATCCCAGTTCTTTGCCCCGATCAACACCGCATTATGCGGGAGAGGTCTCTCATTGTTCATCTTGCTGATCTCCTCGCGGATTCCTGATCTCTTCGATCGCGCGTTTCATGTTCTGCCTCTTCGCCAGTGCATTGAAGCTGATCTCCCGCACCATCCTCTGCACGTCCTTCGTAGAGAATCTGCCCTCCATCTCAAACAAGACCGTGTACAAGTGATTCTCGTAAAGGACCTGGATCAACCTGAATCCTTCGCGCGCGCTCACCATAGACGCAAAGGCAAGAGCCTCGTACTTCATCGTGAACTCGACGCCCTCAAACTTGTGTGTGAAAAATCCGTCTTGCATGTCAGATCACCCTTCTAAAGCTACTTCCGCATCCAGCCTCTTTCGCATGATCATCTCTTTTGATCATCGGGTTAGCATCATTGATTCACGATCGAAATCGATCGGTGTCCAGTCGCTCATCCGATGCTCTCTCGCGTCACGCAAGAAGTCATCCCCGAACAAAGCACGCAGCTTCCAAGGCATCTCATCCCGAACCTTCTTAACAACCTGACTAACACGATCGTTCGAAATCTCGTGCTCATCTCCAATCTCACTCAACGTCTTTCTGAATACAACTCTGTCAATTAAAATACCAAGATTCCTGGCGTGCCGGGAAATACCAAGATTCCTGGCGTACCGGGAATGCCTATTTAACCCTACGCAATACTCATCCCAGTTGTAAAAGTTGCAATACCCAACAAACGACATCTCAAGCATCTCGCGCACCTCACAGTCAGAGGACATACTGTCATGAAAAAGCAATCCATCATCAAAAATGACATCAAAATCCGGGATCCCATACCTCTTCATGGCTGAGCCACTGATAGGAAAAAGGTCCTCTGTGTCCATCCCGTACAACGCTGCAATCATATCCATACAGTCCGGACTTGCCGTGTCATGCCCATCACACCCGAGCCACTCACAAGCAGAAACAGTAGGAACGGGATACCCAACAATCCCCGAAAGTTCAGTCCTGCTCATCCCGCGCTTCAGCCTCTCGCGCACAGCTCTCGTAAACAGGCTCGATTTCATTTTCGATCCAGGCATCTCACCTCCACCACATCAGAAGAGAATGCTTCCGACATACTTGTTGACCGAATTCTGGAACACCACTTCCTCCATGCCGGAATCAAAACCCGACCATCGAACCATTCTGATAAACTAATTCGGCCAGTTTGTCAACGGTCTCCGAGAATGTACTCCCCATAAAAACGATGCTTCCCAACAACAGCAGAAACCCTGGCAAACCTCACGCTGTCCCCGGCCTTGCAATCCGAACAACCGACTGAGAACTCCCGCACCGATATCTCGAACTTGCTGCCAAACACATCCCGGATCGCCTCCAAAGAGACAAACTCCTCCCGGGTCAAAGACCCGTCGTACTTCTGCTCGGACTCAACAGGAGCCCCCACACAAAGCTCATCGTGTTCCATCCCGTACATGAGCCCCCTGTCCACCCTCTCGAACTCCGAGTCCAACGGATCAAGCATCACCTTCTTTAGGAAGAAGATGACGTCCTCCTCCGAGAACCTCCCCTCCTGGTACCTCTGCAGATCCACTTCGTCTAGCGCAGGAGAAATCACATTGAACACAGCGGAGAAGCTCCTCTCCTCGTTGGCCTCCTGCTTCTTCTTGGAAGCGTCCTCGTAGATCCTTCTCGCACGCGAAAGCTCTCGCTCAAGGTCCGCGCGGTACTTCTGCATCTTCTCCGGCACCCCGAACATCTCATCAACATACCGAATCGCACGCTTCAAGTTCGTGATCTTCGGCATCACAGATGTGTCCCAATCGCTCATCTCCAACCGGTCAAACACCGGCACCCCAACCATACTCTCTGCAATCCACTCCGATGGATCGCGCTGCATGATCCTCTCAACAAGAAGATGAACGAACCGGTGATCAGCCTCGATCTGCGCCTTCGCAAACTCAAGGACTTCTTCGTCCGTCGGCTGCTCATCAAATGTACCCGGCAACAAGAAAACGAACTCTGCAGCGATCCCAACCCTACCAAACGTTCTAGCGAACACCCACTCCCGGACCCCAACTGGAAGCTTCTCCGCCTTTATGATACCCGAAAACTTGACGAGAGGGTTGAACGCCTTGTGAACCTTGAAATGCCTGCTCGGGAAAGCCTTCCAACAAAGATCGAGAAGAGTTCTCCCGAAGTGCGCAATGCACGTCCCCCCAGGCAGCTCGTTCAGATCGATCGACGTGCCACATATCGTGCACACCCCCATCTTCGGGGCAGGGAGGATCTCGCTCGGCACTCCTACTCCTTCTTGGGCTTCCTCTTCTTCGGGTTGCCGGTCTTGACGTCCTGATCCAGAGCCAATTCAGCCCACTTCGCCGAGTCCGACTTTCGCACCGGGGATGTTCCCGTCATCTCATGGTAGCGCTGGCAAATCACATCGCAGTACCGAGTGTCCAGCTCAACCCCATACCCACGCCGTCCAAGCTTCTCGGCAGCCATGATGGTGGTCCCACTCCCCATGAACGAATCAAAAACGATGTCGTCCCGCAGGGAGCTGTTTTTGATCGCGCGCTCGACCAATTCGATCGGCTTCATCGTCGGATGGATGTCGTTCCTCTTCGGCTTGTCGTAGTGCCACACGTCAGCCTGATCCCGATCCCCACACCAGTGCCTTCCTTTTGCCCCCTCGCGCCATCCATATAGGATTGGCTCGTACTGCCTCTGGTAGTCCGAGCGCCCGATAGTGAACGTATTCTTCGACCAGATGATGAACGTGGACCAGTGCCCCCCGGCCTCCCGGAAAGTGCTCTGCAAGGTATCCAACTCCGACGAGGACATGCAAATGTAGATCGCCCCCTCACACACCGGGAGCATCGCGCGCATCACATCCAGGAGGAACGGCCTGAAGTCTTCACCCAGATCATCGTTCTCGATCTCCCGGTGCTTGTCCATCTTCACCGCACCGTTCCCGTACGCCACATTGTACGGAGGATCTGTGAAGATCATCTTTGCTTGCTCGCCATCCAGAACCCTGTCCAGGACAGCCCTCTGGGTAGAATCCCCACAGATCAACCTGTGCGGCCCCAGCTCCCAAACGTCGCCCAGCTGAGTGATAGCCGGAACCTCGTCCGGGGATGGCGGCTCGGGCGGCTCCGTGCCCCCTCCCTGGCCGTCCAGATACTCGGAGATCATCCACGAAGCCTCTTCCTCGTCGAACCCGAGTCCATCGAGCGCGTCGAGCGCATCGTCGGCATCATCCATCATTGCCTTCAGCTGCTTGGCCAGGGCCTCGTCGTCCCACTCGGCCACAATCTCTCCGAGACGATTGTCCGAAATGTTGAAGCTCGTCGCAGTGACATTATCATCATCCGCCCATATCACAGGAACATGACTAAGACCCAGCTCCTGGGCCGCAAACAACCGCTGATGCCCAGCCTCAATGATCCCGGTCCTCTTGTTCACGAGAATCGGCCACCGGATCCCAAATCTCCGAATGCCAGCGACCAGATCCCCGATCAGGACCGTCTTCCTCGGATTCGCTGGGTCTGCCTTTACATCCCCAACCGGGGTCAAAAACCCAGTCAGATCCTCCAAGATCTCGACGTCATGCTTCGAGCCCTTCAGAAAACAGCGATCCCCGCGCTTCTCAAACGCATCACCCATCTCATTCTCCTGTCTTTGGATCGCCCGGGATCCCGGGCAATGAACGGTCAAACATCAACATGGACACTCCTCAACCCAGGAGCATCGTAGCATCCAGCCAACCTTCTTACAATGGAAAAACGAACTTGAGTTCGCCCTACTCGACACTACCCCCGGCTCGCCCCGTATCCAACTTGAAGCGAACCTCCATGGCGCTCAGGATCTTCCCATGGTTGTCGAGCTTGTTGTCGATCGCCTTGACCGACCCCTTCAATTCTTTTTGTGTCTCTTGGATTGCGCTGATGGTGGCTTCGTGCTGGACCTGCGTCTTCTCGACATCAGTTTGGGCGGATCGAACATTCTCGATCGCATCCCCGTGGTCCCCAACTTTCTCGGTCAAGTTCCTCATCGAAACGAAGGTCCCACCGGCAAAGAACACCATGGGAATGAACCAGATGATGAGCTTCGCCCAGGTATCACGAGTGAGGCCCAGAGGACCCTTGTCGATCTTCTCCTCGTACCTACATCCTGTACATTCGTGGGTGCCCTGTGGCGCTGATGCGATCGGTTCCGCCCCTGCAATAGCGGCCCCTGGTTGGACTGAAATCGACCCGGTCGGTTCTCCCACGACATCCTCCCTGAAGCACGGGCCGAAGCCCAGACATCAACCTTCTAGATCGATCTTTATCAGGAATAGATTCCAGGCGCAACCGAAAACCGGAAAGGACTACTGGTCCGCGTAGTCGGCGTCCGTCTCACGGGCCTCGTCACGCTTGTCCATCTCTTCCATCGCTTTGATGAGATCGGAACCGAAGACGATACGATCTTCCGCCTCGGAATACGCGACGATCTTGAGGCCGAGCATGCGCTCCTGCGCCTTGAGGTGCTCCTGGACAGAGTTGATGTCGACGTTGTTTGCGAGGAACTCGGTGCAGATCAGATCCAGATTGTTTCCTGGCTTCTCACTGCCAGAGATCTCCATCGCCTTGTCCAGCGCGCGATCGACGTTCTCGTCCTGCTGCGGAAACAAGCTGAAGCTCTTCTTTTTGGCAACATCCTCCTTCTTCTTGCCGCCATCCCCATCTTCACCTTCTTCCTCTTCGAGTTCGCCGGATACCTTCGCCTCCTTGAGCATCTTGTCGATCTCGGACACCGTCTTGCCCTCGACCTTGTCACGCCACTCGGCGGCGTTCTCGACGGTCACAGCGTGCATGAGCATACGAGCCTTGGTCCACCCGAGCCCCCGGATCCACTCCTGGATCTGAGACGGCATGTCCTTGAACCACTTCTGCAACTTCAGCAAGAACTGCGCCTTCCGAATATGAATCTGCAGCTCATCCTCGACGTACTTCTTCCAGCTCTCGAAACCCCAGCTCCGGTACATGTCGTTCGAGTACGCCATCTCCATGGCCACACCGAGATCCCAGGTCTTGTTCTCCGTCTCCTTGAGAAGGTTCAGGATCGTTTCCCTGACTTCGGCATGCTCGACAACCTGCCCATCCTCCTGGCCCTCGCCGACAACCGCCAGGTCCGCCTTCTTTCCTTCGTCAACCTTCTTCGCTTTTCCCTTTGCCATCTTTCATCTCCTTTTGCTTCAACCGCAAAAACTCAGCGACCACCCATGCATCTGCAATGTTGTGGTCATCCACACAAAAGCCGCGCTCCTGCACGGCAGCAACGATTTCCTTCTTCCCCTTCGTACCCTTCGAGAATCGCCCTTTTCCAAGGACCCGCTTCCTGGCAGACGCGGGAGAAACCATCTCCGGGTACAAGCTCAACGACAAGTACAACTGCGTCTTCACGGTTCCATGGATCTCGCCGAGATCGTTCTGGGCACCCCGGGCACCGAAGGCGTAGTTCTCGATCGCAGCAAACAGCTCCCCGCGATCGTTGGCCTTGTTTCCAATCGACAGGATCTCACCTGCGATATAAACGAGCCGCTCGACCTTCTCCTTGACCGAGGCATCTCTCGGGAGCTTCCAGCCCCACGCCCCGCTTTCAAGGACATCCCCGTCCTCATCCATGAGCACGCAACCGCATGCTGTGACCGAAAGATCCAACCCCATGTAGTATTTCATCTACAACCTTCTCGCGATCCACTTCAGAATCGCCAAAAAACCATCCAGCAACCTTCTCCAGAAGCTCTCTCCTTTAACGAGATGCCGCTCCTTGTGCTCAACTCCATACCTATCAAAATACGAAACCTCGATCAGATTCTCGCCGCTCTTCTTCGATTGAACGACCTTGTATCCTCCCCCCATGGGGGTCTCGACATGCCTAACGAATTTCCCGCTGTCCTCGGTTTTCATGTGGACTCCTGCATCAGATTGAGAACGCAATTCAGCAGGAGTATTATAACACCAGCGGACAGCTGCTACATCCGTCAGATCTTCTTTTTTCTCTTCCTCACCCCGAAGCAGAGGTCTCGCCCATCGCAATATTTCGGGCGCCCCTTCGACTTCAGCTTGCACTCCGGAAGCTTCTCGATCCCCTGCGCGACGACCTTCAGCCTTCGACCAACTTCCTCCCGCAAATCTCCATTCAAATCCACAAACGGAAGAACCTCCTCACCCGGACGCATCTCCTCACAGACAAGCGGAACAATCCGATCTCTCTCCTCGTGCAGAGACCGAACAGTGTCCACGCTTTCTTTCAGCCGGTCCTTGATCTGATCAATAACCGCCTCGTCCCTGGGGATGATCCACTCGACGGTGGATCCGCCGAGATAGTCAGCCCCCTTGAACACGTAGATGATTCGAGCACGGTCGATTCCAGTCCCAAGCATGGCCAGGTTCACTTGCTCAACATGCTTCTGACGCGGCCTCCCACCGAACGACGGGTGCAGGTCCTCCCTGGCACTCTCCTTCTCGGTCTTGATCTCCTGGATCTCCAGGTCTCCGTCCTGATTCCAGTCGACAATCCCATCCAACTTGATAACCGCACGAAGATCCGGAATCCTGACCTTCGGCTCAGAGTACTTCCATCCGTCCCCCGGCGGCTTCGGCCCCCAACCCCGCTCAAGAAGAACACCATCCGGAACCTCGTTCACGAACTGGGTCTCCTCCTTGACCATCACCTTTGACCTGACGCTACATCCCTCGCTAGGAGTGTGGCGAACCCCCTCCCCTGTCCCAGAAACCATCCGCTCCCACTTCCCGAGCAGCATCGCCCCAGGGAACGACGGAAGGATCCGATACTGAAAGAGATCGTGGTACATGTGCCCCTGGGCGAAGTTCCAGAGACTTCCCGGAGGCACCAACCCTGCCTTCAACTCCCCCGCATACCCAGCCGCACACATGAGAGCGTACATGCGCGGGCACGCGTTGTGGAGACCTGACGCCCCGATCCACCACTCCTTCCAGATCTTGTCCTTCGGATCCAGGGTGACATTTTGAACCCACCCTTTCTCATGCCAGTACACCTTGATCGAATCGGCGACCTTCGTCGACGACTCATACGGACATTCCGGCATGTTCTGATCTCTCGTAAACTGTCCGAGCATACAACCTCCCACCGGCAATCCATGCCGACATCAAACTCAACTTTTCAACAGAGTCTACTAGCCGGGATCCCTCTGCTGCCCGGCCTGCTTGTCCACCTCGGTCAGACGGAAAGAGATGTGGTACACCGACTCGCCGTCCTTGATTCCACGGTAGAACTGATTCAGATGGCCGTGCCAAGTGTTCCCATTGGCAAACCCGTCATGCTCGGCCATCTTGTTGTCCTTCCGAAACTGATCCACCGTCCCCGGACGAAGGCTCGTGATCGTCGCCTTCGCAAAGGGAACCGACTTGTCATCCCTCATCCAGGGAATGAACCGGGACGTGAAAGCGATCTCATCACCGACCTTGTACGGACACTCCCCCTTCGGATACCTCCGAACGATGCCAGCGGCCTTCTCTTCCATGATGAGTTTGGTTTCGGTCCTCGTACAACTGAACATCTGCAACTCCTCCTGTGTCAGCAGCAACGAACTCAAGTTCGCACCTATGGGATTGTAATCCCCAGCAGGCTTGAGTCTACTCTTTCTGCCCCCTTGAGTCCAGATCGAAAAAGCGCGAGATCGCCCTTCCAGCCATGCGAAAGACAGCCAGATCATCCTCCAGGCGACTCAGGCGATGCTCGAAGATGGTCGCACTCGGTGGCTCCTTCAAATCCGGAATGCTTCCATGGTTCGACGCCTCTTCGCCCGGCATCCCCTCGACAATGCGCTTCAGGCGCCGCATCTCGGTGTCGGCAGCCTCCATGAGCATCTTCTGCGATCGAAGGTGTGTGACGGCTCCTCCGGCGATCTCGACGAGGTTGTCCCAAGTCAGGCCATTCCCGTAGAACTCCCTGAGCTGAGCAAGAACCTCCTCATGCTTCGCGGCACCAGATGCCTTCGCCGCATTGGCCTGGATCGTAAGCCTGTCGATCTCCACATCCTTGGCGCGGATGTTCTCCTTCAGCCCCTGAATGATCTTGGCCTGACCTGCAGATGCCTCCTTCAGTCGAGACACGCCGACGACGATCTCGTCAGCCGTAGCCTTCCTCCCATCACCGAAAAGAATATCACTCAGGGCTTCTTTCTCTTTTTGCTGCATCTCTCTCCTCTTTCTTTCGTTTCTCTTTCAACTCAACCCAGACGAGCCACACCAGTATCACGGCAGCTGCAACTCCACCAATCGTTCCCATCACCATCAGATCTGCTCCCTGCGCTTTGCCCAGCTGGGCCAAGACGCCATGTCATCACCCTTGCCCTTGAGACAGTTTTCATTAGCCCAGAAGGTTCCAAACTGCTTCATGAAAACCTTGGCACCGTCCCGATCCGCCTCTGCCACGATCGACTCAGCCCAAACTTCTCTCATCTCACGCGCCCCGGGACCACTCTCTCCACCGATGATGACCTGGTCGATCCCGTTCAAATCAACAAACCCGATCAACCTCAGAAGCGGCTCGAAAGAAACGAACTTGACCGGACACCTGGTGCGCCGCAGAGTGTCTATCCGATCAGTATTGAAGTCGTTCTCTACGGTCACACCGTGATGGATATTCCCTGGAACATCGAACGGAGCAGAATCCAAATATGCCTTCATCCGACCAGCTCTCTTCGTGAGTACCTGATAAGTGTGCTGCGGACCGGCCATCATAGCCTGGTAAACCTTGTCCATGAATTCGAACGGAACATCCGGGTGAAACAAATCCCCCATCGAGTTCACGAAGATCCTGCGAGGCTTCGCCCATCGCGCTGGCTGAGAAAGCAGCTTCTCGTCATCGTGACATCGAACCTCACTGAAATCGTGATTGTACTTCTCACTCCCCATAGCCCGGAGTCGTTTGTGCATCTTCTCCGCGTAGCAGTTCCAACACCCACCCGAAACCCTGGCACACCCAGTCACTGGGTTCCACGTCGCATCTGTCCAGTGAATCTTACTTTTGTCGCCCATCCTCTTCTCCATACTCAATCGCACAACGAGGATCCAACAACTGATCCTCACTCACAATGCTCACCGTCTTGAGATCGAAATCATCAATCACGCGCACCCCATCTTCGCGAACATGGGACTTCTTGATCGTCCCACTTGCACCAAAGCCTACTCCCACCACAGGGACTGCCATCGGCTGCGTGCTCACGATATCGTCCGCGTTCAAACAAGGGTATGCCTTCCGAATCGCGGGCATCCTAAACCTCCTGAGGCGACGGAACCACATCCACCGGTCCCACCTCTTGAAGATCCAGGTCCCCCTCCACCAGGACCGGAGGTGATCTCTCCATGTCCACAGAGGAATGCCACGCTCCTCGTAGATCGCCAGCAGCCGCTCCTCGTCCAGCGTCCCGTCCGCGTTGATATACTTCGCCCGGTACAGCATGCAGCACGGCATAAACTCGCGAATGTCTGTTCCATCCTTGTGGCAGTCACACATGCACACTGGACCGAACCTCGGATGTTTTCTCACCCTGCCCATTCAGTCACCAGCCTTGTCTTTCATCACGATCTCGCGCCACTCCTTCAGCTCGACAGTCGCTGCTCCGAGCAGATTCTTGATGGCCAACTCGACACCATCCACGGCCCCCTCTGGGGTACCCGAGTTGGCCGATACCTCGATGCAATTGTCCTCACGCTGAATCTTCAGCTTGCAGTGGAACAGGAGCCTTCTACTGTCACGATCCAGAACCACTTCTGGATTCAACGGTGTCATCCCAGCTTTGATCATGGAATCATCCTCCTTTTTCCATCAGCTCGAAAAAAGCATCCATCTCGTACATGAGAACCTCCCCGTTGTCCCCGTCACCACCAGACTTCCAGCAAAAGAAGTCATCGTAATCCTGAAAGTCGTGATCCTTCAGAAACGCCATCAGACGCTCGGACATCGGATGATGATCGATGTCATCCTCCCAGCGGTTCTTGTCCGTCAGGCCGAGGCCAACCGCCCGCTCGTAGTCGGTGCGGCTGTCCTTTCCGAACAGGTACTTCAAGTAGCCGATCACACCCATTCCTACCTCCCGAACCAGCTCTTCACCCACCACCAGGCAGCACGGTACCAGGGCCATTCCTTCATGCTGGAGTATTTAAATATAGCCTCCATCCGCTCTCCGTCATCGGATGGCGTGGCCTTCTCGACGTATGAATCATTGAACTCATAGACCCTGGGCCACGCAAACCTTCTCTGCTTAAAAACCGTTATGACCTCGCCAGCAGGTGGACATACACTGAAGGCCCCGCTGTCCTGGAGTTCCATCTCACCCCTGGCCCAATCGTAAAACTCCTCGTCAGGAACATCCGCCTCCGTAACCATGCGGGTTATAACGAGCGAAGCTCCAACACCATCATCATCCTTGGCGCCAGAAAACCCGCCAGCTTCATGTACAGCATCCTGGTCTACTTCTGCCCTGAATCCAATGCTCAAGCCAGCGACGCCTTCGATGCTACACTCTGAGCAACTCATCTTCACCATCGCACAGCCCTTTCACTTTGTCCGATCAACAACCAGCCGGACGCGACGCCCACTACCAGAAGACTCGGCAGCCTCAATCCCGTAAGTGAAACACATTTCAAGTTGCGTGAGATGCGGCCATATCATGCTCCACGAGCGATCTTCCGAACTCTCCCAACCCCAATGCGTCTCCTGCTCTCCTTCCGCCGCCTCTCTCACAGAGACAGGATGTATTTCATCAGGGCCATACCCACACATTTCAAGCTGGTGGGTAGACCGGTACACATTCGAACACTTGTCCCCGTCGTACCCTCCATACATCTTTTCCAATCTTCTCATGTTGCCCATGCTACCCTTTGACCTGATTCCACATCAGCCGGTCGCCTTCCCACCTATGATAGTTTCCACACCATGTACAGCGCCCATCTTTCCCCTTTTCGACCACCGTATCGTCTCCGCACCAAGGACAACGAACGGTGGCCTGGCGATCCCTCCGGTAGTAGTTCTCGCAAAGAGGCTGCACGCAACCACGAGAACCGAAGAAGATGAATCGACTCTTCAGGGAACTCCCGCAGAAGTCACAGAAGCCGAAATCGAACATCGACTCCGTAATGATCCGCCTCAGTGGACGCTTTGGATTGTCAGGAAAACTCACTTCTTCCTCCTCTTCGGAAGGTTTCTCGTTCCGCAGTTCGGGCACTTCTGCCCATCTCCCACCAACGCCAGATCACAAGCGTAGCACCAGTGAAGGCTATGCCTCGGAGACTTACTCTTCTCCCGATTCGGCTTTCCCTTCGTGGTCATACTCTCTCCATGGAGCAGAATCACCAACAGACACGCCACCGCCGTCATCTATCTTTTCATCGAAGCACCTCTTGCAGACGAAGAAGCTAAACTCGCCCGTCAGATGGCAACTTCCTCCCATTTGAACCTTCTCGGACGACTCAAGATTCGACAGATCAGCCCGACAAAATCCACACAATCCATTCTCATCATTCATCATTGTCACCCCTCCCGCACGTACACGCGCATGGATTCTTGTGATCCCCGATATCATTCACAATCGTCCCGTGCACCGGGCAAGTGTGCCAGTAGTGCCGATTCGCGCAAACACGCTCTCTGATCGGACACCCACACCGAGCCACAGCAGGCTCACCACACTCTGGACATTTTTCTGCGTCGGCCATGCTTCCTCCCGCCATCATCGGCAGTGATCCGAAACAAGAGTATTGCCACACTTTGGCTGTTTATTCAACTCCTAAAACGAACTCAAGTTCGCTTCAACTTCTCAAAAACACGCGCCGGGACCATCACCCAGTCCCTGTCCACCATCGGATCATCCACGCCACCCTTGATCTCAATCGCCAGAGCAGGCTCACCGCCCACAGCGTTCGCCTCCCTGGAGATCTTCCGAAGCCACTCCCACTTCACCGAAAGGCTCGCATGAATCGTCTGCTTGCACTCGACCAGAAACTCTATCCTGTCCAAATCGTCCACAGGAGACCACTCGACATCCCGAACGTCACCCTTGCTGTACTTGGACGATCCAGATCCAGCGACCTTCTTCCCGCCAAACCGATCGGCAATACGCGCCTCTTGCCCGTCCGGGTTCTCGCTCGGACCCTGTAGATACCTATTAGGCTTCTTCATTTTGGATTTGTTCGAAAGTAACCATGCCGCCACATGAACGGACATGATCTATCTCGGAAAACGGGACATACACCCGATGCCCGTGCTTCACGCTGACGATCACTCCATCCTCCGGAGCGCCAACACCGACAACCCCTCCGCGCCCCAGGAGCTTTTGAACACGGTCCCCCCTTTTCACGGCCCTCAGCTCAATCTTCATCGCCTTCTCTTTTCTCCAGATCTAGCGTCGAGACTTCCTTGACTACCCCACTTGACTCGACAACTGCTGTCCTCCTGGTCGGGAAGGCGACCACCTTCGCTTCGACCCCCTTCACCTCAACCTTGTCCCCAACCCGGAAGTCTCCGACCCTTTTTCTTCTACCCTTCGGCATTCTCGGCTTCCCTTTCGATTCCCTCTGCCGTTCCCTTGATCTTTTCGAGCATCCTTCTCAGAAGCTCCTTCTTCATCGACTTGAAAACTTCTGGCTCCCGAACCCGAGCCAGGAGCGACGCCTTTTTCGTGAACTCCTCATCAGAAAGATACCACTTCTTCTTCGGCGCCTTCCCTTCTTCGTGCCAGAGCCCATACCGCTCCCCCTGATCCAGGACATATTTGAACTCATCAATCTGCCCGGACTCTGCACCACTGATACACATGACGAACATGCCGGTCGCCTTCGGAGTCGATACCTTGCTCTTCTCGACCTTGAAGTTCTGCCGGACTTCCTTCCCGATCTGAATCTGGAAGTCCTTTTTGACATCATCATCCATGGCGTCCGAGTTCCACTTGCTCGGCCAGAACGAGACGATCACCGAAGCACCGAACTCCTGCCCATGCCCACCCGGCATCGTCTTCGGGTTGAACGGATCCATGCTGTCGCGCTCCTGATTGATCCAGATCTGCGTCACGGACCGATCATAGAACTTCTTGCAATCATTGGCCGAAGCAGTGATCTTCCGCACGAACTGGTTCACTAGGATCGCCTGTGCGGCCAGTGTGCGCCCATCCTCCGTGCTCTTCTCAATCTCCACGCTGGGCGTCATGGCAGCAATCGAATCGAGCAGGAAGAGGTCCACCGCGCCCGTACGGAGTAGCTCGTCATACACGTCGATGCCCTCCTCTGCGGTACCAGGTCGATCCACTAGCAAAATCCTCGTATCCACACCAATGCGCTCCGCCCACTCCAGATCCAGGGTCCCCTCGAAGTCAAAGAAGACGATGCGATACGGCTCGTATGAATTCTCCTCATACCTCTTGAGCCGCTCCTTGTACAAAGTCGTTTTCTTCTTCTTCATCTTCCCGGACTTCTCGTCCATCACCTCGATCTCGATCTGCTTGAACGTTCCCTTCATCCGGTCCGAATACTCCTCAGGATACGGCACCGGCTTGAAGAGACCTTCGCTGTAGCAGTCACAGGTCCCAATCGCCTCGTATATCACCTCGCCAGTTTCGTCATCAACACCAGACTCGATCACCGCGAAATCGTCGACCGGACGCAGACAGTTCGCACAAAGATCCTGCGCGTTCGCAGCAACCCGAAGAGCCTCCGTCGTCTTTCCAGACGAGTACTTTCCCCGAAACATTGTCAGACGCCCAACAGGGATGCCACCTCCAAGCGCCACATTGAAGCTCAAACTCCCCGTGTCGAGCCTCGGAATGTCCACGCTCGCAATGTTCCTCGCGAGCCCCATCGTGCAACCATGTTTACGGTTCACGGCCTTCGAAAAGGCCCGAATGATACTACTCCTGTCCATAGATCCCTCCGTCAGCAGATGGACACCTTAACTCTGTGTGAATTGTGATTGCAAGCGACAGGTGCAAACTCATCGACCTAATCGACCTTGACGCACATGGAAAGGTAGGATGCGGCCTTGTGGCCTGCTCGCTGGACAATCTGACCAGCCAGCTCTGTTCCACCGGGGGACCCGACCGTCTTCATTTCGTAGCCCCCAGCTGCCTGGTCAATCGTCCCGGTCAGGAGGCGATCCTCTCGAACCTTGCCGACGATCAACTCAGTCCGATCATGATCATCCTGGGCCGCCTTCTGATACGCATCCCAAAGACCATCGAGGGTCTTCGTGGAGACATCCAGCTGGCGCCTCGTCGGAGCAGCCTGATCGGCATACCGAATCGCGAACGAGCCGTAGCAGACCCGGATCATCGGCTCCCAAATCGACTCCCAGAACAAACTGTTTGGAGCCACCTCGACGCCGACCAGCTTTCCGTTCACCAGAATGATCGCGCCAACCTGACCAGGAACCAACTCGAACTCGGCAACAAACTGATCCAGCTGCTTGCCAAAGTTCCTCAGGAAGTAGACCAGGGCTTGCTCATCACTGGATCCGTATCCCTTGTTGAACTCGCCAATGCTCCCCCAGAGCTTCGAATAATCCTGTCGTCCACGTAGGGCAAGAGCCCTCGTTCGCAGACCAACCGGCAAAATCGTCAGATCCTGGACCTGTCGCCGAATCATGCCGCTCTGCGAAGACTGGATGCACATGGCGTCCCGGATCGTCTTCGAGTCCCCAGGAGCCAAGAGCACACCGCTGCCGATTGCATGATCCTGCGCACGCTCCTTGACAACCCAGCACGACCCTGTCGGCATGACCGTCGGGGAATCCCCGCTGTGCCTCATGCTGACCGTTCCGTATTCCTCAGTCCCGACCTCGACTTCCGTCGGAGGCATGAACTCCTCTCCACGATCGGCACCCTCATCCACAAGCGGGATGACATCCATGTTTCCGACCGTCTGACGACGTCCGTGCCCTATGCCGAACAGGATGTCGTCCATTGACATGTTCCGTCTTGTCATGACTCACCTCCAATGAGAGCCAAGCTCTCGATTGTGGACCCCCTCAGCGCACTCTGAACCAACGCATTGATTCCGCGCTGCGGATCCGACTCCAGGAGACCCCGAAGCATCGTGGTCGCCAGAGCCGACGGCGACTTGACCGGCATGGTCGTCGCCCCCTCGATATTGTCGCAGAGCTGCCTAACAGAGCCACCCTCTGCAGCGAACACCGGGTTCATATGGAAAACCGGCGTCTTGATGCCAATCCCCCTAGCCGCCACGAGGACGTCCTGGAAGCGCCCTGCTGGCGCGTTCTCGTACCCGTCCGACAGAACGTACACGGCGTCCGGGTTGCGCCCCAAAGCGCCAAGGAGGCCCTCTGCGAGCGACGTGTCACCCTGCGGCTTGACAACCTTCTGGTCGTCCCCCAGGACGCCACCGCAATACAGGATCATCGAGTCGTCCGAAGTCTCCTGCAGCATATCCCGAAGAGAGAGCGCCGTGGCCAGCGGCCTCATCGGCTGCTCCTTGCTCCCCTTCATCGAGCGCGAAGCATCCACCAGGATCGCCACGTTCTCGTACCGAACCGGGAGGGCCGCCGCCGCCGACTGCGCCTTCTTCTTGAGCGCCGCGACGATATCCGCGTCCACACCATTCTCGAATGCGTGGATGTACAAATCGACCGGATCGTACCGCAGCGGATCCATATCAACCTTGACCCCCGCCTTGTTCGCACGCTTCTGAACCACCCGCTTGTTATGGTCCGTCATCGTTCCGGATCTGGCCTTGATCTTCAGCAACTCCCCGGCCCCGATCGTCGGGTGATACGTCCCCCGGATCCCTTCCAGGACCTCCATCGGGAGCTTCTCACCAGCCAGAATGTCCACGCGCGCGTCCACGAACGCCTTCAGGAGCCGGACCTTCAGCCGGTCACGCCGACCGAAGACGAACGCGATACACTCGAAGACGTACTCCCTCTTGTTGTTGCCGACGAACTTGAGGACGTTGTCCCGGAGGATATCCTTCTCCTTCTTGGTCCACGTCCGACCATCCTTCTTCAAGATCGACGCAATGATGCTCGCACGCCGAACCCCCCAGACATGCCCGAGGACGCGCTTCATCTTCGAGCGGTACTTCACTGCCCAGAGATCAAGCCTCCGCGATCCCAAGATCGTCGACAGGACCAACTTCCTGGTCCGCGCGTTGTTCGAACGCTTCACACCAAGAGCATCCCCCTTGCCCCGGAAGGCATCAAAGAGCTTGAACATCCTCGGAACCGGCAACTGGCCGATCAGATGCACGAGAATCTCCCGCTCCAGGGATGGGTTCAAGAACATGTCCGACCCCGGACTCCTCGGGTTCGAGAGCAGCTTTCCGATTCCGATCTGGCGAGCCCGATCCGTCACCCCCGGCATCAGAAGGAGCGCCTCGTACAGATCTCGCCCCTGCCCGAAGAGCGTGTCGTGGACACGACGCTCGGCCGCAACCTGCTCCTCACGGGTGTTGTAGTGGGTCGCCCTTCCGTACGACGTGGTTGCCACGTCCAGGAAAGATCGCACAACGGAAGCCGCCTCCTGCGCCTCGATTGCGCTCGGTGCCTTCCACAGTCCTCCAGCTTGCATGATGTCCTTCATCGTTCAACCTCCCATCTCTCTCAGATGTGATCAGCTGTGAGGGAAAAAATCCCCAAGAAAACCCGAAAGTCGAGCTAGTTTATATCCAAAACCTGTATCGACTTTTTCAGTTCTTAGAGAAGTGAATCAGAAAAGAGGGCCGAGAGAGTTTCAAAGACATTTTTTCGTTGAAAACGATGGAATCGAACCATCTACCCAAAGGTTATGTGCCTTTTGCTCTGCCAAATGAGCTAGTTTCCTGGAATGTCTCCCCAGTTCTCAGCCACGTCCTGTATACTACTCACTCCTCGAAATTTGTCAACAACTTTCTTCCGCACCGACGCCCAACTCATCGATCATCTCAGAAGACAGCTCCTCAAACACGAAATCGCAACAGTCCCACTCTCCGCACACCGGGCAAATGGAATTTGACCAAACCTCATCATCTTCTCCGTACCCATCGTAGTCCGCCTCCAGATCGCCATGCGGAAAACTGCAGCCGCACTCTCTGCACACAACGTTGCGATCATGGTACTCATAAAGATAGGCCGGAGACGGAGTCAGGCTCCGAAAACTCTGAACCTCCGTATGAACCCCACAAACAAACTCCTCCACCATGAGTCCAGCAATCTTCTTCACATCATGGTGGGCCGACCTAATCCGATCCAATTCCTTATCATACGGTGAGAACCCCCCATCAATGAAAAGATCTCCCCTGCACCGGCTAAACCTGAATATCTCAATGCCAGCCTCCGACAATATTTTCATAACGTCGTTCAGGATGGAAAGACCATTTGCAACCGGACACGATCCACGAAAGGACAAAACACCCGAAGACTGACCTGGCACCTTGTGCAACGTCCTCCCAGCGTTCGGATTAGGGCGAATCGTCGACCTGTCAATCTCTATGGTGATCATTTCTTCTTCCATCCCTTCGACTTCGCGACGAGGTTGTCAGCGTCGATCTTCGCCATCTCAGGGAGATGAACATGGTATCGGTCAAAGAACTCCTTCAGCATCGTATGGGGAGTCCTCTTCTTGCTCATGGAGTACCGCAGCTTCTTGACCTTCTTCTTGTTCTCCGGCCTCTTCATGAGGCTCTCGCCGACCTTGAACGGAGCCTGAATGCCACCGTCTTTCGTCCGAAAGATCACCTTCCCGCCACCCGAAAGCTCCGGTTCAAACGCCTTGGCAACCTTCTCTGGGACACGCTCCACATACGTCCCCTCACGACCAACCAGATCCTCGATGGACATCTCGTTCGAACGCTCCACGATCCTCGAAGCCGCATAGTCGACATCGAACGCCCTTGGAACGCTCCGGTCCCGATCCAGCTGCACGAACTCCGGACTGAAATTGTACGCATGGTTCAACCCATCCTCCACGCACACAAAGTGGCCGCCAACGTACACCGTCCCGGGATCCCTCTTGATCATCTGGCCGAATGCGTTCTCAAAGATCACGTCATCTGGATCGATCTTCTTGACCCGGTACTTCTCAAACTCCTCAACCGGCACCGTGAACTCAAGCGTGAAGCCGTCCACAGGGCTATTCCCTGTGACCTCAAACCCAAAGCACTCTCCCATCAGGTCATCCTGGTAGAACACACCCATGAACATCTTGTTGTCGAACGCAAAACGGAAGTGGCCACCAGCTCGGACGATGACCATCGCCGACATCTTGAGCCCCTCACCGTGCTTCCCGACGGCCCGGCTGTCATCACGCTTCCCAGAGCACCCTATCTTCAGAAACCCGAGATCAGACGGATTGAAGTCGTTCGTCATCCTGACTTCTTGGGCCGACCCACCGAAGTTCTCGACAGCCTCCCTCTCCATACCACAAATCTTATGATCCTCCGTGATGACACGGGCCTCCTCGATGTACTCGCCCCAGTCCATGAAGTTCTGGTAAACCTCACGAAGAGCCTCTTGGATCCCCCAGTCCGGCAGGTAGTCCCTACCAATACCGTATCTGATCAGATCGGGCATCGGCCTACTCCTCGTCGATCTCGACCTTCGTGAACACCTCATCGCGCACCGGAATCTTCACGAAGATGATGCCATCCTTGATTCCAACCTTGACCTTCGTCGCGTCGAACTTGGGATCAATCTGGAACCCGTGGTCGATGCTCACGTCGATCTTGTCCTGGAACACCTCCGGGAGATCGGCCTCGGTGACCCGGACACTAAGGAACCGATCGTCTTCACCCCTGTTTTCGACCACGACATCGGTGTTGTCTCGGTTGGCCCCCGGGGCCATGATCGCCACCTCCATCTTCTCCTGACTCTTGTTCACCAGCGTGTTCGGATTCTTGTCTGAAACAACCATTTTTCTCACCTCTTTTTCGTTGCCATTTTCTCTGACATGCGCAGCACCCTTGCTGCGATCCATGCCCGGTCATTATGCTTCTTTTCGAAGTTTTGTCAACCTACTTTGTGCGCTCCCCCGGGGTTGAACCGGGAACCTCTCGATTATCGATCGAGGGCTCTACCATTGAGCTAGAAGCGCAAAGGAGAGATGCCGTGTTCACCAAAACCCCCAGCGGATCACGTCCGCTGTGCATCTCTCTCTGTGAGCGAACCAGGACTCGAACCTGGGACCGGGCGTTGCGGACTTACGGGGACCTTCCTGAATGGGAGTCGAACCCAACACTGCCCTACGCACCCTGCTCTCCCTCTGAGCTACTCGCCCTGAAAAGCGTCTGGGAATCGAACCCAGCAGGATATCCTGCCGACACACCTTCACACGGCCTTGAGTTCATGTTTCGGTGCGCCCCTCCACGGTGACGCTTTAATCTACAAACTCCTGATCCTTTTTCCTGATGAAAAGTACAATTTCATCACCATTGTACAATGGTCGCTCCGTATCATACCTCTCGGCAAAATGGAACACAGCCCGCACCTTGCGTCTTCCACACTTCCACCTCCGATCCGACGAGAAGACGTTGTACATAACCAGATCACCGAAAATCTCAACAACACGCGCGAAAAGGTCCTCATTGTCCCTATTCACATAGACCGTGCCCACCTCCGGCCTCGGAACCACCCTGGTTTCAGAAGGATCTGGCTCCAACCTGTTCTTGAACCATAGCATCAGTATTCCTCCTCTCGATACCACTCCATGGCCTTCTCTTTCGACCACCCTTCCCCATGAGAACGTCGGTACTCTTCGGCCAGGTAGCCAAGATAGACCTCCCGATCGTACCTGCCATCCTCGCACTCGATCCAAGACTGATGAAGCCCGTCAAGATGATACTCACATTCGTGCATCTGCTCCGCGCAGTACAACTCCATGCACCGATCGTTGTAGAACCCGATCTCTTTTTCGAGATACTTGAAGTGCTCTTCGTTCTCCTTGCGCCAATACCGGCATTGCTCAATCTCAGTCAGAGCCCTATTGTGGTCACGAACAGTGATCCTCATCTCTTCCCGGCAATCCCCCAACTCGGAAGCCAGGGTCTCTCTTGCAGGCCCACAGTGACCATGGGCCTCGCACCATCGCTCTTCGCTTGTCGGCTTCGGAACCTTGATTTCCTTCTGGATCTCGGCAACCCAACACTCATCCTTGTACTCGGCCTCGATCTCAGACCGATATCCTTTTTTATCCCTCCAGGTATCAAAAGCCCAGAAGCCATTCGCCAACGTAGCCAATAAAACGAGAGTTACCAGAACCGCACTGACCTGATCGCCGTCAGTCAGCTCGTCACCCTTCACATCAACAAACGCTCCGCAGCTCTTGCACTTCACCTTCATCAACATCCTCCTTCAAATAGCACGCAGGGAGGGATTCGAACCCCCAACGACATTCGATCAAGAGAGCCTCAGAGTTATCAGCTACGCGCGCCCCACTGACTCCTCGTATTACGCCCGTCGGCTTTTCCTGCTCCCCCATTCGCAAGCGCTCGTGACACCATGCCGAATTCAACTGACCACTGGTCCGAGGTTTTCGTATCCCCCCGTCGGGGTTTTCCTGCACGGCCGCCTTTACCATTTGGCTACCCGCGTAAAAATCAGAACCACAGGCAGGACTCGAACCTGCACGGGCTGTCGGTACTTCCATTTAAAGTTGCTCCATCTAGCACTCACCCTCTCCGCCCAACCGGAAGACGGATAGCGTATACCATTTCCGCCTCTATGGTCCCCAGGTCTCTCTCCTGGATCCACCCAAGCACGATCTCTCGTCCGGTGGTCAGTTTCCATTTTGGGTGAAGTCAGTAAAGGCCCCCATACCTTTCCCCGCCTGGCGCGGCATGGTCACGCTAATCAGGCTTCGCCCCGTCTTTCCGGGATGTCCTTGTGTTCCTCATGACTTTTTATAAAGGTGCACTTCGTCGCCACAAAGACCATTCCGCACCTTGTACCCCAGGCAGGACTCGAACCTGCAACCTCTGCGTATGCAGCTTACGACCACTAGGTTTCCCACGGCGCGGCCGATTCTTACGTACAGCGTTCTACCAATTGGCACTACTGGGACACGATCAACAAAACTTCGATTTTCAAAGATCCAAAAATGAGCGAGACATGACTCGAACATGCACGCTGCTGAGAATCCGAACCTGGTCACCAGGTCCTACCATAACGAGTCAGAGTCTTCCAACAGCCGTTGACCCATCACTCTTGGTCTGCGATCCCGGCGTATCCATTCCGCCACTCGCTCAAAACGAACTTAAGTTCGCCTTACGGATAACGCTCATCATCCTCGTAACCATGCTCCCGCGCATCCTCAAGCTCACCAAGATAGTCCTTCTCGCAATCATAGTCGTCAGAGTTGATGCGAGGGACATATCCGTACTTCTTCTTGAGCTGCCTGTTCGTCAGGTACTCATTCCCATCGCGGTAACGCGGATTCAAGAAATCCCCATTTGGCATCGTCCCCACCATCCTTTCCATCAAAACAGGACCACTCTGTCTATCACTTTAGTAGCGGGAGCCGGATTCGAACCGACACTGATTACGGCTTATGAGACCGTCACAGCACCATTACTGTCTGTCCCGCATCAAATCAAGATGCCCATTGTCGTATTCCCAGTGATGGTTGGGACACAAAGCAATGAGATTTAAGATATCATTGACTTCGCTCACGAGAGCCGAATCCCCAAAATCCGAAACCGGTTTGATGTGACACACATCCACATGCAAACTATACCCGCACACCTCACACACCCTCTCGGCCCCTGAACCCTCAAACACTCGCCAAGCATCCTTCCTTATGCTGGAACGTGCCGATATCCAGTTCTTTGACCCAGAGAAAACCTCCCCCTTTGTGCGTAGACCAATAGGCTTCCCTCCTATCCTCCTAGCCTTCGCACACGTGTCACAAAACCGCCTCTGGACGTATCCTCCACCACGCTGCGGCTTCAGGACAACAACATCACCGCAATCCTCGCACACACAAGTCTCCCGAGCTAATCTCTTTGGATGCTTCCGGTTATTGAACGAGGCGGCACAACTTCTGTTGCAAAAACGCTTCTTCCTCACATCGTAAACCCTGTCACCATCTCCAACCCTGATGACAGAACCACAATTCTCACAAACATTGGGATCCTCGTAATACCTGGCAACCGCACGGGACCTCAGCCTTTTTCCATTCTCAACTCCACCCTTTGATCTTCCATCCATAACGCTCCCAGGCTGAGACCCGTGAGTTACCATTTCTCTATCCCGCTAAAATGGGCCTTTCAATCTGCCAGCGTCCGCATGGATCAACTGTAGCAAGTTTACTTGGCCCGGGGCGCCTCCCGGCACCTCCACCAGGGCAACAGTTTACGGCACTGTTCCGAAGCCGAAAGTGGATCCGCCGAGAGTCGAACTCGGGTCCTCACATGCTCCATGAGCAGATCATTCACAGGCTTAGCCCGGTCATAATTTCAACCGCCACCCGTTTGCAACCAGACTGAGCAGCGGAGGTTTCGCAACCCATTTTTTTAACCCGTGCGCTTAGGGTTGCCCGCGCAGGGCGATCCTCATTGATGACGCCAGGATCGGGCCTATGAGAAGCTCGGCCAGTCTGACGGCAGGGGTGGTTTAAGCAGCCGCCTGCATTGGTTCGTAATTTTCGACAATTACTTGTTCGGTCAATTTTTGATCCGGATAGACCATCCGGAGCCTGCACTACACACTTCGTTCATGCAAGTCGAAACCGTGTCGGACCCATTTTCAATGAGCAAAAAGAAGAAAAACGCCGAGAGAATTCATTAGATACGCTTTGCATTCCGCGCCCTACCATTGGGCTAGTTCCCCAAATGAACCCTCGAATATCGAGGAGTGGGGAACCCAGGAATCGAACCTGGAACTTCGGCCTCGTATGGCTTTGCTGAAGTATCTCATCAGTTCTCGGCGAATTTTCAAAGATCAAAACGCTGGCCTTCCACCAGCTCGTGCGTGTTTACGCCTTGGATCTTTACCTCTCGGCGACCTCCCCAGGTCCTGTTTTTGTTGAGCCAGGCTTCTCTTTCCGAGAAGTTTATCCCTCTCAACTCGCCCGTGTATCATGCTGCTGTTCGATGGGTTTGTCAACCTCTTTTTTCTCCAAAGGATCGATTTTTACGTGAGCCTCCAGCATCTTCTTCACTGTCCGCAAGGCAACATCCGCCCCGTGCTCTGCCGTCGTACACACGGACAAATCGAGACCATCCGCCCCGGCATCGAAAAGAGCCGACAAGTCGGCCACAGCTGCCTTGTACAGGCCGACATCCTCCCGAGAGAAGAACAGCCCATGGTAGAGCCGCGCCCTCCCCGTGAGGGCAACCTTGCGGCTCTTCGCGTGCCCCTCTATCCCCTCTTTGAGCCAACCCTTTCTCTGGAGCGCCTTGAGATGGTCCATCACTCCATTCGTCGAGGAAATCCCAACCATGTCCCCGATCTCCCGGATCGTCGGAGGGGCCATATGCTCGCGGATGAATTCGACGATGACTCTCAGGACCTCCTCCTGTCGGTTGGTCAGGTTCTTCATTTCTCCGCAGGCTTCACGTCGTCACCGAACAGGACGCCATTGTCCTTCTTCGATTTGAAAACCTCCTCCGTCTTGTCCGATGTCACGATGTCGAACTCGTCGAGATCGATCCTCGGAAACCCGAACCACATGTTGAAAAACAGAGATCGGTTGCCTTTCAGGACCACTTCGTACTGCTGCTTCTTCGCGATGAGCTGTTTCTGGTCGGCCTCGAAGGACTTCCTCCCAGCCTCCAGGGTTCGCTGCAGCTGCTTGTAAACCGACGCATCGAGCTGCGGGTTGTGCTCCTGGATCCACTTGAAGATCGGCTGCTGTCCGTTCCCCTCGCCCTGGTACCGCTGCTTCATGGCGCCGTCCCACAGATCCTTCAGGTCCTTGGCGTACATCTTCGGGACCGCAGCGACCTCCTTGAAGCGCTTCCACATGTTGTCGTAGTTGTTCTGGTTCTGCTTGTACTGCGCCTGGATCCCGGCCTCTGCTTTCACGCAGTCCTGTCGGTACCCGAGCGCGCTACACCCATACCCCCCTCCGAACAAAACGACCACTCCGATCACGCACAACAAAACAATGATTCCTCTACTCATCTTCTCCTCCTAGTAGTTCCAGTCCCTTGATCGATGGAACCCATATCCGTACCGACGCCTATCGCCGAACGGGTCTTTCAGCCAAAAATAGATAGCCAGGCCGACCGATGCGATCAGGCCAACCACAAAATTCAAAACGATCGCCCATGTCGGCGGCTCGACCGAGGACATCAGGTACTCGTACTCCGCCATCTCCTGCCGGACGAACTTCTTCCCAGCCTCCTCCCGGACGATACTGAAGACTTTCTCGTGGCCGAACTCCTCCGTCTCCATGATCCGATCTCGGATCGCAAGCTTCATCTCCTCGCTCCTAGACCAGGTCACTACCTCCACGAAATCCAACTTCGGATACTCCTTCGCACCCATCACCACCACCAAGTCGTTCTTCTTTCCGCCAATCCAGTGCTCCCTCAGCGCCTCCGCATAGGATGGATCGTCCGTACGCGCCACCACAAAGATGATGTTGAGCTGCTTCCTGGCCCCCAAATCCCCGTTCATCTCCATGAGGACCTCGTTCATGAACTTCAACGCCGATGGGTCCACTTTGATCTTCACGAACAAGAACTGCCGAATGCGGTAGTGGTCGTACACGCGCGGGTACGCGGGCAGGAGCCCTCTGAACTTCTCGGCAGCACCCTGACGCCTCAGCACGGTGTCCGGGTTCGCCTTGATGTAGTTCTGGTAGCTGTGCTCGACGGCTGTCGGCTCGCCGATCTGAATCTGAGCCCACCGTCTCGGAGTACTCGTACCTGGCGCGTTGCATCGATTGCTGTACACGGTCTCCCCGTTGGTCGACTTCGCATCCCAGTACACGTCATGGCTGTGCTCGTAACAGGTATCCCAGCAAGTATCGCAGTCCCCATTCGTGTCGCAGTTGCATGGGTGTGGATTGCAGGGGTAGTCGTGACAGCACCCATGCGTGCCCTTGTCCTTCCGGGCAACCTTCCCATTCCAGATCTCAACATCGGACGCGGCGCCCCATCTCGCGGCCAGGACCGAAGCTCCGTAACCACCCCCAATGACCACGAGAAGGACCACCTCCTGAACCAGGAACTCCTTCCACGTGAACTTTCCTTTTCCGAGAATCATTGCCCCCAACCCGATCAGAATCGGGATGGCCAAAAGGCCGAGAAGTATCATCTTTTTTCTCCTTTTTTTCTTCTATGAACATCGCCAATCCGCTGACGATATCAAGTTCAAAACACGGCGAAAACGAACCTCAGATCAATCCACCCCCAACACATCAGATAGCATCTGGACAGCGTCGTCGTCCTCCCCACGAAATGCCACCATCTTCCCTCTTGCCACCCTCAATTCAGAAACAACAAGATGTGCAACCTCCACTCCCTCTGTGAAAGACTTCTCGATCTGCGCATCCATGGATCTGGAATCAAGCATCCCCTTTCCATCACGGGCCATCTCTTTCACAACTTCCCTTCTTCGACGATCAAAGACGACCGCCCAAAGGACCTTTTCCCCATGAGTCATCTTCATCCGTCGTCTCCTAGCATAGCTCGAATCATCTGTGTCACGTCGCTGTCCTCTCCGAACCCATGCTCCACCCTTTCTTTCGCGTCCCGCATCCGGCACACGGCTCCACACGCCGACTCCGCTGCCATGGCCGCAAGATCGATCTCGTACTGCTCCCACTTCTCAGTGTCAATGCAGTTTTCTCCTGGCTCCTTGAACCCAGGCATGAACTCGTCAACGAATGCAGCGGCCCACACCATCTTCTCGCCATGCGTCAATATCATCATCTACCTCCAATGGACAGGGCCGGATTCGAACCAGCATACGCCCTATAGGTAACGCGATGCTCTACCAATTGAGCTACCAACCCATGCGAACTCAAGTTCGCTTCTTCGGACTCGCCCCTAAAAACCGACCTTCCCCTCGCCGCTTGTGACAGCATCTCGCTGCTCACCAATGCGACGACCGACCTCTTCCCCCAGTGCCTCGACCGCTGCCTCGAAATCGGACCCGTTCTCCAGGCGACGCGACTGCGTGATGTCGATCTTCTGCGAATCCATCGACTTTCCGGTCTTGAACGTCATACCGTAATCAATCCAGACGACCACGTTCTCCCCGACATCACTCAAATCGATCGGCTGGACATCCCGATCCTGCGCCCGAATAACGGACTCCTCGCGGTCCAACATCTCGGTGATGGCATCCCGCATCCGATTGTACGTCTGATTACGGTGGCTCTTGTCCGCGTCGAACGGGATGCCAACCTTGATCCCCATTCCGACACGCGCGAACTCGTAGTTCTTGAGCGCGATCGTGCGCGAAAAACTGACCGTGAAATTGCTCAGATCCTCATCGGTGTGCTCGACCGGATTCCCGTCGTCCTTGTGCTCCGCCTTGACGACACGCTCCGGGTTCTTGCCAACCGAGTATCGCAGAACATTTTTCCCTTCCCCTATCTCACTTCCCATCTTTCAACCTCCGCATGGCATCTTGCCACGGTTCAACGTGATGCACTTTTGCATCATTCATCGGTTTTGTCAACTGGAATACCCAACTCCTCCCACCCCGCAATTATCTCATCACGGAACGTGGTATCGGTCTTCGAAATCCTCCCGCGCCGAGAGATCGCCATCTGCATGACAAGAATCATCCCCTCGGTATACAGCCGGTTGCCGCCCTTCGTTCGAATCGGCGTATGCGGCAACAACCCAATCTTCGACCAGTAGTTGATCGCCCCCACGGATCGATCCAGCTTCTCTGCCACAATCTTCATGGGGTACGCCGTCAACGTACGCCCCCCCACAATCACGAGAACGGGCTTCCTGGGCCGCTTTCCCTCATTCTCAAGCTTCCCCTCGGCCCTGAGCTTCTCGCGCTCCTCATCCCGCTGCTGCTTCTTCTTGGCCCTCCATGCACGCGCGCGCTCCTTGGCCTTCTCGCGATACTCAGGATCGCTCTTGTACCGCTCATTCCTCCGCTGGAGCAACTCCCCCTTCTTCTCCTGGTAGTAGTTCTCGAAGTAAGCCTTTCGATCCTTGTTCATACCAACCTCAAATCATCCCGATCTTCTTGTAGAACCTCTTCCTTCGATTGTACTTCGAGACCATTCTCGGAATCTGCTCATCGAGCACATCCACGACAATCGGCTGAGGCTTCCCCTTGCACTGCCCCGCACGCCAGGGACACATCTTCTCGCACTTGCCATCCTTCGGAAGGCACCACCTCTGAATTCTTCCGACCAACTGCTCAATGTCGGACTCGGGAGTGGCCATCACGAGAACATCCGCAGATGCAACGTCCAACCCCTCCTCCATCATCTGGAAGGTGCAGAACAGGATGTTCGCCGACTCTGCCTTCTCCAGATCTGCCTCCGACCTCTTCTTGAACTTCGGATCTCCCTTCCTATGCAGGAGCTTTCCACTCTTGCTCATCTTGTGGGACTCCCACTTCTCGCCCGTGTACCATTCACTCGTGTAGAAATCGATCCTCGGGAAAAATCCGAGATTCATGTTGAACAAAATACCGCTCAACGTATCCGACATCTTCTTGAGATGCTCCAGCCTCCGGCTCACAACCATGACCTTGCGGCCATTCTTCACAGCCTCAACCATGTCATCAACAATGTCCCGAGATCGAAAATCGTCGGCCGCCAGCTGGTTGATGATCTGAGCGCTGTTGAGGTTCGACACCGCAACCTTGTAATTCCCCCTGGCGATCCTCCGAAGCGTAGACGTCGTTCTAATCCTTCGCAGCTTCGGCTTCATCATCTTCGTATCAGCTGAATATGTGACAGGAGAAATGTGCGAGAAAAATACCCCCTGCGCCCCATCCTTTCGACGAGGAGTCGCTGTCAGACCAAGGCGCCACGCTGCCCGAAACCTTGGAATAATACCAGCCCAACTGCCAGCGCCGACGCGATGGGCCTCGTCGCTCACAACAAGACCAAACGCAGAGTACATCTGATCCGGGTACTTGAACCCGTCATCCCGGGAAATCGACTGCAACAGACCAATCACAAAGTCAGGCGACTCGCCAGTCTTCTCCAGCTGATCAAATTCACACTTCGACTGCTTGATGATTCCGATTTTGGCGTCCGGCATGATGCCAAGAATCCTCTTCCTCCACTGACGCAGGAGGAAGTCCTTGTGAACCAGAATCAGCGTCCTTCTTCCGATCCTTCGGGCAAACTCGATTCCACAAATAGTTTTCCCGAATCCTGGATCTGCACGCAAAAAAACACCACCATACTTCCGATCCTCAAAAGCATAGGCCATTGTCCTGAGTGCATCTTCCTGCTCTGCATACGGCCCATCCGCAGAAAACAGCGTCTTCTGTTCAGCCATCGGGGCACCGTACGAGACATCGATCACCTCTTCATGATCGGCTCCCTTGCGACCATCGTAGTAGTTCCTCGGGACGCCGATCAGGCCGTTCTCCCGATCCTCCTCCCACAGGAAGATGGGCTCCGGATCCTTCTTCGTCTGGATATCGGTGGTCTTCTTTGGCTGGATCGTAAGCTCACGCTTGATGTTCTGGATATGGTGCGTCTGAAGCTCCGCCATCGGAAGCCAAGCCAACCCTGAAATCAGAACTTTCAACTGTCATCCTCCAACTCGTGCCTCTTCCGATGACACTTCGCACAAAGCCACTCAACAACTAACGGCTTCGAATAGTCCTCGTGATGGGCGTGAACCTTCTCAGATCCACAAACTTCACATTGCATCTTGGTCAGCTTTCCATCCCGAACAGCCCTGGAGACAATATTCCTCGCCCTTCGCTTTTCTGGATACCTACGAGCCTGCTCTCTTGCTTTTTCTGGATTCTCTTTCCTCCACCTGCAAAGCCGCTCATAAGCCTTCTTCTTCCTCTCTGGATTCTGACCCCTTTTCCTCTCGATCTTAGCCTTCACATCAGCAGGACGATCTTTTTGATATTTCCGCTTGCAATCCTTACAAACATTCAATCGACCATCCCTCATCTGTGGATGACGATAAAATTCACCAAGGGCCTTCTCTTCTCCACACTTTCTGCATACCTTCATGACAAATACCTCCTGGGACAAGACTAAACCATCCCAGGAGGCTTGTCTAGAATGGCATATCAGAAGGGTATATCATCGTCTTGCGGACCATCGTATCCGCCACCGCCTTCATACCCGGCACCATCCGTCTGAGAACCGCCCTGCTTCGCGCCACCCGGCAGAGGCTTGCCAGCGATGCGGCAGACCGCCTCATAAGAGAGCGGTTTGCAGATCTCGTTCCAGTTCGTGATTGGATCGACGTTCAGCTTATCCGGATCCGCGCCCAGGTCCTGCAGGTACTTGGCGTAGTCCTCCGGCGCCACGCGCTCGACGTAGTTCCAGTCCTCGCCGACACCAGCCTCCTTATCGCCACTCCGGCTTGTGTCCCAGACAGTCCCTTCCAGGGTTCCTCCGTGCCGATCGGCATACCACGCAAGCTTCTTCAGGACACCAGGGCTCTTCTTGGATCCCTTTTTGGCTCCGAGGAGGACCCTCGGGAAAGCATCCTCGATCTCCTCGTTGTCCTTGTTGGTCCAGGTGCGATGATGCAGCTTGATCTGCCCACCCGGCAAGTACTCGACCTGTCCCATATCGATGATTCCGAACAGGCCAATGAATGCTGGCCAGTCGTCACCGAAGTTCTTGTCACACAGCGGACACCCGCGATCGTCGATCTTGTTCCTCCCAAGACACATGATGCTGTAGTGGCCGCACCCCTTGAACTTCCACGTCCCGTGTTCGTAGTACGAATACGGCGTACCGTTCAGGAAAAGAACCCTGTGCGTAACCGGGGTCCCAACCTTCAGCGGGTTGTTCGCCGCATCTTTCATCTTGAACCGGAACCTGAAAAGACGCTCCTCTTCGGAGAACTTTCCGCCACCTCCGTCGCCATCACCCTCTTCGTCTTCGGGCAGCTCCCATCCTTTGCTTCCGTAATTTCCCAGCATGACTTCCTCCATGTGCTTCATTGAGCACTGCTTTCGGTCCGATGATCTCCACTAGATCAGGTGACCAGCCTCGGCATATCTTGCATGACTCTCGACGTTTTGTCAACAGGTGCTAAAACTCTTTCTCAACGTCCACAAACTCCTCTTCCTCTTCATCCTGAATCTCGCCGTACTTCATCTTGTCAAAGTCCCAGTCCGTGAGGACCCACGGCTTGATCATCTGCCCACGACGCAGCTTCAGAGGTTTGATCCGCATGATCGAATCGTCCTTCATGTCCTTGTCCTGCTCCATGGCGTACACGGAGTGCGCATCCTGGCCAACCTCATCCGCCAGCGCAATCGTCCCGAGCCGCGCCCCTCCTCCATCCTTCTCTGCAACCTCAGCCTTTCTGTTTTGCTGCGCGAACCCCAAGTACGCAACGTTGAGCTTCCTCCTGGTCTTCTTCATCCAGTCGAGCCCCATAATCAGCCGGTCCCTCTTCTCCCCTTTGATGTCCAGGTCATACATTGAATCGACCCCCACGAGGGCCGGTCTACAAGCCTTTATCTTCGCCTCTATCCCACGAGGAGAAAGATCATCATTGCTATCCATGATCCACAGACCATCCCGACTCTTCCACCGCTCCACCGACATCTCCAACTGTGGGTAGACCATGTCTGGAATCTGACCGTGAACAAGATCGCGGTAACTCACATCCGCATCCAGCACGAAGAACCGCTCGGCCACCTCATCCTTCTCCATCTCTGGAGAGACGATGAGAACAGGAAACCCCTTCATCCATGCGTGCCGAGCAGCGATGATTGCCACAAATGTCTTTCCAACACCAGGACGGGCCACAAACATCGTAATCGTCCCAAGCCACAGCCCGGATGTCATTGCGTCGATCGTCGGCCACGGAAGAGGGATCCCACGGTGCCCACTCGCCACCTTCTGGTACATGTCCAGCACACCCTGCCCAAGCTCAGACATCGGAGTCGGCATCCTGGCAGCAGTCAGCTTGGCGGATGCCTCCACAACCGCCTCAACGCCCTCGATCATATCGTTCGGCCCATAGTCAGAGTACCCAGCCGCAACAAGCTCCTGTGCCGCATACAGGACACCACGAATCCCGTGCGCCTCCCGTACGATCCCAGCATAGCTCGCAACATTCGCAGATGACGCCACGGCATCCGTCAGGTTCGCAAGAGCCACGGCGCCACCGATCTTCTCCAGATCCCCAGCCTTCTTCAGGCAGTTCCCCAGGGTGACATGATCAATCGGCTCACCTTCCGTGTGAAGCTGCATCATAGCCTGATAGATGCGCCGATTCGACTCCACGTAGAAACTATCAGCCTCAATGATCCCGTCCACATCTTCGATGCAGCCATTGTTCAAAAGAACGGATCCCAGAACCGAAGCCTCCGCCTCAACATTGTACGGCGGGATCCTTCCATCCAACGAATTCACGGGGCGCATATCCCTATCGCCACGCCTTCGAGACTTTTTTTCTTTCATCAGTTGACCAGTCTATTCCTGTTCGACGCAGCAGTTTCATCCCGGCGATCCACACCGTCAACCCGAACGGCTATCACGTGCTCCTTCAAAGCATGGATCGTTGACCCCTTCAGTATCTCAACAAGCGTATCGCTCTGGTCCTCACCCTTCTTCTTTGGCACGAGATTGGACGTGATGATCGTGATCCTGTTGTTCGAGTTCCTCGTGCGAATCAACTGGTCAATCAAGTTTGTCCCGAACCCAGTGCCATCCTCTACGCCCTTCCCAAGATCATCCAGGACAAGAACATCGACCGTCAATGCGCGATCCATGTACGTCTGCGACTCGTCGAAATGCTGACGCTCCGCCACATGTGTCTTCAGGCTCGCTGCCTCGACGTAGAGGACCGTGCGAAGCCGACGACGAAACGCCTTCGCAATACACACCGCCGCCGACGTCTTCCCAGTGCCGTTGGGTCCATAGAATAGAATCCCAAGACCATCCTGGACCATCTCCGGGATCCGCTTGATGTAATCGCGAACGACACTCTTCACGCTCACGCCATCATTTAGCGGAGAATGTCCAGATATCTTGGCAGGATCGGAGCGCCAATACCGCCGAGGAATCCTCATCCTCTCCATGTCATTGCGCTTCAAATCTTTCGTTTTGATACTCACGACATTGTCCATCAGAAGCCTCCAGCATCGTCATCCCCGGGATCAACCCACTCTCCGACTCCGACACCCTTCCGAACCACGCCACCCTTCCCTTTTCCACTCCACAGCTTGGAAATCGAAATGTATGTTTCCCCGCGCTGAACAGCCGCAAAGAGCGATGAGTGATTGCTCCACAAGAACTTCATTGTAGGAAGACCATACAGCCTCCCCTTGCTGTCCTTCACCATATCGTCCCAACTGTCGCAGAGAAGGAAGATCGCATCCCTGATCAATTCGTACTCCTCCTCGTACGCCTCGATCATATGCTTCGCTATCCCGTAATCCGCGCCAGTCCAAAACTTGTTCTCCGGAGGAACCGTAATGACTCCCCTTGTTCTCTGCGTGACCCCTTCATAGAACCACGACCTCACCTGTCCTATTTTTAACCTCTTTTTTCCGTTTTGTCCACTGGGCGGTGGGGCAAGACTCCAAGTCGGGACATTTTTCTTCTTGTTTTCCTCCCGTTTTTTTATCTTTTTCACACGGGCTTTCTCTGTCTTTTTCTTCGTATCTTTGATCTTGCTTGCAAGAACCCTGAGACTCGCTCTAGCCGTCATTCCGCCCCTCCAGCACCTGGACATCCTTGCCCAGTAATCTTCGTTTCATGCCGCCAACATTAACAAGAATCTCAACCCAATCCTCGGTGAAATTGTTCCCGGCTTCCACTCGACACTTGTCAGAAAACTCCTTCGCCTCATAGTCATTCATGCCAGAGATGGCCTCCCTCCAAGACCGAGCATCCACCACCTCCCCATCACCGTAGGCTGTTCTTACCGTGTCACCGATGAATATGTTTCGAGCCATGAAAGCACCTCAAACTCCTCAATGATATCTCCGTGAAAAACCTCGGCGTGATCGTCCATCCACACCGGCGTCCTGAACGTGAAAGGCGTCCAGGTCCAACCATCCGCCCGGAGGATGGCCTCGGAAGCCTCGCCTGGGTCACTGGCCGCCCCAGACTCACAGGCGAAACGTGCGGCATCCAGGAGCCTTACAAGGCGATCCCTCCATGGCTGCCCAGGGTCCTGCTCCTCTATCCGGAGATCACCATTCCCAAGCTTCACAACCGGAACATCCAGGCCGGTCACCTTCCGAAGCCCCGCAAGGGCCTCCCCCATTGAGAACAGAACCAGGGTCCCGAGTTCGAGCCCCTCCTCGTCCTCGGCCGGAACAATCGAACTCATGACGCCTCCCATGCCACCATCACCTCCCGCATCGTTTCCATCGCATACTTCTTGCTGATCGGAGCCGTCCCCATCGACCAGTTCAGAAGAGATGACAGGACCTTTGCGTCCTCCATTTTTCCTATCTTCCATTTCTCCATGACCCAACTGACGTGATAGAGACTCAACGGGCCAACCGGATACGCCGTCTCCGGAACCCCACTGCCTCCAAGGGAGACAATGAACGGAGCCCCCATTCCCTTCTCGATCTTCCCAGGGACACGGCAAACCGTCAAATTGTAGGAGAGACCATCCGCTGGAACCCAGCAGATCATGGCCGCATCCTCCGCCTCTTTCATGAACTCGACTTTTCCGACAGTAGGGATCCCAAGCTTCAAGACTCTCGTCATAGAACACCTTCCTCCCGGACCTACCGGGAAATCAAGAGGTATCATGTACGAGAAGGATACTCGCTTAATTCGCGATCTTAGTCAACTCGAATAGGCCCACTTTTCTGGGCTCTCCTGGCGTTATCTTCCTCGGTGACATAGTCAAGGTCGACCTTGATTCTGTGCTTCCCAGCAACCGCCGTCAGGAAGGATCGAAGCGACGACGCGACATGCCCATTCCTTCCGACAACCTGGCCGACGTCGCGCGCGTGCGTGTATAGCTCGACCGTGATTCGATACGGACCCGGCCGCACATTGACCTCAACATCCTCCGGGTGATCTACGAAGTGCCGAACGATCATCACGATCTCTTTGACGGCATCAATGACAGACTGATCGATACGTGTTTTTGACATCCGAAACCCCTCAAAATCCTACGTCCTGACGAAGAAGCTCTTGCTCTTTCCGCCTCTGCTCCACTCGCATCTCCGCCTCAGCACGGGTTATCCCCATACGCTTGAGCCCATTGGTACGCCTCGCACGCTCTCGCGAAGCATGAAGCTCTTTCATCTGCACCCGGTATCGCTGACAGATCCTCCTCACCTTCATCTGCACATCGACAGAGAGACCACCGTTCTTTTCGAGATAGTCTCGTGCCCGGTCAATGAACTCTCTTGTCTTGGGAGGAACTTTGATACTGCGCAGGTCACGCAAGATTTCCCCAACTTCCATCTCCTCAAACATGTCAACCTTTCATCAACAACTCAGATGACTATTTATAGATCATCGGATCGTCTGTTGTCAAACTCGTTTTTTCGGGGAATGCGAACTCAAGTTCGCCTCGAAGGAGGGAGGGAGCTAGACCGTCTCGACCTGGAGGCCCTGGTTAACCAGGTAGCCGTTGAGAACCGTCGCCGCGTGCGCGACCATCTTTCCGCTTTGCCCAATCAGGGTGCTCTTGAAGCGATTGTGCTGCTTCTGAAGCTCGCCCTCTCCCCGGCTGCTCCGCTTGTAATTGACGAACTCTGTGACCGCGTTGAAAGCCGCGTATCCGGTCCCGGCAACCCCGGGAATGTCCTGCCCACGTCCCGTGGCGGCGAGGCCCAGGATGGCATTCCGGTTGTTGTCCGATCGAGTTGTGCGCTTCCCTTCCTCCGGCTTCGGGATCATCTGCAGCCCGAAGTCCGTCCACATCTCGCTGGTCATGTGGAGCCGAGTGAGTGCCTTCATGAAACTGTCCATCCTGAGGCTCCTGGCGCGCGCCATCAGAATCGCCTTCTCGGCAGCCGCAACCTTCTCCTTGAGGCTCTGGGTGTGCCGGATCCGGATCTCGCTGATCTTGTCCTTCTCGGCAACCGCCGCATCAACCAGCGCCATCCGGAGCGTGTTCATGCAGGAGACGCGAATATCAGTCTCTCCGATCCGAATCGAGAAGCTCCCATCGAAGGAGCTGACCAGGAGGAGGTACTTCTTGTGGACATCGCCGGGCAGGATCTCGGACTGGGCGAACTCGGCCTGAATCCAAATCACGCTGCCGTTCTTGAAAGATCCCGCGCTGTGGTACCTGAGCGCCCCGGCCTCGATCAGCTTGTCGACGAAATCGAAAGCCTCGTGGTTCTGGAAAGGCGTCCAGCCGATGCCAACGACCCCCAGTGGCGCATGATCCGTGTCGCGCATGATCATCTTGTGAGTCTTGACCTCGACCTCGCGCATGGGGCTCATCGGATCCGGCGTGAAGCTGAGCGGCCGCTCGACCACTTTCCAGTCCAGGTCAGCCTCGACCATCAGCTGCTCGGCCGTCTTGATCTCGTCCTCGTTGACAGCAACTCCCGCACCCTGCCAAGGGACCGTGATGATGTCGTCGGTTTTCTCGGGTGTGGTGTTCTTTGCTTCTTTCGTCATCTGCCATCTCCTTTTTCGTCGGCGATCTTCGCCGTGATCCTCGTTGCACTAGGGACTTTAAATCACACAAAACAAAAAGCAACCGGTTTCTTCGGATTTTTTAAAATTCAGAAAAGGCGCGTAGCGATGAAAAAGGAGGTAAACAGTTTCGGATCTTCGAGTCCAAACGAGAAAACCTGCTCCCTGACCTGCATGTGACCAACCAGCTTCTCGTCGTCGCCCTCCCGGACGACCCTGACGATGTTTCCACTCAGACCGGAGAACTCCCCATGGTCACCGATGACTTGATACTTGTCCTCGACCACAAAATCCTTCTTCTTGAAATCGGAGAACATCTCAATGGCATCAGATGGAGTATCCCCGTACCCGCACACGACCAGGCGAACAGCGTGACGCATGATAGCGAACGAGAAATCCCTGAACGCATCCAACCCGGACATCTCCACCATATCGTCGACCAAGGGAACATCTCCACAAGACCTCCATTCCTCACCCCAGTCAACGTTCCCAGCATTGTAAGTCGCCTCGATCTCCCCGTTGAAATCGTAAACCTCTACTCTAGAACCCTTCGTGACGAACCGGGGCTTCCAGAAGAGTCCGATAGAATCATCACCCATCACTCCCTTCACCCACAGACCGCCCGAGCTTCGATCCAAGTACTCTCGCTGCACGGGTCTTCTCCTATTCCTTGATCTTGACATATTCCTGGCGTGTCAAAACGTCCGTCCTCCAAATATATCGCAACATCCCCTCCAACTTCACACAGACAGCACTCACCCCATCTGGGCGAGTCATACTCTTCTCCTCGAAGTTCTTGAGGTAAGTCTTGATCTTCTTCGTGTACGGCGGTTTCTCACACTTGGTAAAGCGAGGAATCGTCTGTATCCCGCGCTTCCGGTCCAGGACAAAAACCATGTCGCGTGCTGTCCAAAGCTCTATCCGAGCCTTCTCGATCTTCGCCTGGACAGCCGCGTCACGAGTTCCACGATCACCCATTCTTCTTCTTGGACCCCAACATCTCCTGCCGCATCGCGTCGAGTTCGGCAGCGGCTTCCTCTTCCTCTTTCGCCTCTTCCGCCTCGGACTTCTTCGCCTCAGCCGCAGCCAATTTGCGTTCCTCGATCAATCCAGCGAACTTCTCGATGGACTTCCCGAGCGTAGCACGACGATTCTGCTGCATCTGCTCAACGCCCATCTGCATGTACTCAGGAGCCATCACGTTCTCCTCGTCGCCGCTCGGAGACTCGTCCACCACGCCGTACTCGTCTTCCAGCTCGTCCTGATCCGTCTCCGGCCCGTTGGTGTTCACCGTGAGCGCGTTAGAGTCAAACGCATCACCGTTCTCCCGATCGATCGCGTCTGAAACCTGGAGAACCCTGGCGATCTTCGCCTTCGCAAGGTCCGTCCACACACTGCCGTCCCCCTCCAATGGCGCCTCGGAAAGCTGAATCACGATTCCACCCGGGAAATCATTCCCAGCCTCTTCATAGGAGGACTTGGCTTCATCCTCATCTCCAAAAACCTGCTGCACATCATCGTCCTCGACCAGGAAGACCTTTAGATCGTTCTCATCGACATGCATGTCATCGAGGGTCGGCTCAGACATCGCCTGCTCCATGGACTTCGGGAAGTACCCCACCATGACAGGGATCCCCGGAGGGAATACCCATAGGTGCGTACAGTAGTCCCTAATCGAATGCTGACGCCGCATCTCCGACGGGAAGATCTCGACCGCATCCGACATCGGACCCATGATTTCGTTCTTGATATTCTGCTTCTCCTCCCAGGGGATCTCTTTCTTCTTTTTGTCCACCCGGTAGATCATCATCTCCATGACCTCCATGGGGACCGCGTTGCCGTTTTCATCCTGCACCGAGTACCCCTGCGACAACGTCTTCTTCAGGATCACGTTGTACCGGTTGTTCTCGAATGCCGCGACGATACCAATCTCTTCTGACCCCTCCGGGGCTTGAACCCTCTGAAACGGAGTCATCGGCCCAACTGCAGCATTCCTGTCCTTCTTCTTTCCTCTTTTCATTCCTCATCTCCTTCAATATCAGCTCGCTCATATTCGAGCTTGGACAACCTTTGCGTCATGATATAGTTCCCGGCCTTCTCGTTCTCCCACAGGAACTTGTACATCCCTGAGCGTCGAATGAAAACAACCAGCGGAACCCCCATGACCAACATCCCAACACCAAACCCAACCAAATAATCCAGATACTCAGCCATCATATCCCCTTCATCTGCTCGGCCCAGTCCGGCAGCCTTTTGCGAAGAATCATGGCAATGGCATGGAGCGGCCCACACTGGAACGTAGCGCCCTCTTCCGGCCCGTCAGGCCCCATTGGGGGCAACTGTGGACAATGCCCAGACGGGAACCCGCTGACCATCGTCCACTCCTCAATGATCGTCCCGATGCCCGCGCTGCCGGTTTGGAGAAGATTCGACGCCATCCGGCACTCATTCTCCAACCAAGACCTCGCCAAATCGAACCTGGTCGCCTCCAAGCTCACCGCATGGCCAGATTTCGGAACATCCTCTCCGGCAACCGTCCCACGCGAAAGGGTGATATCAATCCGGACAACCCTCCCACGAAACCACACAGTCTTGAGGTACAAATCATGGCCACCGATCTCAACCTTTGTCGTGATACCTGGAAGTCCATCCCCGAGCATCGAATTGTTGATCATCTGCCACTCTTTGACTGTCCTGAGATCCGGACCGGCTGAGAGAACTTCCTGGAGCCTCGTCTCATTCGTCATCTGTCAACTCCGAAAAAAAATCGCCGACCGCACACGGAGCAACAGGGCCAGGGAAGGGTACCCCGTGTGCGATCAACGAAAATCAAATACCTTCAGGTCCGCAGCCGAGTTCGAGCGCCCATCTCGAAACCCTCGCGTCATATCGCTCGGAATCCCTCCCAGGCCAACACCTCCATGGCCTATCCGGAAACTCCGTCTGACACGTCCTTGAACGATCCCTCATGCTCCTCGCTGCTTCTACAGTGCTGCCTCGCAACGATAGCATATTTTTGTAGTCTTTGGGATCCTCATAAAACCGAGAAAGCAACTGCGCCGTCCCAAGATCAAAACCGCTCCTCGCGTACAACGCTTGCATCTTCGGATGAGTGACGACCTTCAAAATCTCCGCCTCTGTATGAGAGATGGATCGCCTCTTCTTCTTCAGGATTCCAAGCTCGTACGCCGAATTCCTCGGGTGCGGCCCCAGGGCACACCTGTCGAACCCACTCTCGTTCTGGATCGTCCCGGCGAGCCCCCATGGATTCAAGATGAAATCTGGATCATCTCCACGGTCCGACACCTCATAGGCGGCACGCACAATCTCAAACGCGTACTTGATCGCCAGGTCTTGGATGTCCTCCTTCTCCGTGAGCACCCTTCCGCACTCCCAATACATACCGTCCTTCATCAAGACGATTCCTCGGGCCATGCGACCGATTGTCTTCAGGTGCTCCTTCGTTGGGAACGACTGCGGATCCTTCATCTTGGAAATGTCGCTCACCGGCAATGGATCTGGATCGATATGATCGCAGCCGTAGATCTCGAACACCTTGTGATCGACCGGATCCTCAACCTGAACGACCTCGGCTGGCTCATCACAGGCAACCAAGAAAAACAAAATCAAAACCAAAAACCTCATCAAAACCTCCATTTCAGAAACAGCATCAATACTACTTCAGATGGCGTGCAAACTCAAAGCTCGCCGGTTCCAAACTCCATCGTCATCGAACCGCAGCGTGGACAGACGTGATTCTTCTTCTGCTCCATCGTCTGCGGCTCAGGTGATGTAATCGCGTTCCACCCGCATGTCTCGACCTTCACCGTCACGTGCTTACACGAACCCCTATACTTGAATCCAGGGCAAGTGCAGGAGACCTGCCCATTCAGGACCACGCCACTGATCTCATACTTCTCGTCCGGATTGGACGCAGAAGGAACTACCGCCTTGAACGTCTTCCTCTCCGCGTGACAAGCCTGAAAAACCCTGATCTCGTTCATTCGTTCTCCTCCCAGATCCTATCCGGATCGATACCATAGATCTGGCAGGCTCCTTTCGCAAAAATCACTACCCTCTCGCATTGGACCTTTGAAAACTTGCCTATGTGACACTCCCTCCTCGTCATCTTCATATATGACTGCAGCTTCCTGTATGCTGCGCCCCTTGTGTACTGCCCAGACTTCCACAACGCATCAAACCAATAGTGCGCCTGCTTCCTCGCCTCCCTCGTATCCTCTGAAGCCGGAACGCCGAGAGGAGATCCATCTGGATGGCACCCGTGGTTTGCTCTGCAAGCCGGAAACCTCTCGCAAGCGTAAAACCGACCCTTCCGGGTATCCACCAAGTGCATCTCCGCCCCGCAGTCCGGACACTCTAGAACCTTCTCCCCTTCGTCAGACTCCCCAGTGAATGCATTCTCCCACCCCATCTCATTTCTTCCTCATGCTCAACCTGAAGACCTTGTTCCCCTTCGCGAAAAGGACATCGTCGTTCTTCTTGAAAAGCCGCATGTCGCCCCCGAGAACAGGATCCTGGATCTTCTTGACATCTCCGTAGCCTGGCCGAGAACCAAAGAGGACCAGGTCCTCATTCTCATCAATGTGAGCGCACACCCCCTTCTCCAGTGTCACAAAGTTGATCCCCTGATAGGAGATGTCCGCATCCTTCCAGAACATGATCGCGCGTACGTACCCGCGCTCGAAGCGGTACACAAATTTGTCGTACTTGCCCAACTTCTCCCCGATCACGATCAAGACCCCTCGGTCGTGCTTCGCGTCCACAAGACGGTACCCATCCAGATCCTCCAGCCAAACCTGGTAGTTCTTCCCGGACTCCGGGAACACTGAAGCGTACCAACTCCCGAGCATGTTCTGGATCACAACCCCGTCGAAAATCTGGGTCGCCTCCGGCATCACATTCGCCACAACCCTCTGCGACACGAGATGCTTTCCGTTACCAACCTCCCGGACCTCAGCCTCGACAATGTTCTCGCCCATCTGGCTATAGATGCGGCCCTCGTACACCATCGCCCCCCTGGCCGCCCAGGGTTCCCCTATTTCCGCCCCAGACGCCGAATCACGGAGCTGCACCCGCCCCCTGTCTACCGCCCCAAGGATCGGCACTCCTTTCGTTGTAGCGGCGAAGAACTGAGGTGTGTCTGCCTCAACCTGCCCACCCTTCCAGCTCCTTGATTTAGAAAACCCACCCTCTGTCGCCACCATCTCAAACGCGCCGATCGAATCGACGAGAGCGACATCGCTGTCGAACTCGGCCAGCTCGAAGATCTCAATGAGATCCGTGCTGGAAATTCGACGTGGAACAATCTGCACCGCCAGCTTCTCAATCACGCTCGGAGGCGGGCACCGCTTCCCGTCCTCAAAGACAGCCCGATACCAATCCCGGTACTCCTTGGGTATCAGGTCAAAACTCGGGACCATCTTCGGGACGCTCACATCCGCGTTGAATACCGAAATCCCATTCAGCATCCGATCGGACATCTTCTTGACATTTGGGTGCTTCCCCTTGAACGGGTGAATCCCGGCGAACAACTGGAAAGTCACGATCCCCCATGAAAACCAGTCGGTCTCCTTGGACCATCTCCCGTTCGCCTTCCAGTCCCGAACACTGTCCATAATCGCCGTCGCCGGATAACTCCGCGTCTGGTAGCTGTCCACATCGATCCAGAAAACGTCCCCGGATCGAACCAGAAGGTTCATCTCGTTCAGATCGACAACCAGGACGCCAGCCGAGTGAATGTCGACAAGGCTGCTCTGCATGCACTTGACGATGTCGACGACATCCGATGTCCCGATTCCGTTCCGCTTCTTGTACGCCTTCGTGAAAAGCTGACAAATAGGAATCGCATCCTTTACGAACCCCATGGAATACCCGACCGGCCTGTTGTTCTTTCCGAGCAACACATCGATCGGCTTGATGACCTTGGAGTCCGAGATGGAGGACAGCTCCCGGATCTTCCCCTCCGGAATCATCCGAGACGGGTCCGCATAAATTTTGTACGCGTTCGCCCCTTTGACGTAGACAGATCCTTCGCCACCAGCCCCAACGAATTCACGTTTCGAGAGGCTCACATTTCCACCGCCAGCGAGCTTATACCTCATTTCTGATACCTCACAACACGCAACATACAATCGTGCTTCTTGGCCTCTTCAATCATGCTCATGGAACCCCTGGACGCCCCGTCCCAGAATACTACCACAGCGTCAGCTGCCTTCGCCATCTCAGCATTCCTTTTCGGGCCAGCAGCCTTCCCGAAACGATCCCAGTCAGGCGTAAACCTCGCGATGATGAGTTCGTTCTCCTCTGCATACTTCTCGCCGAGAGTATCGGCACCCTTCGCGCCGCCACTGATGACCAAGATCCCACCTTCCGCCTTCACCCTCGCAGACAAGAGGCTGTCCATCTTGCTCTTCAACAGGGCGTAATCGTCAAAGTCACGCCCACCGGCAATCACCACGTTGAACATCAGCCCAACCTCCGATCGAAGAACGGAGGCATCTTCTTCTTGTGATACGCATTCTTGATCATATCGACGACCTTCTTTGTTCGGTCTCCCGAGATGCATTCCGGTCGAATGTTATTGATGCGCTTCAGCTCCAGGTCCAGGTCCTTGTAATTCATCCCAAGCTCACCTTCGTCAGTCACGCCCTTCACATTCCCCGGTGTCGGCGTACGAGAACAGATCCGCTCCGGCAACCCAAGCATCCGAGCCATCTCGACCACCTCCGTCTTGTAAAAGTCGCCGAGAGGCTCGAAGTCAACCCCGCCATCGCCCCACTTTGTGATGTAACCAACCGCCAGCTCGCTCTTGTTGCCAGTCCCGATGACCAGGTAGTTGCTCAGCAGCGCCTCGTTGTAGAGGGCCGTCATCCGCATCCGAGCCTTCAGATTTCCGTTCGCATTCTTCAGCCTGTTGTTTTCCGGCATGATCCCTTGGAACTTGTCCACATCAAGATAGACCCTGAAAACATTGAATGGAACCTCAAGATCGTAGACCGACAACCCCAGATCGAGATGATCGGCCACCAACTGCGCGTCTTCCAGGTCAGATGGGTCCGATTCGCATGGGAGAGCCAAGGCTGTCACGTTGTCCACCCCCAGCGCCTTGACCGCCAGCGCAGCCACAACCGCAGAGTCCACTCCACCGCTGAGCCCTACCACCACGCCGTCCGCACCGGCATTCTTCACGAAGTTCCGAATCCACTCGACAACATTGTCGATCTCCCTCTCCAGCACCCGCAGAACATATTCTTCCATCAGATCCTCCTATTCGATTCCAAGCTGCCACTTGCAGTTCTCGACCACTTCAGATCTCCCCGTGTGCTTCCCCTTGGTATCCGACAGCTTCACCGTTGGGATCATGTACCCGCACCCACATGGGTCAGCAGCCGTCATCTTTATGACCATGTTCAACGGTTTCGCACCGACATCATTCGAGAAGTGTGTCCCGATCCCGTAAACGTCTTTGAAGTCGCCTTCGACCTGGCCATGGATCCCCTGGACATCATCGACGCTCAGCCCATCCGAAAACACGACCGTCTTGTTCCCCATCGGAGCTTGGTTCTCGAAGAAGAACCTCCTGAGCCTCGAAATGAAGACCGAAGGATCCCCGCTGTCCTGTCTGAACCCCTTCCAATCAAAAATGTCAGTCGGTATCCCGTTGCCGGGATCCATGTTCTCGAAGAATGTCCCCGTCGTGTACGTATCGGTCAGGGCCAGGAGCATGTCGTGATTCTCACCGAACACATCCTCCCATCCCTCCATGGCCTTCTGGTTCGCTGACCGGTACCCGTATGCCGCCGCGTGAAACATGATCCACTCGTGCGCCATGGTCCCGATCGGCTTGATCCCAAGGTCGCGCGCAAGAAGAACATTACTGGTCCCCATGAAATTCATGCCACCGTAGTTCTTCAGAATGCTGACGACACGCTTCTGATTTGACTTCGAAAACCGCCTGCGCGTTCCCATCTCAACGAACGGCGCCACCTCAGACAGAGCAACAGCCTTTCCCATGTCCTGCTGATCCAGGACAGCAATCGGTCGCCTGCGAGACGGCGGGCTCATCTTGAAGTACAACTCCGAGATGATTGCCATCAATGGAACCTCGAAGAGGATCGTATCGATCCAAGACCCCTGGATCCTGATCCCCGGCATGGCCACGCCGTTGTCCATGACGCGAATATTCAGCGATGACAACTTGAACTTCAGGAGCCAGTCCAGATACTCGCTACTCAAGAAAGGACAAATCTGACAGAGATAGTCAATCTCATCCTCGGCGAACTTGAGTTCGCAAAGCGCATCGATCTGGCGCCGAAGCTCCGCAACAAACCCCGAAGGACATACTCTGAACCCAGCCGGAAGCCCCGCCTCATGCCGGAAGATCAAGGCATACTCGACCATCGCATCAGGAAAAAGCTCGAACGCAGCACTCTGCATCGAGAACTTGTACATGTCGTTGTCCAGCAAACTCGTGATAATTGATTCCATTCCCTGAACTCCTTCTGCTGCCACCTTGGCAGCGATCTTGAGGACACTATTGCATCACAATTCCGGTTTGTCAACCACTGCTTCCGAGGTACACAGCCGCCATCGAGACATCGTCATGATGGCTCCATCCCCTTCGCTCACACGCGCGCAGGAAGCCATGCATCCGCCTCTTTACAAACTGCCCCCTGTGGCCCTTGAATGCGATCATCTCGCGAACAACGGCCTCCCATGGAACCGTCTCACGTCTACTGTCCAAGAAGCTCTTCACGCCGTCAGAGAACAAGGCCACCGTCTCGATGCAGTCCCCATCATGATCATCCTCATCATCCCGGGACCACTCCTGCATGAAGACCGCTGCATTGTTGCTCCAGAAGAATCGCTTGTCGTAATCCACGAAGCCATCCTCGCCAAAGAAGGTATACCCAACATGCCACCCCTTCTCTTCAACCTTCTGCATCTCCTTCTGCACTCCCTGAAGGCGATACCGATCGAGGAGATACGAAGGGTAGATCGGGTACCCGCAGGGCGACTCGATGTCGAACACGATGATATTCCCGGACTTCATCTTTATGACGATGAGACCGTCCCCCATCCCAAGAATGTGAACCCTCGAACCAGCCCACACCCCGAGAAGGGTAGCATCGAGACACTCCTGCTTCAGCGCGAGAGACCTCTGAGCGAACGAAGCATTCAAGATGATGCTCCGCATGTCGTTCAAATCCTCGATGTCTCGCCGTCTCCGGAAGAAATCCTCCGCAGAAGACACCAGAAGCCTGGCCCCGAAATCAGTGTCATCGCTCCCGGAGCAGCCGTCAGACAAAAAAGCGTATCCGATGTGAGGCTGGTGCTCATCCCGGTCATCCGTGAATCCAGATCTCGCGTAGTCCTCGCAGACCTTGTGTGAATCCCCAATTACAAAAGCATGATCAACCTGCATAACCTGTTCGCCCTTCCGTGCGTCGTCGAACTCCCTGACAGCCCCCCCAAGGCACTTAGCCACACCACCGCAGGCATCTATCTCCGCAGAGATCGAGGCAGCAAGAATCACGATGGTTACCACCAACAAAGTGATCACAACCCCAATTGCTATGGCAGCCTTGCGCATCGAACTCTTGAACCTTTTTTCAATTTCATCTGATGTCTTCATGACGTCTCCCCTTCAGAGATCCTCCGGGATATCGATCTTACCCATGATGTACTGCTCCGTGAGACCCTCATCCGGAAGAATCTGGCTGCACAGGTAGTCCATCTGCTTCCTGTACAGCCTCTTGCAATCCTGGTTACAGACGAAATCTCCATCAAAACTGATCGCAATTCCGCCGTAAGGAATCTCCTTCTGGCAGGCAACACAACGCACTAGATGCTCAGCGACATGGGCTGCGACGCCCCGCCCGTACCGAGCGACTGGCTCTGGGCACTGATCGACTTGGACACGAACTCGGCCAGCTTGGCCAGGGTGTTGGCGTCCGCGTCCTTGGTCTCGACGTACTGGGTCAGATCGGCCTCGTCCTTGAAGCGCTTCAGAGCGTTGCTCACGTCGGCGTAGGAGCCCACTCCGACCCCGATCAGGATGGTGACCATGCTCTCGGTCGCCTCGCCGCGCACAGCCTCCTCCAGGGCCTTCTTGACGGAGGCCGGACTCACCGTCGACCGGTTGTCGCACCCGTCGGTGATGAAGATCGCGATGCTGTTCACCGCGAAGTCGTTCTCGGTCAGGTCCTTGGCGTAGTCCGTCGCCGACATGACCGCGTTCTCGGAGGCGTCGTACAGCGCCGTCATCCCGCCACACTGCAGGACCCCGTCGTAGTCGGAGAGGTTGCAGTTCTCCAGGAGCTTGTAGCCGTGGATCTCGCCCATGGCGTCGTCGAAGGTCACGAATCGGATCATCAGATTGTCGGCCCTCGGCGACTTCTTGCAGGCGTTGACCACCTCCTTGATCGCGGCCTCCATCTCGCCCTTGAAGGCGTCGACACTGCCGCTGGTATCGACCACCAGATCCACCAGGGTGTACTCGGTCGCCCCCAGCTCCTCGATCCGAGTCGCGCTGTACCCGAAGGAGGTGTTGGGAAGGATCTTCTCTTCCATTGCGTTGTCATTCAATCTCGGCATCTCTCATCCTTTCAGTTGTGCCCCATCTCGGGACATTTCTTTTTTTCTTCCGTCTCCTGCGGCCTGGGCTACCGAAGAACCTCGTCCGCCTTGATCGTGCGCATCCCGCGCGCCTTCATCTCGTCGATGAACTTGTCCTGCATGTCCTCGAAACCCGGAACCGGGCTCGTGCCATCTTCGATCAGCACGAACTTGGCGATGAAGCTGTCATCCGAGAAGTTGTCGGCGATGTCGCGCACCGTGTTGGCCAGGCAATGCGACCCCGCCTCGCCCGCGATGAGAATCTCGTCCGCATCTTCCAGGGCCTTAATCAGCCCCGTGTTGAGCTGTGTTGTGGGGTCACTGGGATCCGGCACCTCGGCCTTCACGCCCGAGTAGTGCTCCGTCCAGATGTTCGACCCCTTGGACACGAAGTTGACCGTCGACGGGCTCTGTCCCACCCAGAAGTCGAGCGCATCCCGGATCGGCGCGACGATGTTGGCCCCCGGTGTTCCAATCAGGCAGTGTGGCGGCCAGATACAGAGCGGGTACCGACCCCCAGCCTCCAGCGCCTCGGTGTACGCGACCATACGGTCCGTCAAGGACGGCATCACCGTGGACCACACTCCGTTGCGAATGTCACCGGCCGTGATGATCGTGAACGGGGCGGGCTGATTCCCGTCCTGATCCTTCCACATCGACGGATGCGCGACATCCAGGAGATGATGCTGGTCCAGCGTGACGTGAATGTCCGCCAGCTTGTCTCCGACGCGCTTGATCATCTGGGACACGCGCTCCATGTCCAGGTCGGCCCCCGGGACAAACAGAGATCCCGACGGGTTCGCAAAATCGTTCTGCGGATCGATCAACAACAAATGCACCTTTTTCATCTTCACTTCTCCTCTTCCGGGAAATCTTCGCCCGGATCGTTGTTTGGCTTCTCCGGGAGTCGCTGCTGCTCATCCGACGGACCTGCCAGTTTTCGCATCTGATCCGGAACCGACATGCTCCGAAGAGCATCGATTCCTGTTTGCTGCGCCATGACGCCAATGAAAGCATCCAGCTCACGCTTGGCCACATTGACCCCATTCTGCACCGACTCACGGAAGGACTTCATTACAAATGGAGAGTGATCCCAGTAGAACCTCTGAACCAGAGAGATCAGCCCGAGCAGCTCATTCTTGTCCGCCTTCTTGAGCCTGGGCTGAGAAAGCAATTCCTCGGCCCGGTCCCGCATCTTCCGGACCTTCGCATTGAGTTCTTCGACGTCATCCGTGAAATGCTGCTCGATCCTCTCGACCTCATTCATGTCATCGAATGGAATCGCCGGGATGTTTTGGTCCGACTCGGTCGCCCGAATCGTGCAAGGAATGCCGCCACCCTCGTTCATTCCCATGAGCATCTCAGTAAACTGCGCTGCCGACATTTCGATCTCAGTAATTGGCAAACCACGCGCATAGTACCGATCATGTGACAGCCCATGAATACGCTCCGAATGCCTGATCGTGATACTGATCGTGCTAGGATGAAAGTCCAACGGAGTCCCGTAGAGCCTACACGCCCCTCCATGACTCCTCTTTGAAACAAGGATCTGGCCGAACGCCGGATGTGTTTCCGTCGTATCACCATCCCTCGATCCATCGCAGACCGCCTTGACCGGCTCTTCTTTCCTTGGCATTTTCCTCTACCTTTCTCCAGCCACCTCGACCGGAATCGTTATGCAGTAATAAGCCCGTTTCACTCGTTTGTCAACTTCTTTTTTTTTGACAAATGTACATCCTCGCCGGACCATCGTCGCGCCACTGTACATCGAAAAAATCGCCAAGGATCCGCATGAAGTCCGCATGGGATATCCACTTAAAAGTCGAGAGGTGACTCCTGTCGTCGAGCGTCTGAACATGGACCACTGTGTCCCCGACGACCCAGCCCACCTCGACGAAATTGTGCCCGTTCATCATGTACTCCTTTCGGGCCGGAACCTCATCCGGCTTCTTGGAGAACGTGTTGAATATGAACACACCATCATCAAGGAGTTCCTGAGCAATCTTCGCAATCGGATCCCGAGCGAACCAGTAGTTGATGCCCTGCTGGCAGTAGACACGATGCCACCTCAGACCAGGGTGCGAGGACGGTTTCCACTCAGAAACATCCTGAACAGACCTCGCCACACCATCAGGCCCAGTCGACATCATTTTCTCAGATGCATCAATCGCCAGGACACTGTCAGCCCCAAGCTCAAAGGCACGCTTGCTCAGGCGCATTCCACCAGCACAAACATCCATCACCATCATCCCTTCGATCTGCCCAGCAGCCAGAAGCATCTCGTCCACCGGCCTCCTCAGGAAACGGGCATACATCTGCTCGTACTCAGCACCGGTCATCTCCATGTAGTCTTCGGTTGCCATCTCAATCCTCCATGATCACAAACGTCCCATGGCCACGAATCTCAAACGACCTTTTCGTATTCAAGTCTGGCAAATCCCGAACCGAATCCCGCACCGTCCCGGGCGGGGCATACGGAAGCGCCCATCTGTCGATCGTCACCTCGTGGTAATGAATCACAGTCCTTGCCGACGGGAACTCACGGAAGATCGTGTCAATAAGAGGTGCATTCAAAGATGCCTTCTTCGGACCCTCCACACAGACTCGACGTGCCCCATGGTCCACAAACCTCACAACACAACGCTCTGAAAGATGTTCCTTCCCACGGCTGGAAATCACAAAACTCGGATCGCCGGAGCCCTCTATGCGAGTCGCAATGCACCCAAACATCATGCCATTCCATGCGCTCCCGTGTGATCGAATCTTCAGATCCTTCTTCGCCAGATCGTCATAACTCTCCATCGCCGCCAGGGCCTCGTCCGAAGTGTCAATCCCTGAATCCGAGACCGTGCTGTAGTATTCATCAGACGCGATCTCCATCACGAGATGCGAAAGCTCACCTTGCAGATCATGATCACCCTCCGGAGTCACGATGACCTTCTTGTCCAGATTTCGGGCATCGTTTGCTATCACGACCTTGGCCCTGGACTCCTGAAGAGTGATCTTCGCGGCCTCGACCAACCCCTTCCTCGAAACCCCACTCAGGAGTTTGAAACCGATGATCTTCGTCCTTGGAGCTGCAGCATGAACACGATTGATAACGCGAGGGGCGATCCTCATCAGAACCTGCACCGGATCTCCCTCCAAGTAATTGTGGCTCGGAAACTTGCCGCCCTGCAATGCAATTTCCTTCCAACGCTCATCCGGGATCAGATTAGCGACCGCAGCCCCGAGAACGACAGCATCGTAGTCTGGCGCCATGGCCAACACCTTCTCCATGTAGTCGTCGAACCCAGTGTGCTTCACCCACTCGCAGTTCTCATGCACGCGCATGTGACCCGGGATCTCGCTGGCGAGATACGTCACTCGCGCACCATCGTTTGCCAGCTCGTTCGCGAGAGCAAGCATGCGCCCACCCTTGAACCGATTCGTGATCAGCTTCACGGCATCGAGGTTCGCGGCGACCGGTCCCCCTGTCACAAGGATACGAGTCATGACGCGCCACCCTCGCCGATCCCAGGATTCGCGAATTCTTTATTGACGACCGGATCCGGGCCGCTTCCATCTTCGATGTCCATCTGGACCGGAGGGAGCGAATACCTATACGGGATCCTCCCCTTCTCGCGAATCACGACTCCCAGCTTGAACCGGTAGGACAGGAAAGCAGAAAAAGACTGCAAAACCTGCTCTCTGTCCTTGCCGTTGCCATCATCGGATTCCAGGTACTTTTCAGCCAACTCGACCGACGTCATCGCCTTCCCAGAACTCTGCAAAATGCCGAAGACGGCCTTCTCGACCTCTCCGCTCTTGAACCGGCGCGACCTCCCCTTCTTCTCCCCCGGAACCCCCTCCAGCATCTCCTCCCTGACGCGGATCTCGATATCGATCTCCCGGATCCTGCTCTCCTTCTCCGCACGCTCCTTCTTCAGGGTTTCTATGCCCTTCTCCAGAAAACTTCTGTACTCGCTCATTCTCAACCTCCTCGCCGCATCGCGCGGCGCATCAAAATGGGGAACCGTCAGTAGGTCATATCGACATTCTTCCCCTGTTTTCGCATTGCTGCCTCTGAGTCATCCCCGGCGACATCGCGCTTGACCGGATCTCTAAAAACCGGACCCGAAGGCTCCTCATCGGAAGCTGCCCTATCAAGCAACTTCGTCGGATCAAAGTCAAGTTCCGATCGCTCAGCCAGGTCCACATCAGCCTGAATCTCTGCCTCCGTATGGAGTACATTGTCCCAGCGCATGCTCTCGATCTCGTCCTCCTTCTCGCTGTGACACTTCTCGCAAAACCGGAGAGGTATTCTCTTCTCCTGGTTCTGCTCGTTGTAAACGGTCACATTGATTGAGAGCATCCCATCACGCGGAACCCACTTCTCGCACCCCCTGCAGTACCCGTACTTCGTATTCGCGCTCACTTTCCACCCCTTCTCCCTGGCCCCGTACCAACACTGGCTGAGAGGATTTTCAACGATCGATCTATACTCTCCAGCGCCGTCACTTCCCTCTCGTAAAGATCCCGCGCATCCCTCCGCTCATCGAACCCATGATCCCTGTTCGGATTCAATGGCTCCATCCTGATCACCGAAATGATCCACCCAGAAAGCACCATGGCAACGACAGTCCAAAGAACAATACGTCCCACTGGAATCCTTCCACAATCGCTCTCCAAAAATCTGTTCCCCTCATACCTCATAAAAACCTCTGTGCCACTCGCCGACATCTCGCCAGCACTCTGCGACAGGGTTATTATTATTGCATTTTAGCAGATTTGTCAACCGGGATTCGGTCTATTTGTAGAGGCCCAGGATGTCGGAGAATCCGACGACGACGTATTCGTCCTCTCCAACCGCCACGTCTGTCCCGGAGAAGGATCCGACGACAACAGTATCACCTTCCACGATCCCATCGACCTCTGGCCCCACAGCGACCACCTTGGCCGTATTTTTCGGCTTGTCCGCAGAACCTGGTATGAAGAGCCCACCCTTCGTCTTACGCTCCTCACCGGCCTTGTCCTTTTCGATCAGAACGTTGTCATGCAGCGGCACGAACTTCGGGGCCTTCTCAGCGACCTTCTTCTTCGCGACTTTCTTTTTCGCGACTTTCTTCTTTGCAACCTTCTTCTCTGCTACTTCCTTCTTCATCAGTTCTGCTCCTTCCACTGTTTGCACTTCATCCCAAGGCGGATCACCTCCCGCCTGTCATCAGCCGTCAATGTGGACCGCACCGTCGCACAGCCCTTTCGTTTCCTCGCGGCCGCCATGAACATCAGCTCGTCCACAGTAAGCGCTTGATCTCCAACCTCCGAAGAAAGCTCGAAAGCTTCCAGCATCCCTATCCCAGCCATTCTTGCCCCCTTATCACGAGCATCTCATCCGTGACCTTCTCCGGATCCGTCTCAACAGAAATCCTGTTCTCTTCGTCCCAAGAAAAACCGGCAACCACGGTTTTCAACTCCGGGATCACAGGAGCACCAACCTTGAGCGAATTGACAAAGGACTCCTTCAAGTTCTCCTCGCACTCCGATCTCGGCTTCCCATCAAACGCAGACGCTGAATGCTCCGCCCAGTTCCTGACCATCTCCTTCATTGCCTCATCGATCAATGACAAACCCACCTTTCTTCAGGAGCCGCTCCTCGTCCTCGTCTACATCAACAATGCATTCCGGGAAAGACTCAAACATCATCCCGGCAACCAGAGGACCGAATGGATCACCGTCTCCCACCCTGAGCAAAGGCTCCGTCTTATCGACGATTTCGACATCACAGATTTTACCCGAAAAATGCCTCAACCTCATGCCAATACCTCCGCCATCAAAGAGCGAAAATCACGAGACGTTTTACATCGAAGAAGTCGATATGTCAACATCAATCTTGGACGAAGCCAGGGTTCACCCACCTTTGTACCGCCACGAACGACTCCTTGTCGGCAACGAATGACGTCACATCGGCATCATACTTTGCCGCCATATCGTTTGCCCGGCTCTCCGTCGTGAAGATTCCTACGACACTCATCTCGGCGACTTCTATCACGCCGGTCCTCGTCTCGTTCTGCGACTTCTTGCTCACCAGGTAAAGATTCATTCCACCCTCGCTCATCACGAACTCAAGTTCGTCTTTTCCTGATGATACTTCCTAGACAGATGTCAGATCAACATCGAAAACACAAACGACATTCCGAGGCCCAGCTTCGGACCAGTCAACCGAGAAGTCGTACTCGATCATCCCCTCGGAGAGATCCACCCCACCGGTCCCCCACCCGTAACCGGTGCCATCAATCCAGACATCGTACCCGATCCCCCAACTCATCACTTCGCCCATCTCCGTCTGGTCGAACCGATCACACTGGTAGTGGGCACGGTAATACGGTGGGACAGTTCCACTGATCCATTCGCAATTCGTCATCAGCTCTAGTGCATTGTCTTCTGTCGGGATACGCCACCCGTAATTCGTCTGCGCGTTGTCATCGAGCATCCGACACCATTCAATTGCCCCCTGATACCGATCAGACCCAAGATACCTGGCGTTGTACCAACAGATCCCACTCGAATCATCAAGCACTTGCAGCAATCCAACCCCATCAGCGCAGGCGTCCCCAGTCTGAGGACCTACCCCTACATCCGTGTCCGTGTCAGTGTCCGTGTCGGTATCTGCATCCGAATCCGCGTCGGAATCCGCGTCCGTATCAGCATCCGCGTCGGAGCCAGCCGCCTCGATACACTCACCGCCTTCGCACACCTTTCCGAGACCGACACAATCCATCCAGATGTGCCAGGACCCACTGATGCACTCGGCAAGCCTGGTCCCATCACACACCGTCCCCGCCCCCGTGCACTCGACAGTGTCCGTATCCGCGTCCGTGTCCGTATCCGTGTCCGCGTCGCTGTCCGCGTCCGTGTCCGCATCGGTATCAGCATCTGCATCTGCGTCGGTATCCGCATCCGCGTCGGCATCCGTGTCCGCGTCGGCGCCTGATCCAACACAGGCTGCATTCCCATCCATGTCTACGTTGCAGAGTTTCCCTGCATACGCACAATCCTCATCAAACACCCAACGATCCAGGTCGCATTTCCAGACCTCGTCCCAGAAGCACTTGGTCTCCCAGGGCGTTGAACATGACAGAGTGTCCGTGTCCGCGTCCGTATCTGCGTCTGTGTCCGCATCGCTATCCGCATCAGCATCCGTGTCCGCATCCGCGTCGGCATCAGCGTCCGTGTCGGAATCCGTGTCCGCATCGGTGTCACCATCGCTGCTGGAATCTTCCCAGCCATCCTGTCCGCCATCAACCCCCCAATACGATCCCGCCTCCGAGCCGCATCCGAGAATGAAAAGCGCCGCTAAAATGAACCGTCTCATGGTCTCCTCCCTGATCATTCCCTAGTGAATGATCTTCTATGACCATGTTTTAGCTTGTATCGAGGTTTGTCAACTATAAAAAGTCGACTATCTTGCGGCAGCTGGTCTTTTCTTGGAGGATCTGCGCTTGGGTGCGCTGCGCCTGCGCTCTTCTCTGGCTGGGTTCATTGCCTTCGGTCGGCTCTTCTTTTTCAGCGGCCCGCGCCATCCAGGCCGACCGATCATCGTGTACCGGTACCTCTTCCGGAGACGCTCCCACACGAACTTCCCTTTGGACTTCGCATAGTACATCTGAAGGTAAATTTTCTTCGGAACCTTGTAGTACTTGTAGATCGGCCCCGGAACCTGAGATCGCTTGCTCAGGCTCTCTTTCCAGAACCGAACAAACAGGGTCATCGACGGCTCATCATACCCTATCGAGTGGACGTTCGAGCTGTCAAAGTCCGAGTCCATGACAGGGAGGTTCTTCATCTGTGCCACCTTCTGTTCGATCAACAACCGCATTTCATGACCAATCCTAGCAAAACGGAATTCAGGGTACAACAGAAAAAAGGGCACCCAGTCTCCCGGGTGCCCTCATCACATTCTTACTCTCTGTCGTTTTCCTGGTGCACGTTTCCCACCGCTACATGGGTGCGCACATACTTAGGGAGGGCGATCCTCGGGGCTTGGCCCCTTAGACGGCATTGCACGGTGCTTGAGTCCAATTCCTGGACGGACCCTTTGTCCAGCGACGGCATGGCGAGAGTACACCATGTTCTTCGCGAAGGCGCGTAGCGGGACAACCTCCTCTCGTCGCACGCACGGGACATCTGCGACAGCGATATGGCGAATCGTCGCCTGACCGCTCAGGGTCCGTATCGCTCGCATTGTCAACCGTGAAACATTCAGCATCTTCTTTATCCTACTTTTCCAGGATCGAAAGATCAACCCTACTGATCCAGAGTGATCTCCCTCTCGTAACTGAAAGAGAAATCACACTCACTGCAGCTTGCCCGGAAGTCCACACAGAATGTCCCATCCGATTCAACCCCAATCTCGTAATCCTCCCGCAGCGTATGCTTGATACCGTTCAGCGGATCCGTGCTTTCAAGATCAGCCTTCATCCTGGCGTATTCTTCCTCTGACACCTTCCCGTATGCATCCGAGACACGAGCCACCTCCTTGCGGTTCTCCTCGATCAGCCTCTCTTTGCACTTCGGGCAAATCGCCCAATTGTCTGCACTCATATCAGCCTCCTTCTACTGGCCGAGGGGGGCCAGCATTACCTGGTACCCCCCTGGGAGTGGATCCTGACTTGCTCTATGCGACGTCCTCGGTCTTCTCCAGGACGGTCTCGACCGCGACGCCTTCCTCTCCGATCTCGGTCGTGGCAGTCCCCTCGACCTCGATGAAGTTCCCTTTCCATGTCGTCTTGCCCTTCGAGGGGACCATGGGAAGCCTTCCTTTGAACCCGTCGATCAGGCCAGCCATCTTGCCCTCGGGATCGTACTCGGCGAGCTTCTCCTTCCTGGCCTCCTTCGCAGCCTCCTTGTCCTCTTCGCTCCCTGTCCATCCCAGCAGGTACTCCGATGCCGCCTCCTCCATCGCCTTCACCGCCGCCTCGCGCGTCACGCCCGCGTTGTGCAGGACCATCGCGAAGAACTCCTTGTTCAACAAAGAGGCCGTCGGAGCAATCTCATGATCCTCTCCGACGGTCAACTTACCAGTGACATGCACCGTCGTATCGACCTCATACACACCGGGCTCGATCGCTGCCCGAGCCGCCTTGTCACCCTTAGTGCGCCCGCTGACCAATTTGCCGATGACGGTTCTTATAACGTTGTCCATCTTGTACCTCCTGCCAGGATCTTCCTGGCTATCTTCGGGGCCTTCCCCTCTTCGCACTGGTAGTATTGCGTCAGAAAAGAGCGTTTGTCAACTCATCCGGGTCGATTTCTGAAACTTTTATTTTCAGAAAAGATACGCAGTCTTACACGCGGAAATAGGAAACTTTCCGGAGTGGAACTCTCTTTTTCTTGTTCTTCCACCACCGAATCGCAGTCTTCGAGGTCCCCGTGATGACCCCACCGCGCTTGACGACCTCTGCGGCGATACGGAGATGCTTCTCAGCAATGCGCCGATCAGCCTTCCCGATCGAATACCCCCTGAGGATGTTCGCCAGGTCTCTCGGGGACGTCATCTTGCCCGTCATGAAGTACTCCATCTCCATGGTCGCCCGGTATGCATCGGCCTCATAGAAGGCCCGGTTCGCATCCGACAGGAGATACTTCATCGGCTGCCCGCGCTCCCGATCCGCTTGAACGACATGCTGCGCCTCGTGGGCACAAAGCTCAATCTGATGCAGGAGGTGGCTGTGCCGCCCCACCCCAATCTCGTACGGCATGTAGACCCTACGCACGTCCCCGAGGCAGATCGTCGTCGCGCAGCTATTCAGGAACCCCTTCTTGTCCCGGATCCCCATGGTCTCCAAGGCCCATCCGATGAGTTGCATCTCCTCGGCGTCCTTCTTCTGCACAACCTTGAAATCGTACTTCTTCTCCATGTACTTCCAAAAGTCCCTGACCTCTTGGCCTGTCACCTTCAGGTTTGCCATCATTCACCTCCATCCCCGGAATCCACTCCGGAATCGATCCCCGCGTCCGCCAGCGCAGAACACTCCTCTGCTGGCAAGCAGGTATGCATCTCAATCTCCGGCAGAAAACAGCATGTCCACGAAATTCCGAGTCCGAAATCCTCAACCTTCGCGCAGTTCGCGGAAAGCTCCCAGTCCGTCTCGGTGTTGCATGTCTCCACCTTCTCACCATTGCACCGGGTCTTTCCCGTCTTGCAATCGTCATGGCACCCCGGCAGGTATGTGGAAAGGACCAGTCCAACCAGGATGATCCAACAAACATTCCAGTACGATTTCATCTCGAACCTCTTTCTGCGAACTCAAGTTCGCGACAACAGAGCTGACAGCCTCGGGGCCGGAGATACCTCATCAATGAAGTCCCTCACATCCTTGCCGTCCAGCTCCAGACCAGTCTGATCCCAACCCTCACACTTGCTGCGAGCGAATATCTCCAGCCTTGGAACATCACCATACAGCTCGACGATCCTATCCCGAACATCCTCTGGCTTCGCCGAATGCTTCATGACCGGAGCCACCACGATCGAATGCACACTCCTGGACTTGCGCTCCAACCTTCCGCGCGTCCCAATGAGAACGAACTCGGCATTGCTCCGTGTGTAGTGGCCCATCCCAGTAAAGAACGTGTCGGCCTTCTTGTTCTTCTTCACCCAAGTGAAAGCCACCCCTTTGTACGTGAACCCCCACGCCTGCAGGAGACGAATCCCCGTCAGCATAAAAGGACCCGTGACCCACAGAAAATGGACGCTATCCTCGGCGGCAAGGTCTCCCACACGAAGGTGCATCAGGTCCTTGTTGCTCATGGTCCGGTAGTGGTTCTCGACCCCACGGGACCCGGCTCGGTCCGCATACTGCCAAGGGCAATCCGAAAGGATCACATTGTATTTCTTCAAACCCATCCCCTTTTCTTTGCAAGCCAATCCGAGACAACAATCGTCCCGACATCCCCCACTTTTTTCGCATCAGACTCACTGAACCAGACCTGCCTCATCGGAATGCAGACTGAATCCCCTCCGAACTTCGGAGCCTCAATGAAAAGCGAATCCTCTGTCTCATGAACAATCTGGGCATCACCGATCTCGAATGACATGTATGCTTTTTCCTTTCGAATCAGAAACAGAACCCCAACATGATACCTTGCATCGCACCGGAAACCAAACCGATTATGCAGCCACCCCGTCAGGTCGATCCTGGCGTTCGAGGTACCTCTTCAGCTGCCTCTCAGCCCTGATCCTGGCATCCGTAGCACGCTTGGAAAAGACAAAGATCTCCGCGCCACCATCCTCATCAAGAACAAGCACGTCAACCAGCTTGAAATCCCAGCCCACCCTGGCCTTTGCCTCCTTGCACAACCGGATCTTTCCTGTCTCCAGGTTGCAGGAGAAGCAAAATGTCGCACCAACGATCTCCCTCTTTTGGTTCGCGTATGTTCCCATCCTAATCTCCAATCACATCCGCATGAGAAATGGCCAGGACCTGATCGTCCGCAAGTCGCCAAAGCTTCTGCTTCCCCTTCGCTGGAATAGGGTCCTTGAAGAATCTCAAACCATCAAGATGCCAGTGATACTGCCCGTCCGCCCCCCATGGTGGCACAGTAAATCCAGAGTACCCACCCCAAATGTCACTCTTCGTTATTTTTGAGACAACGGCAGTTCCAACAAATGCCCCTTTGGCGATCTTCTTCCCGGAAACACCAGACGAAGAATCGATGACCATATCGACAGGATAACGTCCATCCCCCGTTCCACCGAAGCTCATATATTTGAGTTCATCATCAAGCATCCAAGACCAGCCATTCAACACAGCCATGCCACCGAGAGCCAAGAGGCCGCTTTCTGCGGCTCTTTTCCCAGGCCGACCACCGATGTTCACGCCAGCATGAAGTACGATCCTCTCGCCAACCACGCCCTTCTGGGTCCATGTTCGATTCTCGACCCTCTTCCCAAGATGCTGAATCGCAAACAGCCATTCGGGCCAAATCGTAAGGGCTCGCATCGGTCCAAATTTGATCTCGACCCCTTTCTTGTTCATCTCACGGAGGAGTTGCTTGACGGCCCTGTCCATGTTCTTCCGTCGGACAACTGGGCCTTTTCCAATGTACCCACCACCATACGCCGAAATCCCAGTCGGAACGTGTGTCACCCTTGCGCCACACTCAGGAGATCGGACATCAGTGTCCTCGCGAAAAAAATCAAACTTCAGATCGCAACTTATGTCTTCGAAATCGATCATCCCACACCCTGTATATTTGCCTGTCGGTCAAAGATGTAACCTTTGATTTTTGCCTGCGCCTTGCGGCTGTACTCATGCGTGGTAGATGACCCAGAAGAATGTTCCCTTCTGCAGACCACCTCCCTGACCATCCCCTTGATGTTTCCACGCAAAGAAAGCGCAACAGCCGCACGACCAACCTTCTGCTCAGAAACCTTCCATTCTCTGGCCAGATCGCGTGCCCTCTTCCATGGACCAGACCCGTCCCTCGCATGCAGTCTCTCTATCCGACCACCAACGAGAAGCTCCGCAGCATGGATCTGATACTTACTGAGATCCGATTTCGATATGTCACCATTCTCAAACATCGACTTCCCGACGATCCGGTAAGCATCGGATTCCTGCTTTCGGCAAAGCCTTTCATTTCGAGAGTGATCGATGTCGACCTTCTTGGATGCCGTCTCGGCTTCGATCCGCTGAATCTCCAGCCTCTTCATCTCGATCCTCTCGCTCGATTCCAACCTGAGAAGATCGATGTCGGCGGACGGTTTCGCGAGGTACTTCCCGCTCCTCGCAATCTGGGGAAGAACCTCGGTCTTCAGCCATTTCCTCAGCCTCCTGCCTGCTGGCTTCCGACTGAGGATCGCGCAGTTGTATACACCTTCCTCGGTCAGCAGCATCAGATGAGGAGTGTTCGGACTAAGCGGCGAACCGCCGCCTAGTGAACACAACTCTTTGAAATCACGGAGTTCCTTGCCCCTCAGCAAAATGAAGTCATCACCCTCGACAAACTCATCAGACCACTTCTGAGTTATCGACTGCGGCAACTCCCTCCCGTCTCCCGCGTACCCGAGAGCGGCTCCGACCTGCTTCGCGATCCAGTGCGGCTTCCCATCGACCTCAAATACGGGCAGCTCCTGCCCATCGAAACTTTCAGCAATCAACATTCTCGACATTTCATCCTCCAAAACCACTGGTGATATCAACCCAGCCCTTCTCCGTATTAAACACCTCAATCCGAACCGGGTTCACGAAGTGCGTCTCCAGGAAATCATCGATCTCATCCCGATCCCCTGTGCAAATCGTCGACCAGACTCCGAATTCAGGATTTGCCAAGCACTCAAAACAAGTCTTCACCCTGTATTTCGGTTTCTTCTTCGGGTGAATGCTCACTGCTCACTCCACTTCCTCCAGCACTTGACGCAGAGCTGATTCCTGTCCGCGCCCCTCATGCGCGCGATGTACCTTTCGATGGACTCACGGCTCCCGGAGACCTGCAGCATCTTCCTTCGGCCCTCGCGCCTCTCCACCCGATCCCCACAATCCGGACACTCCCACGCGAAGCACATCCCATCCGCGTTGCTCGAAAACTCGTACTCCCCTTCAGAGAGTTGCTCCTTCTGACCGCGCCAACCGAACGGCCAAGCGTCATGGACAATGTCCTCCTCGGGAACGATCGGTTCTGCCCTTACTTTTGCCTTGAATGCCGTGATTCCTTTCCTGGAAACTCGCTCCGCCATATCCCTGGCAGATGGCTTCAGATGCATGTACCGGCGCCGATCCTCTTCCTTGCGAACACGCTCCTCGATCTCATTGATGCGAGCCTTCGCGTTCTCCCTCTCCTCGTACGGAGTCTCCGGATGATCAACGAGCGCACGGAGCTTCGAGAGCTTCTGTTTGGTCGCCCTGTTCACTCGTCAATCGCCCCAACATCGACGCGAATGCCATCGAACCTACGGAAAGCCATGCCCAGGAGGCACTCGAACTGATCTCCGTCCATGGTGTGCTCACCACGACCGAGCCAATAGTCCGCGCCAGCCCCATCCAGGAAATCGACATGCCCTCTCTGCATTGCATAGTCGAGCCTCACAAACCCCGAACACGGGTCGAGATCAAGCTCAACCTTGACAGTTGTTCTGATCATGCCACCCTGGGCGTCCTCGATCTTCCAGTAACTATTCCCGTCACACCCGTAGATCGGGAAGGTCACCTCGTACTGCTCATCCTCGCCGCTGAAGCCCTTGACCCGGACCGTGACCTCCTTGGAGATGCCGAGTTCCTCGGCCGTGACTTCGACCTCTCGATTCAGGCGACGAATCCGATCCTGGAACTTCGCGCGTTTATCAGGCTCCACACTCTCTGCCTTCTGGAGCATCTCGGCCAGCGAAAAACGAAGCGAATCCATCTGCTGACTCAACGACTCCAGGGCCACTTTTCCTTCCAAACTCATATCATCCTCCAGACCCAACCCACGCCCTCTCCGGGCGCATTCGACCGCGAGACTCGATGTCCCGATTGCTGAAAACCTCAACGATCCACTGCTTCGTCCCCTTCTTGATATGGACCGAAACCCTCCTCTTTCCCCCGTATGGCCCCCCCTCGTGGATCATCCGAATGATCGCCCCGATCTCCCAGCTGCCATCAGGGAGCTTGACATCAACCAACTCACCAACTGCATTCTTCCCATCGGACTCGCCGTACCAGTCGTAGACCGACCCAAACGTATCATTGGGCTCCGTCTTCGACTCCAGATACCGCTGCAACTGTGTCTTGTATCGCGTCATCAATCCTTCTCCAGGCTCATGACAGTGGCCGCCATCTGGCCATTCAACAAGAGCATATCGTGCTCCACGCCAGCTGACACCTGTATCGCGCGCGCGTGAGACTCCATCTGGAACGTCTCGACCGCCAGGTTCATACGAAAAGCATCCTCCGGTTCCAGAGCGCCAGCACTTTCCATCTTCTTCACGTCACCATAAAGCCGAATCGCCTTTTCCGAAATCCCCTGGATCAGCTCCTTGTACGCCTGGTTTGCCTGGTCTGATTTGAACTCCATCTAGATTCTCCACTCCTCGGCATCTGCACCGAAATCGAAGGACCATACTGCCATACAAAAACAGGTTTTTCAACCGTTCTCCAAAACTTAGACAAATCTACCCGGAGGGCAAATTGATGTTTGGTTGACGCTTCAACGAAGTCTGCCCCTTACTACAAGTAGATCCGGGTCTTACATCTTCTCCACGTCCACTTCCCGTCGAACTGACGGTGTTTTTCTCTATATACCAAAACCTCAAATTCAAAGCCGCATTCAGGTCACGGTCAATTTCCAAACCACATGCACCACAGATGTACACTCGTTCATCCAAACCCAATTCGGATTTGACATGACCACACCCCGAACAGGTCTTTGACGACGGGAAGAACCTTGGCGCTAGTGCCATCTCAAATCCGTTCCACCTGGACTTGTATTCCACCTGACGGCGAAATTCTCCCCATGCGGCATCCTGGATCGTCTTTGCAAACCTCCGATTCTTCACCATCTCCTTCACATTGAGATCCTCAAGCACAACGACTGACAATTCCTTGGTTCTCGCAATATCAGTCGTTGCCTTGTGTGTCGAATCCAAACGGATACAGGCGATCTTGTAGTGAAGTCGAGCAATCCGTTGACGGGTGCGTTCTCTCCTACGACTTCCTTTTTGTTGTCTGGCAAACCTCCTTTGTAACTTTGCCAGTTGTTTCTCCAGCTTGCGGTATGCTTTGGGATTATCAAAACGTCGTTCATCCGAAATATAAGCCAGAACCTTGCTTCCAAGATCAGCGCCCAAAACTTTTCCGCCTTGAAACAGAGGTGGCTCTTGTTGGTGGGGATGACAAAGTGCCGACACAAACCATCGACCAGCACGTTCGGAGATGGTCACAGAAGCCACCTTCACACCAACTGGGATATATGCTTTTTCCTTGAGTCTCAACCACCCGATCCGGGGTACCTTGATCCGGTTCTTCTCTACATGAATCACACCGGTCAAACGAAAAGACCTTTTCGACTTACGCTTGTTCTTGAACTTGGGGTATCCGACTCTTGGTCCTTTGCCTTTGAGTCCATTGAAGAACCTGGAGAATGCTTGTTGCAGATCACGAAATGCCTCTTGGGGCGCTGCCTTGGAATACTGAGGCCACCAAGGCAGATTGTCCTTTTTCCACTTGTTCCACTCTTTGTGCAACTTCATGGCGTTGGGTTCAAGTTCCCTGTAATTAATTCTCTCCAATGCCCAATTCCAGGCAAAACGGCGCATCCCACAGCAACCCAAGAGAAGAGAGACTTGCTTATTGTTGGGATCAACCTCCGTCTTGTATGCCCGAAGTTGTGGCTTATCCTTCGACATTCTCAAGTTCCTTTTTCTTCATCACCCTTCAGGAGATCTTCCTCCGAGGGCACGAGACGGAGGATCGGCATTCCGCGAGACGAACTTGAGTTCGTATCCGTCAACTCCGGGACCCACGCCTGGTCAAACAGCATCCCGGCAACATCTGCAGCGTCATCAGAAATCAGTCGCATCCTGTGAGCGAGGGCAAGAAGTGCCTCCTTCGGATTCTCTCCTGTGCACTCCACTGAAAACAGGTCAGATCCCGCGAGGTCATGAAGAGTGACCCGGGTGAACGACGCCCCGTCCGACTCCCGAATGATCTCCTCAATCTTGACCTTGTGTCTCATCCCCTGGCCGCCTTGAAAATAAACACCCGATACCTACTGATCGCATCTATGAGCTTTTCGGCCTTCTTGGTCGCATCATCGACACGAGAAACAGTGAGATCCTGAGCCCTGCCAATGAGATCATCGACAATTCTCAAGATTCACCCTGGAACTCACGAAGCGACTCGATCTCGCGCCTCATCGCTTCCTCGATGACAATCGGAGAAGTGGCAGCAGGAGCCCCAACACCGTACTTCTTCAGAAACTCGTGAACCCAATCCGGCACCGATCCACCGGGCCACACACCATTTTTCTGAAGATGGATCACGTCTCTGTATTCTTTGGTCGGCATTCTAAATCTCCCTCTCTGGCCATCCCAGCCAGCATCCTCAAGGTCAGCTACACCTTAATCCGTCTTTCTGCGTTAGTCAACTCTTTTATGGCGATTTCTGAGTTTTTTAACACATATAATAGTTAGCCTCCCTCCCCTCTGTGTGCTGCTTGTGATGGATCTTGATTCCCGGATTACATGTTGGATTTTTTTGACCAAGTCAAGCTCTTTCTTTCGCCAGCTCGAATTCTCTTTTTATAACGGAAGGTTACGAGGCATGAATGAAAACGAACTCAAGTTCGTTCTGGGATCTACATCCTCATCCAGGATCGGACTTCATTGATAGCAAACTGCTCCAGCGCGCTCCCTGGCCCGCTCGGAAGCGTGGTCTTCTCGTACGCCTGTCGCGCATCCTCCAGAAGGTCATCGGCCCACTTCTCGATCTCCTCAGGCGTGTACTTCCCCTGTTTGACATCGAGGACATCCTTAGCGTAGGTCAGCGGGAAGACGATCCGCCCGGTCTCCATCAGCTCGCGCCCCGACATCAGAAGATGAATCAGATTCGAAGCGAACTTCACGTCAAATCCGTACTTCGTAAACAGGACATGACGATTCGTCGCATTGTCCAGCCTGCCCTGAATCATCTTCCTGGCCTTCTTTACAAACACACCACGCTCGAAATTGATATCCCCGCATTTTATATGCTTGCCGTTTCCCATATCCTTGAACGGCCCATTCTCAAGCGAACCGATCGATCTCACAACATCGGCCATTACAAGCTGATCACTGAACCCTTGAAGGATCTCCAGCCCACTCTCAAGATCAGCGTAATTCTGCGGCTTGATCTTCATCTTGTGCTGTTGCGCATGCGCGTATCCGACGAACCTCCGATACGCACCCTTGTGGATGAACTCCTCAGCCCGCTCCAGGAGGTTCTCCGCGAACCCGCAGTCGTCCTGAAACAGAATGTTCTCCTTGTTCACGAACAGCGCGTGCAAGATGTTCGGGTTGTTCTCCAGCGCAAGCCTGAAGAACTTCCTGTACTCATGGAGCTTGAAATCGATCGCGTCCTTGGTGTTGCGACCGGTGTCGTCCTTGTCCACAACCCCAAGATCCACCTCATCACATTTCCGAAACCCGTACACCGTCTCGTCGAATGGCATAAAGATCCCCACGAAATCCTCGTCGCTGTCCGGCGTCGAAGTTCCGAACAAATGCGACCCAACCCGGATCTTAAGAATCATGTTCTGTTTTGCTTTTTCCTTGAAATCCACCTCAGACCTCCCCGCATTCTTGGCACACCGGGAACCCATCGTACCCCTCGTGCACATCATTACCAGCAAGCATGCTGTTTCTTGAAAAACACCTGTCGCACCGCTTGTTCATCGGCCCGAGCAGAGACTCATCCTCCCAGGCTGGCATAAACCTCGCCAGCTGATCCACCGACATCTTCTGAAGCTTCTCCTCCAGGTACCGGTGCCCAAACTCAGCAAGCTCCTCCTGCGTGAACTTGAACCCTCGAACGTACGCAGAAAGCTCAAGAGTGGTCGGCGTCACGGTAGACCCGATCGTGCATGAAGAGTACTCCGGAGCACCCTCTCCAACCCGACAGAAGAGATCCCGATTTCCGTCCGGGGACACACAGACATACCAGTCTCGCTTCGCCCCGTTCTCCGTCACCTCCGCAGCCAAAAAATCGTACCCGTCCCCCTGATGCTCGAAATTCAGGTCCTTCTTCCCCATCTACTTGACCTCCTTCAACCCAAACTCCTCAACCCCGGCATCCTCGGCAGAACCATGCTGGAATGACCATTCCTCTCCATACCTACGCACCATCTCGGCCCGCGCAGAATCGTACGTCCCATAGATCTTCACGTAGTTGTTCCTGAGGCCGCCACCGTGCTGCCCGTACCCGAACGTGAAAAACCAATCCTTCTTCTCTTCAATCGAGACAACATCTCCCATTCCATCCTCCTAGCGAACTCAAGTTCGTTTTTACTTCGAATCCCTACGCTCGGACTCCGTCTGGCTATCGAGAACAACGCCGAGCCCTTTGCAGTCCGGGCAATCGACCAGCGGCTTGTTCAGGAATTCCATCAGAGACTCCAGATAGAAGTCGATCTTTTCCTTCAGATCCCGCTGGTTCTTTCCGGTGAACCCTTTGATGCGTGTGTAACCCTGGTATCCCCTCTCCTCACTTGTCATCTCGAAGACCTCTACGAGACGCTCTCTCCTGTATCGCTCCTCGTATTTCGGCTTGCGTTTTCTCTTCTGGAAGATGTTGTTGTTCACATCGACGGTGAACTTCTCCACCTCAGCCAGACGAATCTTCTTCTTCACGGTGAAACAGAAGTCGTAATCGGAGGTGATCTCAGCCGCAACCGGATTCAGGTTGTCCTTCACATGCTGCCGGACGATGTCGTATGTCTGCTGCGAAGAAAGCTTGCAGGCAAGAGCAGGATGCGCGATCTCCGGAAACATGATCTGCCCCATGAGATCGACCTGGATATCGTGCCGCTCAATCAGCTTCTGCTTTCTGTCCCTCTCCACAGAGTATGCAAACGGACCGCCGTCGTCGATCTTGTCGACACTCAGGACGACATCAAAAGAGAACTCCACATCCTCAAACCTCTCAGGCCCGTCGTCCCAGACCTGCTTGTACAGCGACACCAGATGAGAATACTCCTCTTCCCATTCCACGCAGCCTCTATCAAGATCGACAATATCCCCGAACTCAATAGTGGCCGGTATCTTCTCGGATTCGATCGACTTGTCAATGAGCTGCATTCTCCTATTCAATCGCTCTCTGGGGAGCTTCCTTTGCAGGGTCTTCACCTCCTCCGGAACATGCAGCCATTCCTTGTGAAATGTATCCTTGGCGTAATCGGCCACGAACACCCCGTTGAGAAAAAGTCCCTCAAGCCCAGTCCCGCTTATATGACGTCCAATTGCCGCCGTGATATAGAATCCGTCCGACGTTTTGACCGCAGTGATCTTGGTCTCGTTTCTCATTTTCCTGTTTCCTCTTTGTTCATGCCTGGCACCGCGCCAGGAATCTTATAAGACCTTTAGCCTTGAAACGGAGATTTGTCAACTCCATTTTTTCTCGCACCCTTGAGTTGACAAAACCCACTTAGGATGGCAACACTACCAGCGAAACGATGCCAGGAGCTGATTCCTGGAGAGAGGAAAAATAGAAAATGAACCTGACAGATGAACAGAAAGCCATCATCGGCGCCACCCCGGACGCGGGAGGAACCCTCCTCATCTCGGCATTCGCCGGTACCGGGAAAACATTCACCCTCCAGCAGTACGCGGAAGAGCGACCGGTGGACAAGATCCTCTACGCTGCCTACAACAAGACAATCCAGCTGGAAGCGGAGCGGAAGATGCCCGCGAACGTCTCCTGCAGGACAACCCACTCCCTGGCCTACCACGCCTTCGGCGCCGAGTACCGAGACAAAGGCATGCTCAGCGGCAGCCTTCCGCTCTGGCGCGTCGTCCGGCTCCTGGAGACCAACTTCGTCATCGCCAACTTCGTGGTCGACATCCTGGGGGTGTTCCTGGCATCCGCAGACGAGGACATCAACAACAGCCACATCCCCCAGCATGTCCGCGATTTCTACAGCGAGTCCGACTACATCCCGCCACTCACCCAGATGGCCGACCTCGTCTGGGAGGACATGAAGAGCATGAGACCCAAGAGCCTCCCGATGACCCACGACGGATACCTGAAGCTCTACCAGCTCTCCGGGCCGAAGCTCAACTTCAACTACATCCTCCTGGACGAGGCCCAGGATACCACCCCCTGCGTCTGGGACATCTTCAAGAACCAGACCTGCAGGAAGATCGTCGTCGGGGATCCGTACCAAGCCATCTACGGATGGAGGGGCGCCATCGACGCACTCGATCTGGTCGACGACGCAATCCGCCTCTCGCTCTCCCAGAGCTTCCGTTTTGGGCCGGACGTCGCCAACTTGGCATCAACCCTCCTCCGGCGATTCAAGGGCGAGAAACTGCCCCTGAGGGGCTTCGAGCCACTTCACACAAAGGTTCACATCAGCAACTGCCCGGACAGCATCAAGCACACCACAATCTCCCGGGGGAACATCAGCATCTTCCGATCGGTCGCCTCCGAGTGCCACCACGGAAACAAAACATTCGGGTTTGTCGGCGGAGATCACAAGAACTACCGATTCCAGACGATCCTCGACGCCTACTACCTCTTCTCGGATCAGAAGGAATTGGCCAAAGACCCGCTCATCAAGTCCTTCTCCGATTTCCTGGAACTGAGGGAGTACGGCCAGAAAGCAAAGAACGCCGAGATCGAGTCGGCCTGCATCATCGCCGAGGAGTATGGCGGCCAGATTCCGGAGGTCATGAAAATCGTCAGGGTCAGAGACGTTGGAGCAAGGTTCTCCGACCTCTCCTACGTCACCGGACACCGATCCAAGGGCATGGAGTTCCCGTTTGTGCATCTGGCGAGCGACTTCACCAGATTGATCGACGCGCACAACGAGGATCCGCAGGAGGGAATCCTGGACGACGACGAGATGAACCTGCTGTACGTCGCCATCACGCGCGCGACAGAAGGACTCTACATCTCCCCGGCCATCCACGACTTCATTCAGACCGGAAGCCTCTACCCGGTCCCAGAGGATCGGAAAGAAATTAACTGAGTGGGCCGGGTAGGATTCGAACCTACAGGATGACTAGCACCACGGGGTTACAGCCCGCTCGCCTACCATTAGCGTTTACCGACCCAAATAGTACGCGGAGAGGGATTCGAACCCTCAATGGGCTTTCGCCAGCCGTGCGGCCTGAACGCACCGTCTGTTCCATTCGACTATCCGCGCAAGAGTGGATGGGGTCGGAGTTGAACCGACGACACCCGGATCTTCAATCCGGTGCTCTACCTACTGAGCTACCCATCCGTAGTACGCGAGCCGGGATTCGAACCCGGAGTGCCCTTTCGGGAGCCGTGGAGCCTCGGTCCACCGTCTGTTCCATTCGACTACTCGCGCATGTTGTGCCTCATCCATGATCGACAAGACACCTTGTTTCTCACGGATCCGATTTCGTGAGATTCAAACTGTGCGCCCCCTCGGACTCGAACCGAGATCTCCTGACTTTTGAAACCAGTCCCTCTTCCTGTTTGGGGCAGAGGCGCATGTAGCAGGTGAGGAAGGATTCGAACCTTCAACCTCCCGATTTGGAGTCGGGGACTTTCCTAATTAAAGCTACCCACCCATCTGCGGAGGGCGAGGGATTTGAACCCCCGCGCCGATACAAGTCGACGGCTACGGGTTAGCAACCCGACGCAATGCCATTCTGCCAGCCCTCCTCAAATATCTGTCCGTCCTCGGTGGTACCTGTGCTCCGAAGCAAGGTCCATAAGATCTCCGTGCCGGATTGAGACGCCCCTGAACGCCCTCAGAACCGTGGCAGGCTCCTGGCCCCGGGGAATGATCGTCTTTCCCGTCTTCGCCAGCCCCTCGGGCAGCCACGCCGTCCAGCGCACCGATCCTCGCCCAATGAAGCATTGCCTGTACCTCGCATCCTTCTTTTTCATGACCACCTCCATGGAATCTCGGGCCGGATTCGAACCGGCGTCCATTCTGGGTTGCAACCAGATGCCTTGCCTCTCGGCCACCGAGACATCAGAGGAGGGCGTGGGGAACGATCCCACACTCCGACCGCCAAGCCGAAGACCTCCGGGTTCAAGCCGGGTGCCTTACCATTCGGCCAGCCCTCCATCAGGGTGAAGTACGGGATTCGAACCCGCGTGCCAGGGGCCACAACCCTGTGTCTAAACCGCTCGACCAACTCCACCACAATTCTGAGGATGAGGGAATCGAACCCCCGCGCCACTCTCGCGACGACCTTCGATTTCGAGTCGAGTACCATTGCCACTCGGTCAATCCTCAAATACGGATCCTCGATTTTCAAAGAGCCAGACGAACTCAAGTTCGCCGAAGCGGAGAGCGAGGGATTCGAACCCTCAAGCCGACTCACGCCGACCGACACGCTTTCCAAGCGTGCTGCCTGCCAATTAGCGCAGCTCTCCAGTTTTGTTTTGCTGAGAGTCTGCGCCTTTACAGGCTAAAACTATGAAGTGAATACAAACAGAAAAGGGACGAAGACCAATGCAGGGAAGCACCGGTGCGGGTGGTAGCGTCTTGGGTCATCGGGACCATTTTTTCGGTACGCTTTTCCATTTCTCGTCTCCTGAGGAAGAGTTTTACCACCATGCGAGAGTTTGTCAAGAGGAAAAGATCAGAGAGGGAGCCTGAGCATCCTGGACTCGCCGACGGGCTCGACACGGACGTAGCAATCGGCGCAATTCTGCGCGTGATCGATCCAGATCTGGATGGCATCCGCTATCGAAGCCTCGACGTACACAAAAAGCGTTTCTTCTGTGGATCCAGGGAGCCCGCACATTCCACTACGGAGCCTCCCACACCTGCCCCCGCTGAGCACGTCCATGTTGTCGATGAAGAGCTGCTTTCTATCGATCTTCAGGAACGAAAGATTCTCCACCATCTCACCCTTCGTCTCGACACCCTTTCCACGAAGCTCCTGTATGCGCGCACGCGCGCTCAGTCGCTCATTGACCCCCGTTCCAGGGTGTCGCTCCAACTCAATCAGCTTCTCTAGCAGCAAACTCTTCTTTCCGGGCGGCTCCTTGGTCTTCTGGAACATACGCGGATCCTTGACCACGCGAAGACTTCCGTTTTCGTAAACGCAAAACGGATTCTGGTACCGATCCTTCAACGGATTGATCCGTATCTCTTGAAGGCAAAATTGGATCTCCCGAATCGTCACATCCTCAGCTGATATGTCCAGGTCGAAGAAACAAGAAGCTTCCGGCCACCTACGCTCAATCCGGTGCTGCTGCGGGTATGTGTTGAAAACCTCCATTTACCAGCCTCCTCCATCCGCACTGATGCCAGGAAAAGAGTCGACGACCTCACTCTGATCAGCGCACCCATACGCATCAAGCCTGACCGGTTCGTCCTCGTCGGGATACCTGTTGACAACATTCAACGTTCCGTCCATCACGAGAATCTCAAGGTTGTCTGGCCACCCTTTTTCAAGCCGACGAAGGGCACGCAAAACCTGTTCTGTCGTAAGCTTTT